GACTTTGTTTGGGGTAAAGGTTTGATCATCACTTACAACAGTAACAACAGTACCATTCTAGCACGTGAAGGGGTATCTTTACCTAGATTCTTTGAAATCAGCGGTGATAACTATAGTGATACCGATGGAGTCGTGACTCACTTTACAGGGATGAAAGTGGGTAATGGTGAATACGTAAATGTTCGTACTAACTTCTATCCAAGTGAAGAGAAATCTTTGAATGTGTTAAAACGCACTACTGGAAATATTGCCACTCAAAAAGCAGATATTGAGATTGATTCGGATGGTAAAGTCTATTGTATTTTCTTTAATACCACTTCAAGACAAATCCAAAGGATTCAAATTCATCCTGCTCGTTGGGCTGGTTAAACATAAAACAGTATACTACACTAGGTCGATAAGACCTAGTGTAGTATATTTTGTTTATCCAATTAATTGGTGATTACAGTATACGTTATCCATGACAAATTGAATACCTAATACATTGAGTTTATTTAAAGCTAAATTTCGATTACCGTCTAGTCTATCTCCAAATTGAAACTTAAACAATATAATGTCACCGTTTCTAATGTCGATATTAGAGACATCAGTTACCAACGTGACATATTCGTTTTGATTTAGATTCCAATAATAAGCAGATCTTTGTAAGATACCATTAACAGACAGAGATTCGTTTCTCTCATCCATTAATCTATTAGCCACTCTTCCAATTAAACGACCCTCACGATATACCTCGATACCGTCGAATAGACGACGTTCGTGTTGACTGCCTTCTAAGTGATAGACAAAGTATCTAGGTTTAAACACAAAGTCTTTTACAACGTATCGATAATTACAAGCCGGAACTTGTGAACGTTCAATATAGTATTGTTCAGGACCTTGGATCTCACTATTAATAGTTTCTATAGTAGGAACAGTTCTACTCAATTCAGGATAAACATCGTACTCATCATCGAATAGCAATTCAGTAATCTCTACTACGACTGCCATTGCATCACCACGGTCACCTGTTGTTCTAACCTGTAATCTTAAGATTAAATCATCAATAGGTTTATCAGACATAGTTACTCGTGTTTGAGCAAAGTAGAATGTGTCTTCAGGACTATTTGAACGTACGGTTTTCTCAGAAGCTTCTGCTAAAATCACACCGGTATTTTTATGTATCAATAAAGCAGAGATATGCACTCCGTGTTCACGAATACGGAATTGTTTTCTTAATTTAAACCCTCTTAAGTTTCTTGCTACTTTGGGTATTAAGAAATAAGCAATTGCACGACCTTCACCAAAGATCGTGTCAAATTCAGCAGTATTGGTATTTTGTCTATTATTCATCGAAGAATTCACACGACCACTGTGTCTTTCTTTTCTAAAGTACTTCACCCCACCCTGTGCAGGAGGAGGTGGGTCAGGTAATCGATAAACATATTCTTTTCTTTGCTGAGCTTCTTCAGCGTGATCCAATACTCTCTGATACCATCTTTTACAAATGGTATTAAACTCAGTCGTACCTACGATAGAATTCTTAACCGTATTGAAATCAATCATGTTAGGATTACCATTGCTTAAAGTCGCATAAACGTCTTTTTCAGAATACTTACGACTACCTTTCATGATCGTGATTTTATATTTAGCTAAACGAGAAGCATCTTGAATGGTTTGAGTAAAAGTACCTAACAAGTCATCGAAAGTAATGTCACCTTCTTGGTCTTGGAATTGATCTAATCGAATATAGTCATGCATCGTCATGAGACCATAATCACTATTAGCCACATTCCAACCTAAGCTATTAAAGAATTGACCATGTATGTCAGTATTACGAGTGGTTTCAGGATCACCTGTAAGGATATAGAAGTAATCTTTAGAATACTTAGGGACTAAATTCAATCTTTCTAAAAACTGTTTATTAAACACATCCAATACAGATTGTTTGGTAATCAATTCATCTGTTTTATCAGTGGTTTCTTCCACAGTAGAAATGACTTCATCAGTGACATTAATACTATCACCATTTTCTCCAATCATCTGGATAGTAGCTGGAGAAGCTTTTCTAACCGTAATTTCCATTGCAAATATTCCTTATTAAAGTAAAATTTTAAAAGTCGTATAAGACTAGAGTCATATGGAAAAATGTGGTTGATTTTATGAAATCCTTGCTATTTCGAAATATTTATTAAAATACATAAAAGGAACTTTTAAATGATTGTCGTTAACAATTATTTAACCGAAGGTGTGAGCTTTTCGGATGCCATGGATAAAGCATTGCAGGAAGCCCATAACCAAAATGACTTCGTCTTGGTACAAGAAGGCGAATACAAGATTGATCGACCGATCAAGATGACCAACACACTTTACCCTAATTGTCGTGGTATCATTGGTGTCGATCGTAAGAAAGTAAAGATCTGGACAGATCGTCCACAAGTTAAGGATTGGGATCCAGAAACCAACTTAACGGATGCGCGTAATGACGCATTGATCTTAGTAGAGCGTTTGAATGATAAAGTCATTTCTGCTTTAACGCTACAATACAAAGGTGAGTTCTATCGCCCAGGTGTGACTTACTTTGGTGCAGTCAATGGTATCTACATGGAACATACTAACCATTGTAAAGTCTCTAACGTAGAAGTCTCAGGCTGTAACCGTGCCGGTGTATTCTTAAATACCACTGATGTAGGTATTGTCAACTATGCTAAAACAGGTACAATGGCAAACAAACACTACTACGAAGGTTTACATCCTAAAGACATGGGACTGCCTAAAGGTAATGTAGTAACAAACTGTATCTTACACCACAACCGTGTAGCCGGTGTGTTAGCTTGCTGGCAATTAGACTTCTTAGCCAAAGGTAATCACTGTTATCGTAATGGTCATGAGAAAGACGGTGGTACAGGTTATGGCATTACCATGTCTAGCGGTACGGTAAACTCTAATTACCTGATTGAGAAAAACCTAGCCGAATACAACTATCGTAAAGGTTTGGACGTACATGATGGTTGGGATGGTGTGATTACTGATAACCAAGTCTACTGTAACCGTTTCCATGGTATTGCTGTAGAACACCGTGGTTATCCTGGTAAGAACTGTATCATTACTAAAAATGATATTGACTTTGATCCAGAGTTCCGTTTAGAGCGTGATGATAACGTACCAGAAGGTCGTGAACTCAATCTGAAACAAGACTATTATCAACAACGTGCGATTCGTATTGAACTGATGCCTCAAGAGTTCCAAAAATGGGGTAATCAAGTACGAGATCCTCGTTATGTAGTCGAAGGCAATAAAGTACGTGGTTTGTCTCATGATGGTCGTGGTGAACACCGTGTGATTGAATTGATCAACAAAAACAAATCTCCAGATGTATTGCCTAACTGGTTTATTCGTGATAACGACATTAAGTGTGGTAAGGTAGACTACATTGTCTTTATGGATTCTCCTAATACCGTACCGAATGGCTTGGGTAATGTCACTATTGAACGCAATCGTTTTATAGCAGAAAACGTAGTGGTCGTACCGATTACGATTCAAGAATCTGCTAAATTAAAATTTGGTGAAGATCGAGCCATTAAGTTTGAGAACAATGTTTTAGAAGTCACTCAATTCAATGCAGGTGCAAAAGCAGTCCATTATCATGGTACTGCTAAAACCTATTCTGTTCGAAACAATACCTTTGACTTAGTGCCTAACTTGAATCGTCCTGTCTTCCGATTTATCTGTAATATACCAGATAAGAAAGAAGAATTGACATGGGCTTGTGAAGACAATATCTTCTTATTGGCTTTAGCGAACATGCATGTGTTTAAAGGTGCTCAATGGTGGGCGGCAGAGAATGCTCGTGTTTCTCTGAAAAACAATATCCACTATTTGAAGCTCAAAATCGCACTGCCTGACGCAACAGCAGAAAGTCCTAAAGAGATTCAAGCTGCGGCTGTTGCACGAGCACGAGCAGCACAAGCATAATCGATACTACTCTCTACTCCAATTAAGGAGTAGAGAGTATTTTCTTTATTTGTTAATCTTTTCTTTAATTTTGTCAATATCGACAATGTGCGTAGAGTACAAGAAGATCTTATGCTCTTTAATACCACTGGGTTTGTCTTTGACATTATAGACACCCAAAGTATCAGTTTCTTCCAATTGATCAAATACCATACGCTCGTATTCGTAGTTAAAGTAAATACGGACATTATGGCGATTTAAGTAATCAATCAAATTACTCACCATGAAGACAGGGACATCTTCAATGATCACACCATCGTAAATCTCAACAGAACGAGGAGCAGGATCAATCACACCTTCGATGTATTGATCTTTAGCGTATTTCTCTTTTTGTTCTTCGGTCAGTTTATTGTATTCTGCTAACCAAGCTTCGTACTTTTGATTGTAAGCTGCTAACTCATCTTCTTTCTCTTTCATCTTCAAGAGAATGTAGTCAGTTAAGTAGTAGGACTTCAAATCAATACTTTCACGATCTGGAGGAAGTTTGAAAGTCAAATGGTCACGAATCTTTTGGTCTGAGTTATCAACGTTCATGCCTAAGATAGGTTCGTATTTGTGGTCTGTTAGAGAAATAGAGAGTAACATGATAAAATAAAATTCCTATTATAAGGGGATTGGAAACTAAAAAAAAGAAGCTCCATTCAGGAGCCTCTCTTTTAGATTAATTAGGTTTAGCACAGTAACCTAGCCCAATGAAGAAGACTAGGAGACCGGCATAAACCTGAACTTGGTCAGGTACGATACTGACTAACATCTTACCGAAGTAATAGATACCAATCAATGTCGCAATAGTAGTTAAAGATTTCATAGTTAAACCGTTTCTACCACTACAGAGAAACCTTCAGGAATGCGAACGACTACTTCGCTACCTTTAATGGTAACAGTAGGACGAATGCCTTTAGGTTTAGAAGTTTTCACTTCTTTAGGTTCTTTACGAGGAGCAGGAGACTTCTTAATACCTACTTCACCGAACGCTTCTTCCAAAGCAGTTTTCGGTTTAGCTACTTTCTCTTTCTTAGGCTTCTCAGTAACCAGAGGCAAGTTTTCACCTTTGGTAGAGTAGATGAAGAAGGTCTCAATAGAGCCTTTTCCTTCCTCTTCCAATTCCACTACTTTGAAAGAACCAGTCTCAGTAGCTTCGAGCAAGAACAGAATGTCACGAGCTACCTGTTTAATAGCAGACAAGAAACGTTCACCACGATGGAATGGTGTGCGCTTGTTAGCATAAACGAAAGAACTGTTGTGGTAACCAGGGTTAATAGTTACTGGGAAATTCTCTTCCTTCGGAATATTTTTAGTCACGAAGGAAAAGTTCTTACCCAGTACCAAATCGATATCTTTTTCAGATACCTTATTGCTACCGGCATGGTCGTATACTTCACGTACGAGTTCATTACGTACGCGATCAGCTACATACTCAATGAATTCTTCACGAGTATTCAATCGGATACCACGTCCGTCCCATGCTGGGGTTTCTTTTTGTTCAGTTTCTTTTACGAGTTCTACCTCGTTTTTGGTCAGATCGATTTCCAAAGCAGTTTGATTTTCAGTGTTGGGGTTAGTGAATGACATCATTTTAAAGTTTCCTTTTCTAGAAATGGTGAATAAACAAAACTATACCTATTGAAGCATAAGTATAATTAAGCTAGGTTAGGGTAGCAAGAGTACTTCTCTTAACCCATTATAATAGTATATATTTGAAATAAACTACATTACAAACCCAATACAGTTAGAGAGTTTAATCGGTCTAACCATTTTAGAAGGTTTAGAACCTATTACTCTTCTCTTGGTTTCAGAGATTCTTGCAAAGAGTGCTTCTGCTTCATCATCAGTAGGTTCTTCAATCTTAATGTATTGACGTAACCAATCTGCCGCATAAACATCACCATAAGTACAAGCATCGTTTTCTTTATACAAAGTATTCTCTGCAATATACTTCCTCAATAAAGGAATCGTCTTTTTAAAGAACTGTTCCTTATCAAAGAATTTCTTTCTTAAGTGATGACCTTCAAACACAATCATTTTACGGAAGATGTTATAGAAAGTTTCATTGAAATCAAACTCTCCATTTTCTAACCATTTCTCTTCATTTTGAGTGACAGGCCATAAACCCATCTGCATGACGCGTATATTGCGTTTCATGATTGAGACAGTCGTATGTAGGTAAGCACTCACTAAGTGGCTAATAACGCCATTTAGAGGCATTCCTGACGGTTTCTTGAATGGTTTAAAGACTTCTTCTAAATCTTGAACATATTTCCCTGTCTTTCTAGACAAAGCATTATTCAAGTCAGACATAATCCAGAGATAATCATCATGCTTTTCAGTGATCTGATGATAGTTAAATCGATCGTGAAAAACAATACTCTCTGGTTGAGGAATTTTACTTAAGTATTCCTCTTTACTTTTAAAACGTTCCGTATCCATTTAGATTAGTTCCTAGTTAAAACTGAATATTCAATTCGACTGGTTTCCAAGTCACAATATCCAGCATATCCTTTACTTTATTTTCTACAGACCTAATTAGGTGTTGTTGAATCTCTTCAGGTAATGCTTCTTTATTGGTTTCACCTGTTTCCAATACAATATCGTGATAGTAATCCAATAGAGTAAAATCAATACCTTCTGGTTTAGAAATACCAATGTTATCAATATCGGCTCTTATGAGTTGTAACTGGATATCTTTTACAATCACTTTATACATGTCCACATGAGATCCTGTGGTATAAACCCATTGACACAACTTATCGAAAGAAGCATTAGACGCCATTAAGATTTGTAATTCACTTTCAATATTGATGTTGGTTGTAAAAGCAAACTCTGAATGATTGAACTTATTGAAATAAGGATAAGTACAAATACGACTGAATTTTCCTTCGTCATTGACAAAGTGAATCTTCAAAGCTGTATAAGATAATTCCATTACAGAAATACCGATACTGTTCACTCCAGGAACAATAGAGATACCTTCTTTACGAACAGAGTTGCTTCGATTTAATTCCGTATCATGAATCATGAAGTCAGGCGATAAAGGAATCAAAACACTTTTTCTATTTCGATCAAAAGAAGGATTAGGTAAAGGAACGGTATACATGCGTTCTGTTCCTGGGTAATTCATGCTATGCTGAATCAAGAGATTCCCATCTTTATAAATCACAATCATGTTATTCTCCTTTAACCAATTCTTTGACTTCTTTAACAGTAAAAGGTTTCAATACTTTTAAATCCTTTACGTTATAACAAGTATATTCTTTATTGGATAGTTCTACTGAAGAAACGATATCCATTCTGATTGCTAATTTAAATCCTTCCTTAGGGGTCAAACCTAGTTTTACTGCGCCGAGTACATATCTTTCTCCAGTACCTGATACGTAGTAATCGATCTTATCCGTATTGACAACAGAAACGAATATTTTATTTTTTAATGGAAAAGAGGATTTATCCTTAGCTCGTTTACCGAAAGAAATAACGTGGTTATAACCGACTACAGATTTCTCATTACTTACTTTACTGATAAAAGCAATTTCTTCATTAGCGATACAAATGGTTCTGTCTTTGGTAAGGATACAAATTTTAGATTCAATCACATCACCCATTTTAAAATTTGAATCTATAAACTGAAACAGTCTCTCAATCATCAAACTCGTAAAGTTTAAAGAGAATAATTCGTCAGTTAGTCCATTTTTATAATTTTCTGCTTTAGATACTGCTTTTGCAATCCATCCAGCAGTGGCTAGTATCTCTTCTTGTTTATTTTCAGGAAACATAAAACCAAAAGAAGTCACGATTAAGTGATCATTCTTTAGAATCTTAACTCCTTTACGAAAAGTACTTTTGGTGTCTAAACCATTTTGATGATACATCAATGCTTTGGTATCTGCCATGATTTCGTTGTTGTAATAAACAATTGTCGTCATTTTACATTCCTAAAAATAAAAGACATAATGAATTACTCTCCTACCCCAGTAAGGAGTAGGAGAGTAGTAAGTATTAAAGCTTCATGCTCTTGTCAATGCGAGTACAGCCTTGTCGGCGTTTCGGTACTTCGATTTTAATACTTTGCAGTAAATCTACTGTACCTTCTTCGGAATAGGCATTGGTGAAGAGACGATTGATTTCTTTGTCTTTAGATTCGACTTGTAAATCACCGACAATTGTTTCAATCACGAAAGAGACATCTTTCTCTTCACCTTTCAGCAAGTCTTTCACAATCACACGAGGTACTTTCTTCAATTTAGCCAACTGATCTTCAGTGACTTCGGTATTGAATTTAATGTTGTCAATAATGAGTTTTTGTTCGCTCATTTAAATTTCCTTTCTAATTCGATTTATAACCACATAGTTAAGTCAAAAGGTCGATTTCCGATAAAGCTATCGATTATATACTTAGCCACTCTGTGATCTCTAACTATTACTTTAACAGGTTCGCAACGAAGTGAAAAGAGAATGGAGAATTCATAATGACGATCTTCTCCTTCTCCTACACTCTTGAAACTTTTTACGTAGGCAAGATTCAAATCCTCTAACGCGTTTCGGTGGACATGTAAAGTAATATCTTCATGTTCTAGATAGAAATACACAGGTTGGTAAGTTTTTCTATCAGTTTCTTCAGACATTGTTTAAAACCTTTAACCTTCGATTTTCTCAAAGAGGTCTACTGATTTACCAGTGACGTAAGCAGTAGCTAGTTTAACAGCAATGGCTTCATCTTTCACCATAGCGTTGTATTTACCGATAATCATTTCAAAATGGATGTCATTAATGTATACGCCTTCAGCCGCCTCGAAACGATCTACACCAACAACAATCGCCAAAGGAACAGCCTTAAGTTTTAGCAGCTGATCTGTGTCAAACTTAGTACCGAAATCCAATTTACTGATCAGAAGACCGTCAGTGCTAGTGACGTTAGGTGGGGTATTTACAACATGGTTAAATGTTTGGAACAGATTAACAGCGACATTGTCTTTTTGACCATCGTTGAACAATTTGATCAGATCGTTGTCGCTAGTTTTAATGTGGATTACACCAATGATAGATTTAGCCACGAATACATCTACACCATCTTGTTTATAATGGCGGATAATGATGATATTAGGTACTGCGTGAAGCTCATCAATTTGTTTTCCAGTAGGTCTATTTTCACCATTGAGATCATGTACAGATGTGATTTAGAATTTACCAAATTTACCAGTATTGATTTCCATAATAGATTTCCTTTAAAAATGAGTTAAAAATAAAATAGCTATTTAAATAGAGAAGTGAATCTCCATTTAAATAGTATAGGTTTGAAATTTATTTCTTTTTCTCTTGAGTCAGAGGAATAGGTATATAACGACCTAAGATAGCAGTAGCCATAGCATCGTTTTGTAAGTATTCAAAGTTCTTCTCATCGTCTTTCTTTTCCAGACGAGTCTTAATCGTTTCTTTACTGCCATTAGCAAAAGTGATATTAAGCTCTTTAGGAGCGATAGGATCATCTAATTCAGCAATCACGACTTGATCAATATTTAAGCATTTTACTTTACCATCTTTGGTTTTCACCATGTATAACTTAGCCATTTTCTGTATCTCCAAAAAATTAAAAAAAAACTAGCTACTCATCAGAATAGCTAGTCTTTAACATTATTTCAATAATGCTTCAATCTCTTCTTCAGACTTACCTAATATTTTAGGCAGATCTTCTTTCTTCACAATGTTAGAGCATTTGGGTTTACCATTAAACCCATTACATGCTACCATCTTTCCGAATCGACCATTCTTCACAAAGAGATTGTGTTTCTTACACTTAGGACATTTCACGCCAGTGTCTACATTTTGGTGTCGTACGATTTCACTACCATCTGCATTACAAGTATACTTACAATTCGGATAACCCGTACAGCTACCAAATTCTCTTCCTTTAAAGCCTTTACGAATCACTACTTTATTACCACACTGAGGACAAGACTTGCCTTCAATGTATTTCAATTCAGTAGGCTCTTTCTTAGGACTTAAAGAACGAGTATACTTACAACCCTGATGTGGACATTTCAAGTAGTTACCAAACTTACCTAACATCTTCACTAAATTCGCTTGTCCACAAGAAGGACAAATCTCTTCAGTGGTTTCAATCACGCCTTTATGCTTAATCGAAATTGTTTCTTCACGTTTCACGTTTTCAATAAAAGGATTCCAGAAGTTAAACAACATCGCTTCACGGTTAATCTTACCTTGAGCAATATCATCTAAATCCGATTCCATTTTACTCGTAAACTGATAGTCTACGTACGTGTAGAATTTATCGACCAAGTAATCAATCACTGCTATACCCATATCCGTTACCGAAATACGGTTTTTCTCTACAGTGATGTAACCCCTGTCTTGCAATGTCTTAGGAATCGTTGCATAAGTCGAAGGACGACCAATACCGTATTCTTCTAAAACTTTTACTAGAGAAGCTTCGTTGTATCGTGCAGGTGGTTTAGTCTGGTGCTCTGATACTTGTAAATCTAACACCGGTAATTTATCACCGTGATTGATCTTAGGTAATTGTGTATTCTCTTCTTTTTCTCCATCGATCTCTTCGCCTTCTTGATAGACAGACAAATAACCAGAGAACACTAAAACACTACCATTAGCTCTAAACCCATATTGCTTACCTAAATTAAAGTTTACCTGTGTACTGTCGAAGATAGCAGGCTTCATTTGGGAAGCTAAGGTTCTTTGCCAAATCAATTCGTATAATTTAAATTCATCCGAACTGAACTTACTCTTAACGGAATCAGGTGTAATGGTAATATCAGTAGGGCGAATGGCTTCGTGTGCTTCTTGAGCAGACTTGTTCTTACTCGCATATTGCTTAGGATGATCTAAGACATCGTTCGGATAGAATTGTGTACCATACCGATAGATTGCGTTTAAAGCCTCTTCAGAGAACGATACAGAGTCTGTACGCATGTAGGTAATGAAACCATGTCCATGTACCTCAGAGCCTTCAAATAAGCGCTGTGCGACCTGCATCGTACGAGTAGCATTCCAACCTAACTTACGTACCGCATCCATCTGCAAAGTAGAAGTGGTATAAGGAGGCTTAGGTTTACGAGAAACCTTAGAAGTTTTAATATCTGTTACGACTAACTTCTCTTTATTAGCTACTAAAGCTTCAATCGCTTTCTTGTGTTCTTCTACGTAAGTAGAATCATTCAAAGACATTTTAGAAATGGTCTCAGTTCCAACCCGTACTAAACGAGTAGAAAATCCTATTTTGTCTTTTTCCGTAAAAGCATTAATCTGCCAATAGGTACTTGGTACAAAAGCTTTAATCTCTTTCTCACGTTCAGCTAAGATACGTAAGGAAGGCGATTGTACACGTCCAGCAGATAATCCTTGAGAGGGGAAGATCTTCCAGAGAATCGGAGAGATCCAGAATCCTACTGCATAGTCCAAAGCTGCACGTGCAGACTGTGCTGCTACTTTATTCAAATCTACTTGACGATTCGTATCAATCGAATGCTGAATCGCATCTTTCACTGCTTTCTCAGTGACCTCTGTATAGGTAACCCGATAAACCTTTTTCGGTGTAATCTTGTTTTGTTTTAAGATTTCAATCACGGATTGAGAAATCCCTTCCCCTTCGTAGTCAGGGTCGGTTGCTAAGTAAATCGTATCGACATTCTTAGCCATGTTCACTAAATCTTTTACATGTTCTTTCGATTTAGCAGGAACCTTGTATTTCAGTTTAAACCCATGTTCGACATTCAAAACTTCTTCACGTGGTTTATCCACGTCTAACCCACGAACATGTCCGAAAGTGGCTACAGTCTTAATCCCATCTTTCGCTAACCACTTGGTAATGGTTTTAGCTTTATTCGGGGATTCGACAATCATTAGTGTATGGTAAGCCATTTTAAATATTCCTAAAAATAAAGAGACTCCAGTATGTTTACCAGAATCTCTTTTACCCAGTTACTCTTTCTTATCAGAAGAAGTATTGTCTAGAATCTTTTTCTGCTCATCTGAGGATTGAGTTTTTACACCGAAGCGTTCAGCGACTTCATTGTATTCTTTCTCATCGATTTTGTGACGGGCTATACAGACTCCTTCATCATCAAAACTCTTATTGAGTTTATCAGTTTCTTCGTAAATCTCTTTATGCTTCTCTCTTAGCTCTTTACCGATTTCTTTAAACACCGGAGAATCAATTAATGAAGAGATGGCTTCTCTCATGTTGTTAGGACGACCTACAGAGCGCTCGTACTTAATGTGGGAATGCTTGTAGGTATTCTCGGTATCTTCTTTACTGGTCTTACTGGATCGATAATTAATATTCAAACCAATCCAATAGAGCTTATTAACAAACCATACAAACCATTTAGGGGATTTACGGAAGGTATGTAAGTTTCCTAATTGAGTAATACAGTTTCTCAATTGCATGATGTTGTTAACAGTATTGGCACTAATACTACTCATGAATATCCAGAAGATCAGAAGAATAGGATAGTAAACATAAGCTAGGAAAGGAGCCGCATTCACACGCATGTTCATGTGTGAAGTAATGTGGATACCAATCGAGATACCACAATATAGAACAGTGAAAAGAGACATGAAGTTCATTGGGTCTTCAAATCCATATTTATCACCAATGGCATAAATACCGGCTAAAGCTGCCATCATGTAAGTCGCTGTACGAAAGACATAGATGAACATGTTACCTGAATCATCACGTGCCGTCATGAATTGTTCGATTGCACTTAGAACAGTCAAGTAAAGATATGCTGTTAAACCAGCATAAATTATCGTCGGTGTAATTTGATTAAATAGTTCCATTTAAATTAATTCCTTTTGATCGAAACGAAGAGCTAATTGAATTAACCCCATGTCGTACTTATCCAGAACATGTCGAACAAAGTCTACTTCTGAAAGATAAGCTTTTGGACGAGTAGTCTTGTAGGCACTCGATAAGTGCATCAAGATATTCCTCAATTCTTTTAGAGAATAAAACTCCATGCTGTTTTTATAGAGATTCAAAACAGAAGTCGTTTTACCTAATCCATTTCTTAAGTAGAAGTGGATAAAGATACTCGTATTAGAAAGCAGGATGTGGGCCACACTGATTCCTGAATCGACTTTCAATCCTTCTTCAAAAAGAGATTGTAAAAATTTCTTGGCTTTGTAATTGCCTTTAGGGGTATCAAAGTCACCCGCTACTAATTCTTTACGATAGATTTCTCTTGGAAATTCAGACATGGTTAATCTTCCCTTTTAGCTGTAAGTAATCTTTCCATTTTTGTCTATCTGTAATTGATAGCCTTCTGGATGGTTATAATATCTCACATTGAAGATGACTTCACCAGTTTCATTATCCCGTACCCAGTTTGCTACTATATTAGAAGCTTTGTAGGAATAATGGTAGTGTAAACCAATCTTTTTACTCGGCGTCGTACCGAATGTAGAATATACGCCTTTAAAGCGTCCAGATTCGATGTTATAGAGCATTTCGTTGATAAATTGAGCTAAGGTATACCCAGGCTCTAAACGGTCTCTAATCTTCTCTAATTCGTCATTAATGTACTCTTCTTCAGAATAGTCATCTTTAAGCACATCTTTATAGTATTCGCTATTATCCATAGTGGATAAGAATATTTTGGAAAAGAGTACTAATTTCTTTATTTCAAATTCTTTCATTTTACTTAGCCTTACGAATAATTCTGATTTCACCAGTGGGTTTAATAAAGATGTGGTAATCTTTCTGTTTAGTGCGAATGACTACATAGTATTCATCACCCCAACCTCTTACCCAATGAAATGTATTACTAGTCCATTTATTGGTATAATCAAAACGTAGATATTGATAACCTTCTTGGTCAGCTACGATAGAAGTAGTAACATCTTTAGTACCTTTTCTTTCTGCTTTTCTCAAGAGTGAAAAGATAACTTCAATATCCATTTTATTAGGATTGTCCTTCTTGTAGATATCCAATGTATATCTTAAGACTGGAAATTCATCAACGAGATTAGAAAGGTTAAATCCATCTTCAAGTGTAGCGATTTTATCTACTACAGAGTTTACTAACTTTAACTGTTCTAATCCAGATAAATCAGTAAAGTCTTTTTGTTTAGCATTAGCATTAGTGTATAATTTTAAAATAGCCATGATAAAAGTTTCCTTAAGGAGTTAGATTACACTATAATAATATAGGTTTGAAATAAATCAAAAAATAGAGATACCTGGTTAGGGTATCTCTATTCTATTACCTATTAAAACATGTAAGTTTTAGTAGGCATGATAATTTTCAGGCTGTCTTTTTCAGACGTACCTTGGAAGCCATCAGTGGTATCAAATTTACCACCAACGGATCCTGTAGTTTGAACGGCTTTACCGTTCAACAGTTCCAATTTAGAGAAGCCGTATTTATTGGCTTCGCTAACTGCTACAGCATGTGCTTCACCATTAACGGTCAACAAACCGATCATGGTGATTTGTTTGTGTTGGTTATCTTGTTGATCGGTATAACCATTTTCAGTAGCCTCGATATAGAGAGCATATTGTGCCGGAGTCAAATCAGCAGGTGCAACAGTTTCGCATTTTGTCAAAACATTGATTTCAAAAACTTGGGAATTGATAGACATAATTAGTTTCCTTTATACAAAAGTTAGAATAGAAATGAGACATTAATGCCTCGGGGTAAATAAGATTACTAGGGCAATCTCACGTAAATAGTATATATCTGACTTAATCTAAATTATAAACAAAAAAAGAAATACCTCTCTACTCCTTTTTAGGGAGTAGAGAGTCAATCTATTATTTCAAGCCGTAGAGATCAAGATGTAAATCTACAGTCTTTCTGTAAGCTTCTTCTTTCTCAGGGCTTTCTTTACGAGCTAATGCTAAGAACTCTTCTTTCGTACCAGTCATGCCTTTGGCATTAAACCAATTCTCTTTAGTCGCCGCAGTAATAAACCACTTAGATTCTTTAGGATCGGTATAGATCGCATATTCGTCCTGATCTTGAATATTAAAATTCACATCAGCCATATCACTAACTAATCCATATTTAGAAATCGTAGCATAACCTGATATATTAGCATAGCCACGTACTATTCCATTATCTTTCACAGAGGCATGTTCGTAAATACGAGCATAGCTATCAGCAGTCGCACGACCATACACTTTTGCATCGTCATCTACAAAAACATATCCAGACACACGAGCATTGCCATATACTTCAGCAAAGTTACGTACACTCGATTCACCTTCTACACGAGCGTTTCCATAAACCTTAGCATGGTTTTCTACTACGGCTTTATTAGATAAACGAGCATACTCGTATACCTCACCATGACCTAGTACCATGCTATCATCTCTCAAGTTAGCATAACCGTAGACTTTTGCTTGATCAGAGACAATACTGCGTTCTTCAACAATAGCTTCTCCGAATACTTGAGCTTCTTCAGTAATATCAGCTTCATCTCGTACAATTGCTTTATCGAATACCTTAGCATCATCAAATACCCAGCACGTACCACTTTGAGCAAGATTGTGTTCACCTTCTACATAACCACCTAAGTCACCTGCACTTACCCATTTAAAGCTTCTTAATGCTTTAATACGATAGAGCGTACGACCTTCGTGTTCAATAGAATCATTTTGTAAAATGATATATTTGTTTGCCATAATAGTTTCCTTTATAAAAGTTAGAAATTACTTCAATTTAATAATATAGGTTTAAAATAAAACATAAAACTCTCACTCCTCTACCCCGTAAGGGATAGAGGAGCAGGAGTCTATATTAGTAATCTATCGCTAGATTAAGCTTCAGCAGTCAGAGGTACTTCGCCGTCTTTAGTCAAAGCTTGAACAGCAAAAGGAATACGCTCTTGAACGGCTTTCTTCAGACCAACCACACGGATACGAACCAAGATTGGCAAGTGGCAGATGTGGCTGAACCAAGGTTGAACCATGCCTTCGTGTTGGTATTTGCTACCGCGAGCACGGTTAACAATACGTGGGATTTCACGTTTGCTCAAGCAGTTACCGAACCACAGAGGAATGCTCAGGCTACCATTACGAGGTACACCGAAGGACAAGAAGATCGTACCAACTTCACCGTCTTTGTCTTTGTCAACCAAGCGATCGTCAGAACATTCTTCAATAGTGAAGTCAAAGCCATCACCCAGAGTACGAGCATCACCTTCACGGAAGATGAATTTGCTGGTGAACACGTCAGCAATCGCAATCACGTGCGGACGGAAGTTAGCACCACCAGAGATGATTTCGTAAGCTGCAGCCAACTCAGAAGAAGTATAAGCTTGAGTCATCTCAGCCAATACAAAGTTAGTGATCACAGCAGAGGCGTTAGCACGCACATCAGTGGTTTGCATAGATTGGGTAGTTTTGTAAACATCCAATGCTACGTCACGTACGTAGTTTTTAGAGAAGTACTGACCAATACCAACGATAGAGTGAGCGAAAGGCTCAGTCATGTCTACTTTCTCAGGAGCAGCTTTCAACATACCCAAGATGTCGTACAGAGCAGTGATCGCAGCGTTAGTACGACGGATGTAGTTGGTTTGGATCAGAGTGTCGATGCGTTGAGCGTCGGTCACATCAGTTTTCTCGTCGAAAGGACGACGTACAGCGATTGGAGAGTGCAGACGTACACCGTAGATGATACGCTGTACACGGCTATCCAAGATCATACCGTGTTCGCGGATGTTGCTGTTGGTACGGGTAGCATCGATTTCCCAACCGACTACTTCAGTCGCTTTAACAGCATCCAACAGAGGTTTCAGAGCAGCATCTTCCAAGTCTTTTACTTCTTTGGTTTTCGCATCACGTACTGCAGTTACTTTAACAGAACCAGAGTTGATTTCGAAAGCAGAAGTGTCAGTATTACCACGACCAGTCAAAGTCAAGCGAACCAGTACTTCCAGACCTTTGTCTTTCAGGGCTTGCAGTTCAGTAGGCAGAGCACCAGATTTCACACCTTTAGTGTGTTCATCCAACAGGTGAGTGTTCACATCGTAAGTCAACAAGATGTCTTCACGGTCACCTTTAGGAGAGTAAGTGAATTGAGAAGCTTGATGGTATTGCAGGTTTTCGAACAATACGGTATCGTTACCGACTTTCAGACCGATGGTTTTCAGACGTGGGTTACCAGCGATTTGGTCAGTAGAGTCTTGCATACCCAGAGCAATCATACGGTTGGTTTGAGAAATGTCCAACAGTTTGATTTCTTCGCCCAAACGCAACAGAGAGGTTTGGAATTTTTCACCTTGATCGTTCACGACAGAACGTACAGGCAATACGCTTACGTCAACGAAAGAGTCGTCGTTTTGGCCTTGACGGTAAACAGGGATAATATCGGTGAAGTTTGACTTCAGGATCGTGCTGTTACGCAAAGCTTTGATGATGTGTTTTTGGTTACGGTAAGCGTCGCGTTTACCAGTTACTTCGTATTCTTTTTCAGTGAATACAGTAGACAGTTGAGTGTCGATGGTGTAGTTGTTGCTGTTGAAGTCCAAGTTAATGGTCGGGAAGAACAGCTCAGCCGCTTTAGATTGTTTGTCAGCACGAACGTTGTAAGAAACAGTCATGGACAGAGTGTTCATCATGCCGTGAACTTCGAAAGATTCACGAGAAGCTTCAACGACTACAGGAGCAGCATCTACTTCACCACCCAATACACCATGTACAGTACCAGCTTCTTCTTCATTGCCAGATTTCAGGTAAGCTTCAGGGTTAGCAGCAACCACCAAAGAGTCTTGGATGTTTTGTACTTCATCAGGAGTCAGTTGATCACCTTCAGAAGCAGCAGCTTCGCTGATTTGAGTCGCAGTAGTCGGAATGGTAGAAGTGGCTTCGTTCAGTTCAGCTACTTGAGCTTCATTCAAAGATTCAGTAGACAAGAAGAGAGCGCCCAGCAAGTCACGAGACTCAGTGCCCAGTTGTACTTGAGTAGCCAAGTTAGCGGCGATTTCACCGATTTTCGCTTCACGGGATTTACCAGAGAAGCTGTTGCTTGTTTTCTTTTTAAAGAGAGACATTGTTAATAACCTTTTACGTAAAAGTTTAGAAATGAAAATTTATTTCTGTAAAGAAAAATAATACGAAGTAAAGACGCTTTATTTATTCGTCTCACATATTTATCTTACTAGATAAGTACTGGACGAACAAGCTACTCTGAGCAATGGTACTATGGTCATGGTAAAATGCGCTTTTTCTCAAAATAGCCTCTAGTACATTCTTTGCAAAGATGCTCATGGTTTCTTTACTTACAGAAGGTACATTCGCCGTGGTGTTTTGAATATAAGGCACCACAACAAAGAAGCACTTACCTTCGCAAGAAGGCAAGACATCTTCATAAATATTCCTTCCGCTCGCTAGAGCAGTATCTAAACCATTGAGCAAAGAGAGCAAAGCTTGTGAAGCATCGTACTCGTATTGATCCAAAGAATATCCTGAATTGTCATCACTGGCAACGAACTCATTACGGATTTCTTCACGAACAGACTGACTCTCTTCGTTAGACAACCATAAGTCTCGTACGTCCAGACACTCACTCAACACAGGAGTAAGAGATTCTGAACCATGAACGAATTCTAATCGTTGAGGATTATATTTGGAATTCAAGACAGTAAAAATCTTCAAAGCGTTCTTATTAAGAACTTTACTTGCTTTGTCATAATAAAGTAAAGCATCTGGGCTATAGTTTACTGCCTTAAGATCTTCGAAAATAGGCTCGGGTACCAAGATGAGTTTCAACTCACCATTTGGTAAATTTAAAATGGACATGTTGTTATAATCCTTTGTTTGTCTATTTCACGATTCAGTAACGAGAGAATTTATTCGTATACTAAATCATTTATGCAACATTAACGAGAAAATAGGAATTACCGGTAATAATTCATATTTTTAACTAACGACTATATTAAGACAAAAATAATTTATTAGAATAATGTATGCAATTAATCTAACTGGTCGTTCTTTATAGTAAAACGAGGTAAAAGCAAAATGGATGTTAAAGCACTATTGGCTAAATGTATTTCTCTATTATTTAGAGAAGGTCAAAGCGGTGAAAGTGAACTCTCAAAACAACTCATATCGGATGTCATTACTACTTTAAAAATAAATAACAATGACATTTCGGGTACGGATTTATCTTTAAATGAATTAAAAAATGTCGTCTCTACCATGATCAGTAAAGAGACACCAACACCTTATAATGATTTAATCCAACATATTCGTATTGCCTGTGGATTAGATACTACTTTATTCGAAAGTATTCAAGACAACATTTCTTTTCGTTTAGATGAAGAGGAATTAAAAAGAACCATTCTTTCTTATCGCTTTGAGTTAAATAAATACTTAAAAGAAAAGAAAGCAATGATGCTTTTGGATAAGATGACATTCGATTTAAAATTCAATCGAGATAAGATTGGGGATTTGAATCAATACATGTCTTCTTCTTTAAATGGTATTATTGACTTAGTAAACTATTCAGGTGAAGAGATTCCTGGGATTGTTTGTGAAGTAGACTTATCAGACATTGATGCCGTAGCTGAGCAGTTCGAATTGATTCGTAAAGAGAATGATGGTTCTCGTACGATTAAAATGCCTTGGCACGCGATGAATAGAATGACACGTGGCGGTTTACGTTTAGGTCAATTAACGACGGTAGGTGGTTTAGCACACAATAACAAAACCGGTGTATGTTTATCCATGTTTATATCGGCTTGTATGTTCAATAATCCTAAAGACTTACAAACCGATGAGAAAAAGAAACCTTTGATGCTCTTAATCTCTTTTGAAGATGACATGTTGATTGTGTTATTTAACTTGTATATCTTGTTAAAAGAGAATATAGAAAACGTCAAAGTGACTGATGAAGATAAACAAAGACTCTCTTCTCGAGAAGCGGCAGCTTACGTCCATGAGAAATTAACCTCTACTGGATACGAAGTGAAGTTAGTGAGAGCTGACTCTTCTACTTGGTCTTATGCAGAAATCCAAAGTAAAGTCCTTCAATTAGAAGCCGATGGTTACGAAGTACACTTAACCTTAATTGACTATTTGAATCTAGCCAATAAAAATGGTTTATCTCACTCTCGAGCTGACGCCGATATCCAAGAACTCTTCAGAAGAACCAAAAACTTCTTTGCCGCTAAGAATATTGCTTTGTTAACACCTGTGCAATTATCCCCTGATGCGATGGAATTAAAACGTCAAGGCAATAAGATGTTAGCCATGCAGATTTCAGATGGTTCGTATTACGAAGGCTGTCGTGGTTTATCTCGTGAACCAGAACTAGAGATCTTTGTGGATATCGTGAAAGATAGTGGGCGTAAATACCAAACCATTGCTCGTGGTAAACACCGTGGACAAAACGATACCCCAGAAGAGCATAAGTTCTTTATCTTAGAGTTCCAAAAGATTGGTGGTTTAAGATGGGATATTAATGGTACGGATACTTCCTTATCTAAGTTTGGTGCTTCTCGTAATGGAGATGGGGATGAAGAAGCTGCATTCTGGGATGTAGGAAATTAATTTAGGTTAGTTCTATATGAAAAAGAATACGTTGATTTCCTTCACTACTTCATGCAATCCTAGATTGATGATCTCGTTTCATTTTCATTTCCTTTAAGATTGATTGGGCTTTACTCTCCTGTAGCTATTAAGGCTACAGGAGAGATAAGTCTTTTTCTAGTCTTTTTGATTTGATACCATACAATCTATTTCAATCTATTTTACACATTGGTCATTCTATCATGTCAGTATTCAGTTTATTCAGAGGGCTTAAAGTAGAAGTCGATCCCTCTATCAATAAAGTTTCTATTAGTGGGATTTCATTAAAGTATGTTTGTCGAGATCTAGAGAAGTACTTAGGCACTAAGATGTTATACAATATCTTAGATAAAGCGACTTATGCAGAGATTAAGTTCAGTACTTTCTATTTACCAGACTTCTATCACTCGATTAATACTTTATTGTATAATCCTAAGTTTAAAAGAAGAACCACTTCAACAAGAGAATTGTTAGCCATTAAGGAAGAGTTAGAAAGAATTCCTTTAGTAGCGAATATTAAGAAAATTCAAAATACAGAACCTGTAGATATTCCTAAGATTGATAAGTCTAAATTAGATAAGATCTTTAATGGGATTAAACTTTTTGATTACCAGGATAAGTTTATTGATGAATGTATCTGGAAAGCTAATCTATTAGGCTTAAAAGGTTACTTATTAAATGCAGGCGCTGGACTTGGGAAGAGTATAAATTCTGTAGCACTGATGGAAATATTGGATATAGACACTATTATTGTCATCTGTCCTAAGAAAGCAGTCAATGATGTTTGGGATGAAACCATTACCCGCATTTACTCAGAACCCCAATCTTATTCCATGTCTTTACCGATATTACACGGACCTGATAAACCAGCAGGATTCGACATTAATGATCGTTTTATTGTTTGTCATTACGAAGCACTTGGTAAGTTAAACGAGTATCTAGATTCCATTAAGATTCCTAATAAACGATATTCGATCGTGCTGGACGAATCGCACGCCATGAATTCCCATAATTCAGAACGCTCTATTCAGTTTAGAGAATTGAATAAAAAGATCAATCCTGAATTCTGTTTGTGGATGTCTGGTACGCCCATTAAAGCATTAGGTACAGAAACCTTAACGATGTTTGCTACCATTGATAAACTCTTTGATAAAAGTGTCTACCAATCTTTCTTAAAGGTATTTGGTGTATCTGGTGTTTACGCTACCTCAGTAATGGCGAATCGCTTACAGTTGGTACGTTCTGAGATTAAAACACGTGGTTCAGGTGTAGAACAACTTACCCACAAGATCAAAGTCTCTTTAAAGAATGGTGGTGATTATACCTTAAAGACTATTTCTGCTAAAATGATTGATTACGTGAAAGAGCGTAAGGCTTATTACCAGAAGAATGTGAAACAATACGAAATCGATTTCTTCAACGGTATAGAAGCCTATCGTAGCCGTGTCGTTAGAGGTAGAGGGGATACCAATATCTTTAGAGCAGATTTAGAAGATTACTTAGTGAAGGCTAAGACTCTTCATGAAGGCTATATTCCTACCGATCCTAAACACAAGCAATACGTGTTATATTGTAATTACTACGAAGATAAAGTGATTATTCCTCTATTGCCGAATGATGTTAAGAAAACCTTTAGAAAAGCTAAGTCTGTTTACAAATACGTAGACTTAACCATCATGGGTGAAGCACTAGGTAATATCTTAGGGAAATCTCGTTCTCGATGTAATGCAGACATTGTGAAACAATTAGTCACTGATGCTAAAGTCATTATGGAGGATGGAGAGACTTATCAATCTAATCTACCTGATATCATTCGTAATGCTCAAGCGAAAACCATTATCTTTACGGATTATGTAGAAGTCGTGAAAGAAACGGAATACCAATTAAAACTGAATGGATTTACACCTATTAGTATTTTTGGTGAAACGACTGCGGGTAATGGATTAGCTATGCAAACAAAAGTCTTTAAAGAGAATCCAGAGATAAATCCTTTGATTACGACTTTTAAAACCTTATCCGAAGCTGTTCCTTTAACTGAAGCGAATCGTGTAATTTTCTTGAATCTACCTTTTAGGTCAGGTACGTACGAACAAGCTGTCAAACGCGCTAATCGTATTGGACAAACTTTAGATGTGGATTTGTTTGAAGTAACTTTAGATACAGGAGAAGAACCAAATATCTCTACACGTAATGAAGACATTTTAAAATGGTCTGAAGAACAAGTCGCTTTGATACTAGGTAAGAAAGTAGATGATGAAGTCAATAGAGACATCTTAAAAGGATTAATAGCTGAATCACCTTTAGAGACTATCGTGAAAACAGGTATTAACACGATTAAGAAATCTGTGAATAGTATTTTAGACTGGTAATTTAAATCAAAAAAAATAACCAGTACCTTTATTATTTGAAAGAGTTCATTACATCCTTTCAAATCTCGAACAATCCTTAAGTTTAGTATTAGGATTAATTCTTATATTCGTATAGGAGTTTACCTAACTACTAAAAAAAGAATAACCAACACTCTCTTGTCCTTTGGTATAGGTAGAGAGCACTGGTTGTTATAGTAAAGCTATTGGATCTTACCTAATAGTTTCACTGTTATCAGTAAAGCGATTACTGATAAAATCGCCAGGAGTAAAAGTACTGCTTTTTCTTTTAGGCTCTTATTAGAGTCTATCAGCAGTTTAAACATTGCTCCGACGAACGAGAGGATGAGGGATAATGAATCCATTTCAACATCTCATCTTTCTGACAAACCTAAATAATCTTTTACTCAGGATGATTTACAAGCCGTACCTCCGGAAGAAGGCAGACTCTACCTAAGTAGAAGAGATTGACAGAGTGGTTTGTCTTTGTTTTTTGCTCTGTCGTTTAAACTGTATTCTCTACTCTCTACCTTCCTGGGGTAGAGAGTAGGAGTACTTTTATTTTTTGCTATTGAACAAGATGTTACCACCTTTAACGGTTTCAATAGATTCAATGATGGTAATCAAGTCATCGTTTTCATTGATGAAATGACGTACCAGCATAGAGAAGATAATGCTCTTTACTTCTACAACGTGTACTTTCTCTTCAGATTCTTCACGATCAATCGAGTATTCGTTAAGAATAGAGAATTCGATATTCTCTACTACTGATTTACCGACGATAGAAGAATCGTATTTATTGACTTCTAAGAGCCAATGTTGCGTACCATACACGCCAAAAGAGAATCCACGTTCATTCAACCAGTTTACCAAGACACGACGAGCGTAATTGTTTTTACGCATGTAGTCTTGAATGTCTTTCATTCGAATCTCATTAGTGACTTCTGAAGTTGTTTCAGGTGCTTTGAAGTCATGATTCTTATTCTTGTGGGTATACAAGTGAAGAATAAGTTTCTTTAAGATACGAATGTTCTTGATGTTTGGCGTGTGAATTGCTGAGTAATACATACGGGCTAAGAAGTCAGCCGTAAAACCAATAACGCCAATCAGGATAGCAAGACCTAAAGAGAATAACAAGAATTTTTCCATTTTAAAATTTCCTTTAAATTAGTTAGTAAAAAGAATAATAGAATATTTATAAATCCTATTACACTTAAATAGTATAGATTTGAAATAAAGTAAAAAAAAAGAAAATACTCTCTACTCCTGTAAAAAGGAGTAGAGAGTAGTATTTCATTTACTTAGCAGGATCAATACGAGTTTCGTATTTAACCATGTTGTGGATTGCAGAATATTCAGCAGGTACGTAATAGGCTTCTTCGTATTCAGAATCCCAATATTTAGATTCTTTACCAAAGTGATCCACCTTAACGTAAGTCAGCAAGAACATAGGATTACCATTTACCATAGCTGGATGATCATGTGAATCTGTCACGACAGAAACTTTATCAAACAGCTTCGCATAACCTTCCATGACTTCTTGGTAAGTTTTCTTACCCTTAAAGATCAAACGGGTTTTGTAATAGGTATCTTCTTCGGCATTATCTTCCACCAATACACGATTGACTTCAGAGTCTTTAACCAAAGTGATGTATTCTTCACCCAATTCACCCAATGCTTTACCTTCAGAAGGTTTCAGAATAGTACCTTCGTAGATAACATCATTGATTTTGGTAATTTTGTGTTCTTTAGCATCCATATAGTTCAAGGCAAAGGTAACTCCATCGACTACGTAAGGAACATACGTTTTATCCAGCCAGTTTTCTTTCTCAGAAAGTTTCAAGAAGTGATTGATCTCACATGCCAAATATCCAGGTGTGATAAACTCATGAATACTTTCCAAGTGATCCAACATGTCTGAAGCCAATTGATATTCCCCAATAGATTCGTTAGCATTCAGATAACGAGCCAATTCTACAGTAGGCAAGAAGGAAGTTTCACCAGCCCATGCAGGATAGTCTAACATTTCTTCTACCAAAACCGGAGGTAAGTAACGTTGGCGGTTAGGTGCAGTTGACCATACCAACATACGGAAGTAAGAAACATCACCATCTACAGCCATCATGACCGGTTCTACATGGCAGAAGTGTACATCATCATTGCTGATTTGTTCACGAATGTCTTTCAGAATTTCTTCCACGGCTTCAGGTGAAGTCGCTTTTTGAGCAAAACCTTCAATCTTGAAATCATAAACACAGAAGTCTTCGTAATCTTCATCACGATAAGTACAAACTACCTTTTGATTTTCAGTAATGATTTCTTTATCGTAATCGTGGATATAGCCTAAAATGAAATCACCAATAGCAGCGACTTCTTTTATGGACATGATGTAACCTACGAGATTACCTTGAATACTCATTCGAGTAATCGGAGAGCGTAATTGAGCTTTATCTTCTTTACAGTAGAAAGGATAAGATAAAGTATTCAAGTCCAAAGCATGTACATCAGCTTCAGTAAACTCAGCAATGTGGTTAGCCAGACGATAGTCAACGAAAGCAATGAAGATTTCATCACCATTTAAGTCTTTAGTACGAATACCGTAGACATGGTTGTTTTGATCAGGTTGATAATCGTAAGGTGTAGTTTCATCTACTGCTACAATCGGTTCACCATTACCTTTCAAGATAATGCTACCAAAGTTACCTACAGCTATAGTCTTGAAACCTAATTCTTGAACTTCATGAATCAGTTTCATGTAGATCGCACCGGCAAACTCTTGAGGACCACATTGTAATTGTTGAGCAAATTGGTTGTACGCACCTTGAGTCGATTGAATCAAGTCATTGTAAGAGATACTCAAAATACCTTTCTCTACATGAGTATAATCTTTTTGATTCTCGTAAGTACGGGTACGCTCTTCGCCAAAAAGCTTATCCAGCTCTTTATTGACAAACTCGTTCACTTTCTCTTTAGAGAAAGAATTGAGTGCATTGTATTTATCCAGCAAATTGAATTCCATTTTGATTTCCTTTTTAAGTTAGGGTAAATTAGCCCAAATAATGGGCAAAAAATAAATTAATTAAAATTAGATAAATCACTCTCCTACTCGTTTAAGAGCAGGAGAGTAATCGTAGCGAGAATTATTCGAAATCTTCATCGAACAATTCAATGCCGTAGATGCTGTGGTGGGCATCGCGGATGAACTGCATGTAAGTGGCGAACTTGGGTCCGACCAACTCTGGCAGCAAGCTATCGATTTCACGAGAAGTTAATTCGATAACGCCTTCCTCATGGCGGAACGCCCATGCGTCTTTGTTAGTGTATGTGATGATATCCGCATGATATCCATATTCAGTACCTTTAGGTGCTGGATATGCTACCAGTTGATCTTCACCACTTATATCAGTGCCGATCCACTTATCACTGTGGTTTTCGATATTGCCTTTGATATTTGCGTTTCCGCAAATAACGAAACTACCGTGAAGACTACCGCTCACAATGGCATCATCTTTAATAACGATGCTGTTGTAATCGTGGTGACCACCAACCACATGGGAGGCACCATCTACGACGGCATTGTCACACACTGTGGCATTTCGAACAAAGGCACGATTACGCACTTGAGCATTGCCGCGGATAGAGCTGTTACCGGATACATATGCGTCATGAGTAACGCAGGCGTTATCAATTACGATAACACCTTGATCGATCCAACAAGTACCTTCTTGGGAAAGGTTATTCTCGCCTTCTACATAACCACCCAACTTACCAGCCATGACTGATCCAAAGTCTTTCAGAGCTTTTACCTGAAAGAATTTACGGCCATCCAATACCAGTTCGTTAGTAGTGATTTCGTATTTTTTGTTTTCCATGATTGTTCTCCTTATACAAAGGTTAAAAGAATACTTTGATATTACATGGATAAATATCAAAGCTAGATTAGGTTGATAGATTTCCCTATCAGGTTCACTATAATAGTATATACTTGAGATAAACTAAAATATAAAAAAGAAAATACTCTCCTCTACCCTTACGGGAGAGGAGAGTAGTATTTAAGATTGATGTTCTCTTCTCAATCGTTCTAGCATAAACCAGATACGACGAGAATGATTATTTCGAGCTTGTCTCTTGAATCGTGGTTTCCTCATGTTTTCCTTCCAAAATATTATTCGCTCGTTTCACACAAGCCTGTAAAGACTTTAAGTGTTCAGAGCAGTAAGCCAGTTCAGCTTTGGTATTTGCAAAAGCTAAAGCCAAATCACGATTGGTATCGATACTGTATTCTTTATCAGAGCAGACTTGCGTTAAGTCACACTGTACAGGAATCGGTTCGAATACTTTTACAGTTTGTACTTTAGTCGTACAAGCAGCTAAGAGTATAGAAGCAATGATTACTGAATACTTCATTTAGTCTTTCCTTTTCAATTTAGATTTTAATTCATCAGGCACTTTCTCTTTAGACCATTCAGTACGATCTAAAACTTCAGCTAATTGCTTCGTGCGCTCAGCTTCCTTCTTTTCAATGTTGGCAATCTGTTCTTGATGTTCAATTAAAGATTGCTGAAGGTTAGTGGCTAATTGACGTTCTACTTTAGACTTTTCTTCTAAAGCATGGATCAATTGGTCTTTATCTTTCAACTGAGTATTGAGTGATTCTACTTTTGCTGCTAACTCAATATTCTTTTTAGCGGTTAAGTTGTTATCAATAACAGACCAAACCAACAGAATACCGAATATGGAAATCCCTAATACTTTCCAGTTGAGTTTACTGATGACTTCTTTAATAATTTTCGTGTAAGGCATTTCATTTACCCTTTCATGTATAGAGTCTTTTAATATAATAAAACTTCATATCGAAAGACTTTATACTTTGGTTAGATAGTAGGTTTAATCCAATGCTTTCATCATTTCTGGATTAGATACTCTTACGCTATTAAAATAGATAATAGGATCTTTATAATCACTAAGGTCTACTTTAGTAACAGGATGATCTGTATTAAACCAACCATTCAGTTTAGATGCAAATTGATTTGCTTCATTTTCATTAACAAAGAAGATACCAAACTTACCTACTTTAAATACAGTTTCACCTTTTTGAGGAATAGTGAAACTATCTTTAGGGTAGTAGGTTTCTTCTTTCTCACATTCAGGAATATCTTTAATGAAAATCAGGATAGCTGAATCATTATCAATAAACATGGGATTGGCTACTCGAAAGTATTCGTGGTCCTGTTTAAGATAAGTCAATAAAATTTCTAAAAGTTCTTCATGAGTTTTACTTACTTTATATTCTTGTTTATAGTCGTCGATCAATTCAAGTAAATGACCACGAGTAAACAAGAAGTAATCGCCTAAGTTTGCACAATAATGAAGTGCTCGATAATTGAATACAACTACAGTACCACCTCGTTCGTAATCGAACAAATCAATGAAATAGTCGAATATCAAAGGATACATTTTAAGATTCCTTATATGGTTAGATGACTTCACCAAATCGCATAAAGCGTTTGTAATCGAACACTAGGGATTGATCAGGTGAAGAAATGGCGATTGCTTGCGTCAGATTGAGCACAGAAGGGCGTGAAAGCTCAATGTAGGGTAAGTACTCACTTTGAGACCATTCGGCGTTTCTGTGATGAATTAGGAAAGAATGGATATCCTTAAAGAAATCTTGAGCTTGTTTGCTTAACATCAAGACATCAATCGGATTACCATTTACATCTAATATCGAAGCCACACCCATGCCTTCAATCGGAAAAGATAAAGGATTAGACAATGAATAATACAGAGTAAAGTCTAAACCATTATTGTTAAACTCGTAAGAGTCTATTCTATTTTTAGAATAAGCGACTGTAACAGAATATTGTTTATTCCGATATAACTCTAATCCTAAAGGCTGTAATAGATTAGCCAAGACAGCTACTGATCCAATACTGAGTGTATAAGAGACATGATCAATCACTTGTACATCTTCTCGTAATGGATTAGGATGCCTTTCGATTTCAGGTAGGTAATAATCAGTCATTGTCTTTTCCTGCTAAAGTATAGAAGTCCTGACAATCTTTGTCTTTCGTATTATTGAAACAATAATCCCGAATTTCATTGCATTCAATAGAACGATTATTCTTACAGAGAATACCTGTATCTTCATTTAGTTGGAAAGTATTGGATTGTGCGATTTCTTCTTGTTCTTGTTCTGGCTGAGGCGCTTTAACAATAATACAAGCAGAAAGAATGAAAGGTAAGAGAATGATGAATTTGTTCATGATAGATTTCCTTAATTAAAATAGAGTAATGCGTTCTGATAATTTAGCCATGTAATGATTAACTTCTTTGGTTAAACCATTTAAGAGACTTTTTACAATCCTGTCCTCGTTTTCAACCAAGAGATCGATAACACTACTGAAGAAATCATGATGAGTCATGTCTTCAGTAATTTCACCATTGAGGTATTCACTTAGATTAAATCCAGAAGGTGTTTCTTTAGATCGAGTCAGTTTTAAATCTCTTTCAATAGTTAATTCGAAATCATACCGGCTATTGAATGATATTTTTGTATCGAATGCAAAATCAGAAATATACGGATAGTTATATTGCTCATCTGCTTTACTGATCACACAAACTGTATATTCATTACCATTGTTTTCGACATTACCTACTTTAATCAGGTTATTATCTTGAGATACAGAAAAGCGTTCAGCATCTTCGGTACCAACATGATGGGTATTGATGTAATCTTTGTACAGGTCTTTAAAGACTAATACGCAAATGTCCATGGATAATTGAATTGCCATAATAGTATTTCCTTTATAAAGTTAGATTGAGTACTACACTTTAATAATATAGGTTTGAAATAATATACACTCTCTACTCCTTTTTACGGGAGTAGAGAGGTAATGTATTATCTAAACTCTATAGAGAAGACGGTCGTACCGTAAATAAAGTTACTGTCTGATTTAACAACTTCACTATTCTTAAACGACTCTTCATATCTTTCGACTCGATCATTTTGTACTATTGTAATGTCAGTAGAATATTTTCGTTCTGAAATATGCCAAGCATCTTTTACATGTTCAAAATAATCAACACTGTGTGTTACTGAAGATCCTAAGATATAGTTTGCATCATTTAATTCCATTCCGTCATTCACTAACTTATCGAGCAGCTGTTTTCGAATAGCTCCTAATAAATAATTAGACTTAGAAGCATTCCAATTTAACCAATTACTATCAACAGTGAAGACGATACCGTAACCATCCGGTTTGACACTAGGTGTAAAGGTTATCTCTTTTTCTGGGAATCTCTGACGGTACTCAGAAGAGGTTCTCCAAGTAAATATATCATTATTTTTAGTAATGGCATCACCAGGATTAGCCATACCTAAATATTTATAGATAATACCTGCAAGAGTTAACTGAATAATGTTGACAATATAGTGTTTGTCATTTAAATTAATATCCAGTTTATTAATTCTATATAGACTAGGGTCGTAAATACGAGCATACGACGAAACATAAAGTTTACGATCGTAGAATAACTCATCTCCCGTTTCATTACCTATAGCGTCCCTTAATACATTTATCTTTTCAGAAGAAAACGTTTGAGAAAGGTGAGGTTTTCCAATACCTAAAAGAGTAGTGACTGGATCGGCCGGACTATCATCAAGGTTAACCATTGCTAAGTTATAATATTTAATCTTCCAAATATTATCATTAACATCCAACATACTGATCTTATCTAAAGTATGTTTGTAAACAACACCATTTACTCTTTGTTTATAAGGAATAACTATTGCAGTGATTTCTTTATCCGCTCCTCTTTCACGATACCTTAGCATTGTGGTTTCTTTAATATCGCTATTGATCAATTTAGCGTTAGGAACTCCTATAGCGGAGATAATATAAATCTCATCTTCAAAAATCTTAACATTGGTGCTATCTACTACGATATTTAAAGGAAATCTTCTTTTTCCGTAATAGCAAGGCGAAGCTAAGTGAGGAATGACTTCTAATTCCGTATACCCTTCATTTACTTTCACTCTAAAAGGATATCGAGGATCATGAGAGAGATTTGGATTGTTATTCACTATTGTCGCTAAGAGTTTTAAATCCGCTTCTTTCCCATCTCGTTTTAAAGCTTTATTCTTTGTTTCATCGTAAGTAAAAGTATAGCTAGTATCGTTATTCCAACCTACAGGCATTCGGTTATAAACTGTGGTCGCAAAAGTCCTCTTCTCTTTACGATGAGTAGGAGAACCATGTACTAAGTGCATTTGCAATTGTGTATTATAACGTTTACCTTTTACTATTCTATCTTCTTCAATAATTGAAATCGATTCAAAGTCTCGTCGTCTTTCAATACCAATCCCTGCTTCATCTAAAAGACGATTTAAGTTTTCCGTTTGAGTTAAACGAGAATCTACTTTAATTCCCATTGTATATTTCCTTTCTAAATAGTCAATCACAATAAGGCAAGACATAGAAGAATACCCTCTACTCCCTGTTAAAGGAGTAGAGAGCACTATTCGTTATTTAGCGTAACGCAATTGAACCAAAGAGTAACTGTGATTACCACTGTTACTGAAGATGTCATTCTCTTTCACCAAGAAGTAAAGACCAATACCAAACTCTTTATTCAGAGGAGACAAGTAATACATGCTTTGTCTTACCTTATCAAAATCCATATAGATATAAGGGAAGTCAGGTACATATTTCTTCATCAACTCAATGAATTCTTCATTAGAAGCATTCAAAAGTTTTTCTGGATCGTAAGCTTCTTTATCCACATTAGAGATAATGCGGTTACCAGGTAAGAAACTATAAGCCATCAGTTTAGGATACTGAATCGCATAGAAGTTTTCACCTGTTGTCGAATTCAATTTAACCGTTTTAATACCGTTAGAATAACGGTCTACGATAATATCGTGTACCGTACCAGAAGAAGCACCTTTAGAAGCTACAGTAGGACCTACGTTCAATCTTACTTTTTCCAAGTAGTTAATACTGGTGTCTTTGTAGAGATTGACTGTGGCGAACATGTCGTCATCAATTGTAGTATCAGTTAAACGACGTTCTTTAAGGAATTGCTTTAAGAGACCTGTGAAATAACCTTGGTCTTCCAAGAGTAATTTCTTTTTCTCAGGGGTATCGTAAGTCTCTTTACCCAACAAAGTCGTATTGATCACAGGCATACCTTTCTTAGCAATAAAGGTAATGTCGTAATCCACGTAAGCGCTATATTGTTTAATATAGGGATTACCATTGTGGAAAGTCGTGAATCGATCGGTAATCGCCATCCATGTGTTATTACCACGAGCAGAAGCTAACAAGATATTAGAGTCTACAGTAGACATACCATACTTCTGTAACTTACGCATACAGTGATCACGAATGAAACGCATCAAGTGATTGAACTTGTCGTAATCACCATAAGAGTTACGAGCTGTGCGAGGACCAGTCGTATTGGTAAAATCAGTCACGTTCAACAATTCAACAGTCATCTCGTGTTTCGTATCAGAGGTATCGACTTGGAAGATCAATTCTTCTTCAGGATAACGTTTACGATAATCTTCATCAGTTGTTACACGGAAACGATTGTATAATTCTCCAACATTACCTTCAATCGGATCACCTTGTTCGTAATTAGTCAACAAACTATAGATGATATCTTGTACTTTGGTTCTCAGAATTTTAAAGGTATAATTACCGTCATTATGGTTCGGAGTAGTAAACGAAATGCATTTCGAAATACTGTCGTTAGTTAATACTTCTTCACTAACGTCGATACCTTTATCATTGGTTTCTTTAACCCATTTCTTCAATTCTTCTTTTTGATCCTGAGTTAAAGATTCTCCACCAAACGGTTTAGCGATAGCCGTAAACGCATAATAACGACTCGTTAATATAAAGTCTTTAGATTTAGGTAATTCAGCACCAGGTTTATCAGCTAAATAGCTGTATCGCAATTGTCCACCTTGTTGACCCAAATTCAACTTCATGTCAACACCATCTACGGACTGCAAGTAAGGAGCGATTAATGCATTTACAGTCTTAGATTCACCTGTTTCTGTTTGCAATTCTAAAGAAATGAATTCTTGTTTACCTGTACCACGCCATTTGGAATCCGGAATCGCCATGTTAGAGACGACATAAGTCACAGGCTCAAAGATCTTAATCACATTAGGTTTCGTAATCACCTTTAAGATGTATTCCTTACCGCCTACGTAACAAGGAGAATCCAAATGAGGAATCACTTCAATACGAGTATAATCTGTATTGATTTTTACGCTAAAAGGATATTTCTCATCTTGAGAGAAGATATCACTTTTATTGATCACACCAGTTAAGATGTCAATGTCTTCACTGCTGTTGTTTAAAGCTAATTTCTTTTCAGCTAAAATATTATCGTAAGTGAACGTATAGTTAGAATCCCCTTTCAATCCAGGAGGGACTCGGTTATAAGCTGCCGAATGGGATTCTCCAGTCTCTTTCAACTGCATGGCCAGCTTAGTATTGTATTGCTTCTCACCTACGGTTTTTGCTTCGGGTGTCACTACATAGCTGGAAACTTTATCAAGGTCTTCTTGTTTGGTATCGCTTTCCAATAATAGCTTTTTTAAGTTTTCAGACTGAGTGATCTTAGGATCTACTGTTGTAGTCATTTTAAATCATTTTCCTTAATTAAATAATCAAATTATAAGAAAACATAGATAGAATTAAGCTAGGCTCCAATGAGGAACCTAGCTTAATTATTTTAAAGTAATAACCTATTGCTAGATTACACCGCTACCAAACCTTCAGAGAAGCCGTTCAGTTCGTCAGCTACGTGGAATTTACCCACAGTGAAGTCACCTACAACGTAGATAGAACCTACGATGAAGTCTTCGTAGCCTTCAGCAGCAGAGATTTTGAAAGTGAAGCTGTCTTTGTCGTAAGTTACGCCACCAGCATCAGGATCTTGGAATTCAACTTTCAGAGCTTTCTTAGTACCAATCAGCGTGTCACCGATTTGTGCTTCAAAGAGCGTTTTCAGTTTAGTACGACCATCTTCAGTGTCTACAGAAGCTTGGTGATTATCCAAAGCGGCTTGATCATCCAGCGTATAGTAGATGGTAGCGTCACCGGCTTTACCGATAGAGGTTTCGAGGATTTTCTCGTCTTTGAACAAACCAGGGTCGTGCTCAGCTTCATGGAGTGCTTTAGCAACAGCTTTAGCAGTAGTCGGAGCTACGTAGAAACCGACAAAGCTATTCAGTTTGTAAGCAGGATCGCTGGTATCGCCAGTAGAACGGAATTCTACAACACGTTCGATGTCGCCCAGTTTACCCGCACCAAAAGAATAGTCTACATGAGTAGTACCTTGACGTTGGAACTCTTGTTCAGCAACCAGTTGTTGACGAGCAGGAACGTTAGCGTAAGCTTTAGTCAAGTAAGCTTGTTTCAGCTTAGCCAAATCAGTTACATCGTTCAGGTTAACGCTAACACCGTATACATGGTTAGATTTAACGATGTCACGGTTAGGACCAAACGCATTTTGACCTACATAACGAGTAGCCAGACCAGTGAGGTCTTGAGCCAGACCTTTGGTTTCGAAAGCAGGGATCGGAGTAGAATCGTTCACCAACTCATGAGGTGTATAACCCAAGTAAGGGAACAAGATCACTTGGTCACCGATTTCTACGTCAGAACGCAGACGTACAGTCAGTTTTTGTTGTGGATCGCGTTTAGCGAAGCACAGTTTAGCATCGTCAGTGGTGTAGTCGTAGTTGACTTTGTTTTCACCGTATTGCAGGGTAACAGAAGCACCTTGCTCAGTAACGATGTCAGCACCGAAAATACGTTGACCAGTAACGACATCACCAGTGGAGCTGAACAAAGCTTTCTTGATGTGTTTTTCCAGGTTTTCGCTGGTAGGTTGAGTCAGGTCAACGTATTCACCATTTTCATCAGTATCGGTGAATTGGTGGATTTGACGAGTTTTCACAGGGTCTACACGACGGTAGTTGTGTTTGATGATTTTGGTGAAACCAGCTTTAACAGAACCATCAGTGTCAGAAGCAGCGCTAGGTACAGTGCTGACGTCTACGCCAGCATTGGTCATGCGGTTAGCAATGTCAGCATCAGCAGTACCTACGTACAGCTCAGTAACACCTTTATTGTCTACTTCTTTGGTGGTATAGATAGAGAATTTGTCCAGTTCGGCACGTGGGTAACCACCGTCAACCAGCAAATCTTTCACATTTTCGAGACCTGTTTTGGTAAAGTCTACAGAAATTTTATCGTACATGTTAATGTTTTCCTAATTTAGGATAGAATGAATGTTTAAGGAATATTAGATTTCAGGTAAAGTGTCTTCATCAGCAAGCTTCAGAGCACTAAATCCATCCATGCCTTCCTTAAGGGTCAGTTTTTCTTCCAGCGGTACCAACGCAATGTATATTGGCTCGCTCATAAACATATCGTCGCTTGGATCTACAAACACTTTATGGATCACAACGGAACCATCGTAAGTGACGGTAGTAGGCGCTTCAGTGCGCTCCAAACCAGTTTCATTCAACATCTTACCAATGAATGCTTCAAACTTAGGTAAGTCTGTTTCTTGATTGTATTTACCTGTTTTAAAGACGACGATGTTTTTATTCGATTGAGTATCGATCTTATCGAATTTAAACTTCTCTTCTGTGTCTAAGAATTTAGAACAGTAGTCTGCTGCTTCTTTAGCTAAGAGTGGCAACACATAGGTATTGACATTTCCATGAACTTCAGGATATTTAGCCATAGGAGAAGCATATCGAATCAAACCAGAAGCACCTTCAGGAATAGAGAGTTCTAAACCTTCAGGGAAAATGGTTTTCTGAGGTACTGTAGAAACACGAGTGAAAGCGAATTTGTTTTGGAGGAATTGTTTCCGATACGGAGCATCCTCATAAGCTAATTCGTTATACTTCGTATTCAGTACAGAGTTACCGAGAACCAAGAGATCATGCAGGGCAATAGGAACACGTTTAATGGCATTACCTTTACCAGCAAAAGCCACGTCAGCGCCTTCGTAAGTACCTTTAGGTACACTATACTCAGAAGTATCACCTTGACCATTTAAAGTCAATTTGAAGAGCAGTTGTTTGCCAGAGGTAACGTCAGCTTTAATAGTGGTAACTGCTTCAGGAATATATCCATGGAATGCCAAACTACCTACAAAAGATACAGAGTAGATATTTTGACCATAATCGACAACATCACCATCTCTACCATGGTGAATTATTCTGCTAGCATCTTCTTGGTTCTTAAATATTGCTGCAGAACCATTGGCTTTTCTAATAGTCGGACTATTGGTAATATCTTCATCTGCTGTGAAACCTACTTCAGAGTCAATAACAGTAGATTCAGCCTTAATAGCCGTGGAAATATTCAATGTGCGATAAGTGTGTCTAAATACTTTGTTACCTTCAGTTTGTGGGGTTATACTCTCTTGGTTTTCGTTGTTGTATTTAGCAGCTAAATCAGCAGGTACTTCGATATAGACAGTGGTGTTTCGGTCGGCTGGACTAACGGTTTCGTTTGATTCTGTTTTGGCAATTCTTAACTCAGCGATTCGGTCAGCAGGATAACCCGCATCTTTCAAGAGTTCATTAAAGTTCTCTTTATCCGATAGCTCTGGGTTATATTTAATGGTCAAAGCCATAGATTCATCTCTTTATAAAGATAGAATAAAATTAAAGTGAGGTAGGCCATGGATCATTTGTTAAGTAGGTCACAGTAGAGAAACGCAAATTAGGAATCTTTGTTTTATAAAGATCATTATTAATCAATTCCAAACGAAATTGATTTGCGTCGTTAATCCCACCTAACTTCCATACACCTATAGGGTTACTATTATCGTCCTTATAAACAGGACCGATAAGAGAGTTTGGTGTTCTAAATCCTTCAGGAATTGTTTTACTACCAGGGTAACATAACCAAACACTAGAAATATTGGTTCTAGGATTTCTTTGAACAGTTGCCTTATTCGGGTTACCTGTCCAGTTAGCATCTTGCCAACCACTTAAAGCAAACAAATCGTAAGCATTACCACCAAACCACCAGAATACTTGGTCATTGATTCGACGTAATTTAATAAACGATCTATCTGCCATACTGATTGCTGGGATTTGTACCCATCCGGTATCACCTTGGGTGACTTTCCAACCAGTATTTCCAGAGTTAGTAGTTTTAGTCCACTGTGCCGCACCATAGGACACAGTATTGTCTACGTACACTGTTCCCTTAGGAGCAGTGACTTTACCTTCTGGAGAACCATTACCAGAGAGGAATTTTGCTAAGTTACTAAGCTCTTTATCCTTTTCACCAACGAATCGAGCAAAATCTAGGAGAAGACTCTTTAATTTAGAATCAGCCATTTTAATAGAAACCTCTTATATAAGTACAGATAGATACATTTACCATATATCTACCCGTACTTATTTCCTAGTCGTTAGAGATTAACCACGAGCTTGAGTATAAGCTTGTTTCAAGGCATCAATGGTCAGGGTAGACACATCAGTTTGTTTTGCAGAGTTTTCCAAAGTAGTGACTTTGGTTTGCAATGCTTCAACAGCCGATTTGTTGGCTTTAGACAGAGTGTCAGCAGCTTCGGCTTTAGCAGTCGTCACAGCCAAGTTAGCAATAGATTGTTCTACAGATTCTGCTTTTTGTTTTGCGGCATTCGCAGTCACTTCTACAGCAGAAATCTTAGCAGACAAACCATTTTGCTCTTGAGTCAGGTTTTGGATTTGACCTTCAATCGCAGTGAACTTACTCAAAATCGCTTGAGGTGTGTTACCTTGAGCATCTTTCAAGTTTTTCAATTCTGCTACGATTTCACGAATCGTATCCAGTTCTGCATCAACTTCACCACCCATCACTTGGACGCGCAGTGCTTCAATACGACCTACTAAGTCTTCAAATAAACTTTTGTCTTTCTCACCCAAGAAAGTAGCAAAGTCATTCAAAATGTTTAACAATACGTTTTCAGAGGAAGCCATTTTAGCTATTATCCTTTTTTGAAATGTGTTGATTTAATGTTATTATCCACGAGCAGCATTGTAAGCTGCACGCATGTCACCCAATACGGAAGGGGCATTGTCTGCACTAATACCAGTTACGGCATTACCGTTTTCTTGATCGGTAACGACTTCAGCAAAACCATTCAAGTTCAACTGAACTGTAATCTTAGGCAGAACGATTTCATCTTTAGTAGAGTAAGTCGCATAAGCACGCAACTCACCACCAACATAATCAGAAATCTCACGACCAGGCAGTACAGAAATCTCAATACGAGAATCTGTCGCACTATTGCGCTCTATCTCTACCAAGTCAGCATAAACACCAAAGAAACGACGGATCAAAGAGCGAGCTGATTCAAACGCTTTTTGAGCATCTTCATGTTTACCCAATTGAATGTCAAAACGAGAACCATCACCTGTATCGGAAGCCAATACAAAGGATTTCACTTTAATACCGCTTTCACGATATTTAGATTCTTGTTCGACATCCAACTCAAATTTACCAGACTCTGCTACCAATTTAGAGATGTCAGAGATACCCACCATCATGCGGATGTTACCGTAGATGCGAGAGTATTGATCTTTCTCTTGATCTTCAGAGAGGCGATAGAGAATAGAAGAGAGGTAGTTCTTAGCCGCTAACTTCTCAATCTCTTGTTCTGGAGTAGAAGGATTAGCGATTTCCGCACGGAAGTTAGGAGAACGAACAATGTTCAAACCTTCAGCTTGGATTTCTTCCAATATAGCACGAGCACGGCGTTCACCATAGGTTTCTACCAAGAAACGAGACAGGATTTTACTGTCAGTCTCTTTAGCGGTTTTACCAGGGATAACGGCTAACTCATTGTACATCTCTTTTTTAGAGATAGAGTCTTGAGTCAAGAATGGGTTAACAGTAGTGACCAGTTTGGTCATTTTCTTACTCAAGTCAGCCAAGTATTGGATGCACAATTGAGCAGTACCTGCTAAACCGTAAGAATCACGACGAGGGGTAATCTCTAATTTGTTGGTACCGTATTTCAGTGTACCATCTTTCAATTCATACGTCAAACGCTCACCAATGAAGGGATAACCTTCTTTAGTGAAACGGTTTTTCACGTAAGTGACGATATCCAAGTTATCCAACTCAGTATCGAGTAATACCATCACTTTGTTTTTCCAATGATAAGGAATCGGCAAAGTACGGTTATAGAAGTGAACGTTACCGTATTTACCACCAGTCAGATTGACCAGTTCACCAGAGTAATTAACTTCTACTGCGGTGTTACCGGATTTCTCAGTGTAGCTGGCATAGCGTTCATCGCTAGAAGGGCGTACGGCAACAATTTCAATATCATCTAGATATTCTTTAGGATAGCCACAATCCATCAGAACTTGGTTGAGGTTTTCACGACCACTACGAGTAGCGTAGTAGTTGTATTGTTTGTAATCAGCCATTTTAAAAAGCCTATTTTCCAAAATAAAATATTCAGTCTTAGTTTAAGTTGACACAGTACGATAATTCTGTTTGGTTTTTAGTCGGCCAAACATAGTTTACCTTCTCGTATCTAAAGGTAACAACATCTGCTTTAGATAAAGCTTTCAAGAAATCAATCTGTTCTTGAGTAGGATTAGGATTGTCGTTAATCACGGGAACATACCAAAGTTTTCCATTGATTCCTATTGAAGAAAGATTCTTCTCTTCTCCATTGAAAGACAATCTGACTATAGACATTGCACTCAAAGTATTGATTGTAAGTTTCTTATCCCTACAAGTTAAGATCAAAGCAATTTTACCATCTTTAGTCAGTCTGTACTTAATCCTTCCATTCCCTTTATCCTTACGCTCCCACGTTACAGATTCGTGAGAGGCTTTATTGTCTCGGATAGAAACTTCATGAATAGTGAATACGTGTATCAGCAAAAGGATACACAAAAAACTGAGTAAAAAGAGTAAAACCGCTGTGAATTTATTTTGTAAGAATATCTGTCTGAGTATTCTTCTCATTTAAAAATTACCTAAAAAGAAAGCATAATCTATATTACTGTTATAAGCACTCTATTTCAAAACATAAGAGACAAAAATACCCACTACACTCACTACATGTAACTGTAGTGAGTGTAAGGGATATAATAAGGATTCTCTCTTAACCTTCTAAGGAGAATGAAATAGGATCATGACTTTGATAGCCTATTAATTTAAAGTCTTCTAAGCTAATGTTTCCTGACAGAATACGATTAGCAGTAAGGTCAGGATTGACATATAATTTAGGCAAAGACAGAGGTGCTCTCTCTAACATTTCATTGGCTTTCTCTACATGAGAAAGATAGACATGAGAATCATGTACAGTATGTCGATGAGATAAAGGCAGTACACCCAGTGCATTGGCTATCATAATGTTCAGCAAAGCATATTGAGCGATGTTGTGTGGCTTTCCTACCATGACGTCATTAGAACGCATCACGAGCATGGATTCAATACCAAACTCTAAAGCTTTTACTTCTTTCTCGATACCAAAAGCAATATTCTGTTCTACTTGATATTGGATAGAAGCTTCTTTTTGTTGTTCTGTTAAAGGACGTAAAGAAACATAAAAAACTTGGTGACAAGTATCCAAAGCCATATTACCTCGTTCTACATTGTCAATAGGAGACAAGTATTCCTCAGGACGAAGACCTAAGGCAATGTTAGACAAGTAGTGACGACGAGAAAAGATATTTCTTTCCATATCATCTTGCAATCCAGCCATTAAATTAGCAATTTGATCAATATAGATAATGTTATCAAATGCACTAATCTCATCACTCTTCAGTCCAGTACCTGAAGTGACTTCTGGTTTCTTTCTCCAGAGTAAGGGATACATTGGACCAATAGTATTCGTTTCTTTACTTGTCCATTTATCCCAGAATGGTACATTGTGCTTTTTCAAGAACGAAACATCAGGATCACCTTTAATAAACCAAATCAATTCTAAGATGGTTTTATTTAACCATACTTTACGAGTGGTAATTAAAGGAAAGTCACCATTATCTAAAGGATACTTTTCAGAAGTCCCAATTAGAGAAATCGTACCTGTACCTGATCGATCATTTTCAATACGTGTCCCCTCATCTAAAATCTCTTTCAATGTTTCTAAGTATTGTTTCATTACGCCTCCTTAAGATAAAATACGGTAAAAAAGAAATAAGAGTATTCCTCTATAAAATAGAGGAATACTCGATTAATTTACAGTTTCACAGAAGAGAGGCTAAAGAGGCGAGCAGCAATGTGATCGTACTCTTTAGTGAACACATTCTTACGAGAGTAAACCAAGTAGAAAGTACGAATGATTTTTCCGTCTTTCTCAGTAAACTCATGGTGAACTGAGAAGTAAGCTTTATTGTTCAACTTATCACGTACAGCTTGAGAGAATGCTGCAATTCGAGAATAGACTTCTTTGTAATTCACTTTTTCCAAAGTGACACAACCAGCAGTCAAGTAATTGGCAATGTGACTGGTTTGTTGACAAACCGTCAAAAGCTGTGCTTCGGTATAAGGCGCATCATCCATCAAGTGACGGAAGAGACTTCTGTTAAGAAGATTAGTCGTGTAAATCTTTTCACCAAACTTCAATACTTTCAAATCAAAGACTTCATTTTGGTTATAGAATTTTACTTTAGGCAATTGAGAAGACAATTTAAACATCAAGTCTAAGTTATCCATCAAAGCGACAGTTTCTTCGACTAAGTGGTCTTGTGTATTCAGTACCAAGTTTTCTTCAGGCACGAGACGCGTTTCATTGGTAGGAAATTCATCTTCACGCAAATAAGTCGTAGAAGGTTTATAATCTTCAGGCACTGGTACGACGGTTTGTTTTTTATCCCGAGGCGGTTTCCCGTGGTATTTGTGTTTTCTGAATGGAGCTTGTTTTTTGTGAGTTTCAGGAGTAAACATGATATAATAACCCTTATTTAAGATTTCAAGGAAAAAAAGAAATTACTTTAGAGACAACATATAGTATACATGCTGTCATATTTAGGGTTATTAAAACACTCGTAAACACGGCATAAGACCCTCTACTCTCCTAGGAGAGTAGAGGAATCTATTATCGGTCTAAAACGATTCTAGAAGTACCATCTTCATTTTCACAAATAATGTAATTGAAGATACGTTGATTTCTAGCTTCTTCTTGTACTTTTAAAAATACTTGATAAGATTGCTCGTCACAACGTTTCATGGTTTCAATTACTTCAAGAAGTTTATCTTTACCTAAGTCATGATAAATAATTGAAAGTACTCTTTGGTATCCCAGTATTTCCTTAATAGTCATTTCAATTTCCTTTTAGATTAAAAATAAGCACTTCTTTGGACAAATAAACCATATTGTCCATTCTCTCGAGTATCGACTAACCAATAAGGTACAACGCTTAATTGTTTAGCCAATAACTGATTCTGTAAAAAGACATTATAGCAATGTGGTTTCTTTTCTTTTAAAGTATCCACCAATTCCTCTAATGCTTTATGTCCAAACTTCGTTTCGATAAAAGCCAATACCCATTGGTAAGCTTCTACATTTAGAAACTCATTACGAGAAGATTCGTTTAGATTTACAATAGAATCTCCTTGTTGTTTTAATTCTTCTTTACGAAGGTTTAAAGATTGAGCTGTTGTCATTTCCATCGTTTATTTCCTTTTAGTAATCAATTCAAATTAAAAAACAAACATAGAAGAAATCCTCTACTCCTTATTACGGGAGTAGAGGAATCTTTTAGACTGAATTACAAACAAGGCAAGTCGCTGGTAGAGCGATTGTGAATTTTCACTTTGTAAGTCGCTCCACTCGGTACACTAAACACAAATTCGTTTGCTTGATTCATTTCTCGAATAATGGCTTTATAATCACCATTAGCAGGATACAAATTACCACCAAACAAAATGTCTTTTACAGGGACACCTGAAGCACGACCAAAAGTAAAGTACGAACCAGAATCAAACTTTGCTAAAGTACCATCGGGTTTACAACGATAGGTAAAGTAACGACGATAACCATTAGCGGTTTTATTCGTGCTGTATAAACCTACCATGATGTCACCATTGTTTTCTTTAGTCAAACCAAAGGCGGCATTAATCAAGATAGGTTTCTCTTCTTTAGGTAATTGAGGGGTACCTGTAGGAGGAGGTGGAGGAACATCATCACGTGTCACAGGAATCGGTTCAGACGCATCTAACGTTTGAAGATTACCACGTTCAATGCGATTGTTTTTCAATTCTGTTTCGACACGAGTAGAGTTAGTGAAATAATTAGCGGTTAAGAAAATAACCAAACCAACGAGTAAAAGGATTACCCCAATGGTCAAATAGTTTTTGAGTTTTACTCTCATTTTATTTTGTTATCCTTAATGCGTGAATTCAATGTCTATTTTAGGCAAGACTTCAGCAGAGGAAACAGGGGTATTAGCAGCTACTTGACGATTACGATTTTCTTGAGCGGCTAAAGCTTGACGCTCGCGTTCTGCTTTCTCGTCATCTGTTTCTTCTACAAAGTCAAAACCACCTGAGTTATGGGTGACCAGAATCTTAGCTTCTGGCTGTGGTTTAGGAGCCGGTTTAGGACGAGGTTCACCACAACCACATTCACCCATAGGTTTAGAGTGTTCAGTATAGTTAGGTTGTTTAGGCTCTACATCCTTAATACCCCAATACTCTTTATTGAAGTATTGAGTATTGCCATCCGCATCTTGATATTGGAAAGCACGAATGGTTAAGAGTTCTTCCAAGTAGTTACGTTTACCTGCTAAACCTAAAGCACGGAAGTAGGTTTTATTCACCAATACTTCTACTTTGTCAGAAGAGAGCATGTAAGAAGGACCACCAATTGCCACCATTACTTTAGTGTGGTCAGTAGAATGGTTAAACCAGCTTTTAATAGTAGAGGAATTGATTTCTTCTGCTACGAAGAGTAAACCATTACGAGAGGTTTTGACAGAGCTGTAATGCACTTCAGTATTGTCGTAGACTTTACGACGGAAAGTAATGTCTTGAGAAGGCAAATCTTTCATCATCAAAGATTTCAAACTGTGCAGCAATTGTTCTACAGTTTGGATAGGACAAGGTGCGCCAGCCAATACTGCCATACCATCTTCAGATTGGTACCAAGTCGGGCGACAGATAGAATCGTACAAGAGTTTGTCTTTAGGTAATTCTTCCAGATCTCGAATCAAACGATAAAGTTCCATTGAGGATTTTTCCTTTAGTCTTTAAAATAAATCAAAAAAAAGAGTACTCAGAATTGCAGTACTCTTTATGTAATTTCTCATAGGGTTAGATGTTACCTATGCTTCTTCAATATCCTTATAATACTCCTTGTTCTCTAGGATACTCAAGATATCTTGAGTAGTAGCTTCTACTGTAGTAGAAGGAATAGAGAAGAAGTTATAAACATCAGGATTGAAGCAAGCACAATCTTCTGCAAAGAAGACTAAGTAATCATGATATTTACGAGACATGATTGCATCTAACTCTAGCGACATTTCATCAAATGCTTTATCCGATTCATCATTCGGATTTACTTCTTTAGCACGACGAGCACGTTCTTCTACTGGACAAGAAATAAAGATAGGGATGACTGGAGCTTGAGTGAGTGCAACATACTTCAAGAGATTGTGAGTTGTATTGATACGTGCTAACGTACCCATTAAAGTATCACGTTCTGAAGTATAGGTATCAGTTCGGAACTGGTAGTCTTTAGGATTGTTTGCCATGTCGATAACATCAATCGGACTGTAGACCAAAGTAGATCCAATAAATCGATCGACAATAATCGTGACTTCTTGATCGAATAAATTCACTAAGTCGACTAATGCTTTTAACTGTAAAGTTTTAGCAGTTAGGATACCATTAACATCGGTAAAGAGAACTAGGTAAGCAACATCAATACCTTCTTTATTGATGCGAAGATAATCATCTACAGTAGATTGCTTTGGAAAATCTTTTTTCTTAACACGTTCGTGAATATTATTGAAATAAACACTTATTCGCTCTTTTGCTTCTTTCAATTCATTCAATAAAGATTTGACCAGTATAATTTTAGCATTATCCTTCTCAGGATCTAAAGTATCGACTTTAGCAATGAAGTATTCTTCAATTTCCTCTAAGTCATTTTTATTCGGTGTATTCAATACCAAGACTTTGTGATCTAATTTCTTTTTCAATTCATTGATCACAGAAGTTTTACCACAATGAGATAAACCTTCAATAATAACAATTTGATTTAACATTTTCTATTCCTTTACTGATTTAGATTAAAAATAAAGACTACTCCGGTTTAGGGAGTAGTCTCTTTCTGAACATAAGTGATTAGTTCAAATCACAAATGTTGCCGTTCTTGAAGTACTTCTCTGCAGCAGGATCAGAGATCACTGCAGGGATATTGTACTTGTAGCTGAAAGTACCGTTCTTGATTTGGTCTTGGAGAGCTTCAGGACTGAGGAGACCCATCAGTTCTTCGCGGTAGGTTTGTCTGTCCTTAAGGAATGACTGGTAAACCGTGTTAAGGTGAGACCAGTCAGTGACCGTCTCAGTAAAGGTTAAACCTTGTACTGCCAAACGATTACCTAATTCACCATTGACCATACGACGTGGATCTGTGTAAACAATAGGTTTACCAGTCTTGTCATCAGTGATACCACCAACGTCTACAACGGCAGACATTCCTGTATTGGAATCAAAATACCTGTTGATATACGCAGTAGTCGTGTTAACTACTCTGTTTCCATAATTATCCAAGGTAGGGTTAACTTCTGGTCTGGTTATAAAACCAGGGCGGATGTATTGACCTTGGTTGGTAATGATGAACTCGTAAGGATATTCGTTCGAATATTTTCCTGAGATAGCTGGTCCGTAGATAGAAAAGCTGCTACCTACAGATCCATTACCACAGGAATACCCAACAGAGAACCACTCCCCACCGTCATTTTTACCAGTGTATCTCCAAATAGGACCGAACTTTTGAACAAGATCGTAGAAGTCAGGATCACGACTTCCGGCACTGTGGAATTCCCATCCGTTGTTGAATTTTTCGTCAAACTGGAGGTTAGCAGGAGCCGGATCACCATAACCTAAGTCTTCATCAGACATCTCAGGAGTTTCAGAAGCTGCTGCTTCCTTAACAGTAGCGGTAGAACCAGCAGCGGAAGCAGCCTTAGCTGCCTCTTTTACTTCTTTACTTTCGCAACCAGTGATTGCAGTAATTACCAACAGAGCGATTAACAATTTTTTCATGATATTTCCTTTTTACAAAAGTTAGATTAAGATTAAAAGATTAGGGGTTAAAAGATTAAGAGTTATTTTGATGTACCGACGACAGAACGGATCATCTCTAATTTCAGTTCCAGTTCTTTGACTCGTTCTCCGTCAATAGTTTTATGGAAAACGATATCTTTGGTCTCGTCGCTTATCGGAATCACATCTGCTAATGTGATTCCTAAGAACTTACAAATGAGGTAAGCGAAATCGATGCACAATACATAAGTGCGTCTGTCTTCCAGAAGCATTGACGTGAATACTGCTTGATTCACACCCAAATATTCTGCTACTTCTTTAATAGTGCTACCGTTAGCATAGATAGCGTTTTTAAGATTGCGTTTAAGTGCTGTATTAAACGCATATAAGTCATGTCCCTTAGTGGATTGAATACGTGCTGGCATTTTGAATTTTCCTTTAATGAGTTAGAATAGAATAAATGATATTAGTCGCGGTGGTCAGGTATCCATATCTCACGTAAATGGTATATATCTGAAATAAATTATAATGTAAAAAAGAAAATACTCTCTACTCCTTAAATGGAGTAGAGAGCTAATCTATTATTTCACTGCCATGCCGGCAGCTTCGGATTCTTTTTCATAGTCGCGCTTTTCAGATTCTTCAGTCGTAAACTTTTCAGCATAACGAGCTTTCAGTTTCTTAATGTTCGCTTCCATGATTTCTTTCAAGGTATAGGTTGTCACCTCTGTTTCCAGATAGCTCGTCATGATAATCCATTTCAAGACATCCACACACAAGTTACTCATCACCACAACATGACGATGATCTAACTCTTGTTTATAGAAGTAGTGTTTCTTAAAAGCGTCTAATGCACGAGCAGCTTTCTCTAAAAGAAGATCAAGTACATTAGACAAGTGTCCATTGTGTTTGAAATCTTTTACGAGATATTGGAAACCATACTCTGTTAATTCAGATCGAACGACTGCATTAGATTTTCCAGTCATTAAAGCCAGAAAGCTACCTTTACGGATAAAAGTATCTAATGGATCTTTAATACCTTTATCACGGAAGATTTCAGTCGCATCGTAATACAAAGCAATATGCCAGAGGATATCGCCTAATTCAGAAACATAAGCTTCGTAATCAGAAGACGTACAAACATTATCACGTTCGTACTTACGATAGATTTCTAAAGCTTCAGAAAGCTCGCCTGTTAAACCGACCATGGAATGCAAGATGCGGTTAGAAACATCAGACTGTCTTGTAGCATCAGTACGGATTGCTAATTTCACATAATCTTTAAAAGTAGTGATGTTGACATTCCCTACTTTCTCTAACAAGAAAGGTGTAGAAGATTTAATACGGAAGTAAGGACGACCTTGTTCCTTATCTAACATTTGATGTTTACGGAATGCTTCGAATGCACTTGGATTGGCTTTACCCAGGTGACATACTACTGAAGAGAGTACTTCAATACCTTGAGACTCGTATACTGCGTTAATGAATTCACAGTACTGACGAGTCGTTTTATTGACTTTATCTTTTAATTCAGAGATAGAATTGAGCTGAGCATTACGTTCTTCAGCAGGAGTGTAATAAGTACACGGCATAATAGTTTCCTTTTAAGATTTGCGAGTAACTTCTTCAGAAGGTTCTTGTCTAAGTTCAGGACGAGTATTATTACCCATAGTCGGTTGTTCTGAACGAGGTCTACGGCCAGACTGACTATTCATGGTAGGTTGTTCTAGTATTGTATTTGGATAAACACCTCTTACATTGGGTCGCTCTAACTTAGGACCTGGAGGAGTAGTAGATCGACCAATGTCACCTGTCATTAGCTGATGCATTTGAGATTGAGGGATTAAATCATGATGACGTTTTTGTTCCATACCAAAATTGTTTGCAAATCCTGGTTTAAATTCCGATTTGAATTCAGGATTAAACTCAGGTTTAAATCCAGGTTCTCTTACATATTCGAAATCTGGATAACCATTGGCTCGAGCTTGTTTAAACTCAAACTCCCGAGTATTTCGAGACGTGTAAGGAGTTGGTTTGTTTAAATACTTTTTCATGAAGTATTGGTCAGCAATGATTTGCGGATTCATGCTTAATGCTAAATCACGAGCACTTATCAGCAAACTAGGTAACTCACGAGTCAATGTGTAAATATGCAGCAATTTTTGGTCTGGATAAGTATGGACATCGTACTCATCCGTTAGTAATTGAATCATTTTGAAAACCAATTCAAATGAGCGAATCTCCGTTCTTGTATCAGGAATACAGAGTCCATGTTCTTTTTCGTATTCGTTCCATTCTTTCAAGAAGTGATGACTACGAGTTAAGAAGTCATTATGGAGCTTGGTGTAAGTTTGATTTGGAATTACGACGAAATGCAAACCATCTTCGTAGTTAATCTCAATAAATTCTTTCATTTTAAAGAGATGATAACGAATCTGTTGAATGAGCTTATGCAAAATAGAACGCTTAGAATGAATCTCTTGTACAACAGCATTAGCAATGTCTAAAGACTTAACATAGAGATCCATTGGGATCTTACCTTCTGTAAATTCTTTAGTAATACCAATAATAGATTCGTATAGACGATCTTCAGAATCCAATACCAGAAGATAACGTTCTTCGAATTCTCGATTTAAATCTACTTTCATTTTTCATTTCCTTTACTAAGTTTGGTTTAAAATAATGCTTTGGTTTCTACATCTTCTTTAATACGTAGATTACTAAAGATGTAATGTCTTACAGAACCGTCTGCAAAGAAACGGAATGTAAAGATATTTCTGTTTTGTATTTCATTCAGACCAGTTTTCACCAGTTCACCTTTTACCACATCAAAGTCATTCTGAACAGATCGTTTGAAGTATTCAGAAATCAATGAGTGTCCTTGTACCAGTTCTACCAAAGTATTCCAAGCTTCAATATTTTCAAAACTTAAGAATTCTTCAGTATAGGGAATTTCTTTTCGACCAAAGGTTACTGTAGCGACTTGCTCATGCTTCACACCTTCTAATCCCTTTACATGTTTAATCATTCGGTCTAACGCTTTCTTTAAAGCATTCAATTCTTCCCGCATGTCTAATATCAACATAGTCATGATTTATCCCTTTAATTCAATAGTAATCTTAGTGCTCTTTTTCGGATTGCAAGGTAGGTTCGGTAATACATCTGAAATCTTTACATCGAGGATATTGCAAACAGCAATGACAAAAGCAATATCTAGAGCTTGACCGTACCCAGAAGTCATTCGTTTAAAGAACATGGAGTATTCCATTCCCATCTTTTTAGCAATAGTAGTCATGGTTTCACCCTTAGCGGTAATAATCACTTTAAGATTAGCACGAATAATGCTATTCACTTCTTGATCAATTTTCATTTCAAAGTTTTCCTTTATATAAGTTAGATTAATATATTGGTACTCAAGCAAGGTACCATTATAATAATATAGGTTTAAACATAATTAGATTGCCCCTCTACCTATAAAAGGCAGAGGAGCTTATCTTACATTCTACGTACAGCGTAATTCATTAAGACCAAAAGAATGGGTATGTAATAGTATTGCTCTAACTCACCCCAATTCAAACAGTCTTTCACCAATTCTTCAATAATCTCTACATCTAAAGTACTATCCTCGAGATACTTCTTCAATTCCAGTTCTAAATGAGATTGGCCATCATCAGAATCTCGATAGAAGTCTTGACTTAAGACATAACTTCTATTCGGTAATACTTGATTAATTAAAAGAGTATCATTAACGACTTTATACTTTCTAGGATTAACCGTTTCAATCATGGCGAAAGCATCACCGATAATCTCATCATTCTTAATGTAGAGTTCATTCGAATAAGCCATGCCATAAGGGGCTACGATTGCACTAAAACCAGAATAACGAATAGAGGTAAAGTTAGGATCATTCGTAAAGTGTTTTAAGGTAATTGCACAGGCTTTGGTGAATGCTTCTTTTAAGAGATAAGGATCTCTTTCAGTAATCGCATCCCAAATCGAAGTCGTATGGAGTAGTGGATATTCATCATCTGTATAAACCCTAAAGTGTACCATCTCAGGATAACGTTGGGAAGAAAACCATTTCTGAATCGCTCTCATGAAGAATCCATCGTAAATCAAAGTCATTTGATTCGGTACCAAACAGGTTTCGTAGAATCGATGATAATACTTTCTAAACCAATAGCGAGCTAAGCGATCATATTCACGTCTCAAGTAATCGAAAGCATCGGCTTTCTTTGGTGTGAGTAAAGGATTCTGACCTGCTTTTAAGTAGTCTAAAGAGTATTTTAATACCTCTACGGTTTTCTGATTGATGTTAAGAATACGAGGATCGTTGATTTGATCTTTGATCTCGTAAGCCATAGAGAATTGAATCTCGTATACGGTATTTCTACGATGAGTTAAACGACGTACATCATTGATGTTAAACCACCCTAATGTATTGCGACCAATGTCCATTAACATCACATCGCCTTTATTAGGAATCACCGGAGGCAAGACATGAGCTTCACCATTGATTTCTGTGGTTCTTAATTCTGTGGTCGTTTGAGAGGGTGATAAAGAGCCTTGTAAAAGAATCTCTAATCCATCAATACGTTCGTACTGCTGTACGACTCCTCCTGCATCTAAAGAGAACTGAGTCACGGAATCATGCTTAGAGAGTCGTTGTCTAAAGTAAGTGACTTTTTGACGTGAACCTTCTGAATACTGAATTAAGGTATCTAATCTTTCTTCTTTGGTATCGACGACAGCTGTTTTAAAGTCTTGAGGGACAATCTTCGGTTTTTCAATTAACTCATGAACAGGAGAGTGTTGTTCAGGTTTAAATGTGCTGTTCACTAACTTCGGCATAGCGAGGTAATCCTTGTGATTGACTTCTATCACGATAGTTAATGAGATAGAAGGTTTGTACCGTTTTAATATTGCTGATGTTCCAGCGATTGTAATCGCGTCCCCAGTTATCGTTATTGTTACTGTCTCGTCCACCTTTCAAGTAATCGATGACTCTATTGTAGAGATCTGAATAATACTTATTGAACATTGGGTGGGGTTTGAGTTTATCTAACCAGTAACGTAAACGATTGATTGCATCTGGAGATAAGTATTTCCAATCGTAATAAATGGCAATACGAATATTGTAAGTATGTTTTAAATCAATTTTCTGATTCAAGTAAATACAACCATTCTTATCGATCTTTAAAGCATTGCGAGACATCATCTGGTCATTCTGATACAAGAGTATTTGAAATAATGATTGTCCTGTATCTAACATGTAATCTTTTTCAGAGATCATGAATTCTAATAGTTCAGGATCAATCCTAAATTCATTACATTCATCTCTTAGATTTAAAAGTAAACACCCTACATCATCTTCATCTTCGAATAGGACTAATTGATCCACAAAACGATCTGTACCTCTGATAGAGAAATCCTGTGCAGGCTGGAATTCATTCCAATGGGGAACAACCACGCCTTTATAGAGATCCCAAGCTGCCATATCGACTTCTGAAGAGAATTTTGCTAAGTGATAAGCAGAGTCTGTATAGACCGTATAATCTTCAGGATAGGTCGCTTGGGCGTTAGGCATGACTTCTCGTTGAGTATTGGTACCCATTAAGACATCAGGAACGACTTGGTTATAGACTACACGAGGATAGTAGATAGAAAGAGAAGTCGGTTTCATGTATCGTACTAAGTAAGGAAACGTACAAATCCATCCTGGGGTATTGTCTATCTTATCCCCTTCTTCAATCATCCCATCTGTATCGTAGTGGCCTAAGATGTTGGTTTGGACTTCTGTTATTGCATATTCTTTATTAATCCCAGCAGAATCCGCAATGACTCCGAATCGATGCGTAAAGTGTTCTTGTAACCAATCGGATAACGGTTTAATATTGGGATTCTTTTTCTTAATCAATTTATACACTTCAGAGAGGATATAAATCGCTCTTTCATCAATGATATAATGGTATTCTAAGTGATGAGGAAAAGTATCCGTAAACATTCTCATCTTAGACTTTACTGAGTTTAACCAAGCACGAGCAGCATGTTTGGATTGTGCTCTGTACGTAATGTTGAACTTCATGGTAATGTGAGAATAATAAGGAGTAATGTGTGTTTGGGTATTGGGTTCAAAAAAGATAGGCATGAATTCTTGTGCCCAGTCTTGATATTGTAAGAGGGATTGTTCTCCGTACTCTTCTTCTACTTGAACTTGAATGGTTTCTGCACCTGCTTCAATAATCCCTTCTTGTCCTTGTTCTTCTGTAGAGGTACCTACTTCTTTACGAACCCCTTCTTCATCTAAAATAATAATAGCGGGATTGTCGAAGATCTTCATCTGTAGATACTTCTTTAAATCATTTACGATTTTAAAAGCGATAGGACGGACAATCGTCTGCTTTTCGCTTTTAATAGGGAAATTAAAAATCATGTAAATCTCCTATAGATAACTTATCATACGAAAAGCTTTAATGTTAAAAGAAAATCAAAAAAAAATACTCCTACCTGGTTAGAGGTAGGAGTATCTTCTTTAGTTATAATAGTTCCTTATAAAGTAGTGAGTTTAGTAGAAGAACCATATTGATTCTCTACTGCGTTAGAAAAGAAAGTATCCATGTTTTTTACATGGACAGGTAAAGTAGGAGCGATATAGCTAGAAGCATAAGTCGTTAAGTATTGTTCGAAAGTTTCTCCATCTGGACGAGTAAGACTCTCGTGTATCCAGAGTTGTTTTAATGTAGATGTCATACCTTCGTGAATCAATTCGTGAATATTGGATTCTTTCGTTAATTCACAATCGAACACAATAGAGCGACCACACTTAAACACAATCTTGATATTTAATGTCCCTGTCTTTCTTTCAGACAAGTAAACTGCATGAATCCCTGGAAATAAAGATTCCGTACTAACGGTTTCTAAATACTTCTTTAAAGCAGGATGTTTAGGTTTATGTTTCAGTTTTTCGATTTTCATTTAAACGTTTCCTTTAAAATAGTTAGATGTTACTCAAGTTAATAATATAGGTTTGAAATATTATACACTCTCTACTCCTTGTTAGGGAGTAGAGAGCAATATACTTATTTTCGTATAAAAACAAATAAAGCGGATACACAAGAGTATTGTGTAGACACTACTGAAGCAGAAGTCGCATGAATGTAGTGATGTGCTTTAATCACTACACCTTCTAGCATGACTTGTTGATTGACATGAGAATCGGTATAGTGCACTCTAACAACACTACCTGGTTTCACTAAATCTGCTTGACTATTGTGCCAAACCAATCCAATTAACTTCCCATCTCTAGCTTCGACTTGAGAGACTTGTTCGTAAATATTGGTGTCTTTCTGACTCATGAGAAAAGGGGCATTCACTACGCCATTTTTCGATTCATTCAGAATGACTTCAGAGACATTATTGGTTCTAGAAATAATGGCTTTATTACCGGCTACTTTGACAGACTCATCCGTGGTCTGTAAATCGGGATTTAAGACCCTTATACCGTTACCCTTATTCAGGGTATTAGCTGAGGTCGAAATGTCCTTAGAATCGCCTTCTAGAGCCGCTATGATGTATAAGTCATTTCCTTCCTTTGTCCAAGTATTCTCTGTATACTTTAAGAAGTCTTTAGGAGAAACAAAAATGTTAATAAAACGGGTTTTATCATCATTTCTTTTCGTACGGGATTTAGGATAGATGTACCACATACCTGTTTGGATGTAGTACCCCATGCCTTGCTTATAAACCCCATAAAGATTCTTTTGTAGGTATAAGGGTAAGTCTAGTAACTTAATACCATGAGGAATCGGAATATTGTCATAAACCGTTTCATTATCGGCTTTGACCATATCAACGCCTTTTAACATGTCGGCATTGTCTAAACCTTGTAGTTTAGTAGCCTCACCCATGAGTAAGGAGGTTAAAGCATCAGTGATATTAGAATTCACGACATTTGTACCGATTTGTAGAGGAAGTAGTTTCTCCATTAATAAGGGGACTAACTGAAACTCTACTCTGACAATATCCATTCTATCAATTGTTTCAGTATTGACATTCTGTAAACGAGAATCGGTTTTTCTAAAGTTTACTAAAGTCTTACAGTAAGCCTTATAACGAGAAACCGTAATCGGTGCTCTAAAGTTAACAGGCTCTGCAATAATCGAGATTTCTAAGTTCTCAACAAAAGGCATGATGTAATCAGACCATGTACCAGGAGAAACCGCTAATTCACAGTTAATCACATCGGCTAGATTGTGTTCGTAATCTCGTTCTATATCAATCCCTAATACTTTAATGGGTTGGTAAGCTAAGTCTTTTTCGACAATATGGATTAAAGCAGAATAAGCATACTTAATCAAACCTTGTCGAGAATGAGAGATTTTGATTAACTCTTCCGTAATTGGGGAACCATCTAACATTAGAATCTCCTATTGGTAAAGATTTGATCTAAGATAGCTGTATCCGAACGATGTGGATCTCTTTCTGGTTTCTTCTCTTTATCAGTAGGATCTTTCTTCAAGAGATCAGAAATACCAAATGAAGTCGGTACATAATCAAATCTATTTTTCAAACGTAACATTTCAGGATCAATATCTTTTGTACGATCTCGTACTTTGTAGATAGCAGAAGCAAATTCAGAAAGATCCATTAAGTCATCAAATGGCACCATGTTTAAAGAGATGGTTTGCTCTGCGTATTCTCGCCATTCTTTAATGTGTTTATAGATGATTTCGTACATAGTACGATCATCTGTTCTGTTGGTTAAGTAGAAAGGGATTTGATCCTTATAGAGTTTTACTAACTGAGGAATCGTCATCCCTACTGTGACTCTTTCGTAAGCATTCTTCTTATCATCTTCAGGATCATCTGTTGCTATTGTACCATATCTTTGGATTTCATTAATGTCCATTAGATTGATGTAATCGACTGTAACAATAAAGATACGATCGAATAATTGATTCACAGTACTTTCTAATTCTTCTTTTGTAATGTATCCTAGTACTTCCATTTTAAATCATTTCCTTTTTAAATCAAAAAAAAGAATCTACGCAATGTAGATTCTTTTTCTAGTGTGTTACTTAGAGGTCAGTAGTAATGACTTTACCATGATATTGATTTTTACCACCGGATTTCTTAAATATCGCGTCGATCTTATCACCATACTTACGGTCGCAAAGATGAGTACGTGGTGTTTCTTCGTAACATTTTTGACGTTGCCATTCGAGCTTAGCTACGTTGTTACCAATGTGGAAAGATGTATAGTTACCAACAGTTCCTTCAATCACGTCACCTTCTGCGCGATAAGCGAAGTTTTCAAAACCTTTACCTTCCACTTGACAGAAATGATACTGTTGACAGTATTCTTTATTATCAACGAGGTAGAGGCTTCTGAATAAAGAATTTGAAGAAGTTCCATTGCGATAGATCTCGCCTTGTTGTGCGAGTACATGCAAAGTATTGTTGAGTTCGGCACAACCAGTCATAGTTGTTGCCAATACGAAAGACAGAATGATAGATTTGATTTTCATGATGATTTCCTTTAAAGTTAGATTAGAAAAGTAGTAATGAAGGGATCTCATTACCTATTACACTATAATGGTATATATCTGAAATAAACTATAATAAAAATAAAATACTCTCCTACCCCGATAAGGAGTAGGAGAGATTCTATCTATTACAAGCCGTATTGCTTTTTGTGGTATTCCACTAAGTTACGATAGTACTCAATAGATGCAGGATAGTTCTTTTCTACATACTGAATCAACTCTTCACCAGTACCACGGAAATTATAAACGCTCCAAATATCTTCTTTGGTAGAAGCCACAAGATATTCGTAAACATTATATTTATCGAAGTCTGGGTTTTGTTCATCAATCAATTCAGTAGTACGATAAGCTGCAATACCTTTATTACCATCAACGTCGAAAGAAACAAGATACTGACCACATAAATGAACAATGCCAGTCAATTTCACACTTTCTACGACAACCGTACCATTCAAGAAAATATGACCGTCCAGTACGGAATCACCGTGAATCTGGCTATTTCCGTTGATACTCACGTAGCCATTGGTTTTAGAGTTATCACCAATGGATACCATGCCTTTCATTTTAGTACAGCCACTTAGAACAGCATTACCATAGACATAGGCACTGTCTGTTATAGAAGAATAGCCTTTAACAATAACATTGTCTTTTACTAAGGCACGACTGGCCACTCTAGCATTACCTTCTACACGAGCATTATCTCGTACTATACCTTCTTCGAAGATCCAACAACCACCCTCATGAGAGAGGTTTTCTTCTTTTTCTACCCATCCACCCAGTGTACCTTTTTTGATCAAAGTAGTACCTAAAGTTTCCCCATCTGGATTGATCTTATAAGGACAAGTAAAGTCTCTTAATGCACGAATCTGATAAAGCGTGATTTCTTCATTATTGCTATTGTAAGCAATCTTGGTATTCTCTTTCACCAATTCGAATTTCTCTTTAGGTTCACATTGTCTAAAGAGGATTTCGATGATTTCTTGTTCGTCGTCGTATTTGACATCAAAAGATTCTGTTCTAGAAGCCATGCCTTGACCAAGGATAGTAGAAGGATGTCTTGCTGTAGTTTCTTCACCCATGATCTTACCAAGCTCTTCAATCATGTCTTCTTTGAAAGAGGGATAATGGAATTCCTCTAAGTTAGCAGGATTCTCTTTATCTTCAAAGAGTGTATATCGAGTAGCATTCTTATCTTCTAAGATTTCAAACTTCTTAGCCATAGCTTTGTTTTTCTTATTGTCAATAATAGACAACAAGTAAACACGAGCTTTTTCGTATTGTTCTTCAATATCATTCATTTTGAATTTCCTTTAAAGATAATGTTAGAATTTCACTTGTTTCAAAACAGGATAGTCATCCAAATCGACTGGATTATTTCGAATGCCTTTTAAGAAGACATATTTAGAATAACGAGCTTCAGTGAACGAACTACTGGTTTGAAAACTGTAAACATAGAGTTTACAATCTTTATCGTCGGGATGGTGACAAATGGCGTAATAAGAATCAGGGAATTGACAAATTTCCATTTGTTTTGTCAGCTCTTCTAATTGATTAAAGATTTTATCAAACTCATCTTCAAACAAGACGACTAAACGACTTTTGAAATCATCTCCAAAAATAATACGGAATTCCATATTGTCATTTTTGTTTCGATGTAGATTATCAATCAACTCTTCGATTTGTTTAATTAAGGTTTCTTGCATCTTATTGCACCTATAAAGTTAGAGGCTAGTACGGTATCCAAAACCGTAATATAACGAACCTTTCTCAGTGTATAAAATAATAACACAAGATCTAGTTTCTTTTCCTTTGATATATTTTACAGACTGTTGATATTGATAGTCCTCTGATCGATATATTTTCACAAGTTCATCAATATCGATAAGGATACTGAAGAACTCATTCCAAACATTAATATCAGTAGTAAGGATATTGATACGGAGCTGTTCTTTATCTTTAAATGTTCCAGTACTTTCTTTAATAACTACCTGTTTACTGTCTTTAGTTATCGCAAGATTAGTTAATTTTGCTAACTCTTCCTGTATGTAATTAAGATGGCTGGATTTGACCTCTTTAATAATTTCATGCATTTTACATTTCCTTTAATTTAGTGATAATTTCAAATTCAGGGATATGTTTCTTTTCGTATTTAAATTCAAATATATCTTTATAAGAACCTGCAACGAAATCGAAAGAATAGGAAATGTTTTGATTATTTCCTTTCTTGATTTCATTAATTACCAATTGAAAATAGTCGGCTCCCTCAGGTTTCATGATAGAATTGACTTTATGATAAATTCTTTCAAATTCATGAATATTTTTAAATACGAGACAGTATTCAGTATATTGGTATTTCTTTCTGTATTCAATACCTGGACGGATCTCAAAAGGTTTTCCAGTAATATCTTTACTGAATTCTACTAACTCATTACTTTTCAAAGATTCTACAAGATCTAGAATAAATCTTCTTTTAGCTTCTGGTGAAAGACTATTAGAAGCTATAGATTCTGCGCTACGATAAGATACATTATCCACTGATAATTCCTTTACAGTTATATTTGGTTAACCATTATAATAGTATAGGTTTGAAATAATACTACTCTCTCCTACCTGTAATAGGGTAGGAGAGAGTAGTATTACTTATTGCCATTCGTCACAAGATTTCACTTCAAATTCACGATGTCCTTCTTGGAATTTAGACATTTCCGCTAAGGCATTCAGAGTAGGAATGTATTCTACTCTTTGTTGTGTTTCACTAGGAGTATCAGATTCACCTTGGGTGACTTCTACAGGAGCAGGAGTAGTTTCAGGATGAGTAATGGATTCAGGTGCACCAAATCCTTCTTGAGATACAGACTCGTTTGAATTTAATCCATATAAAGAATATAACTTTTTAACATAAGTCAATTCTAACATATCGATTATTTCAGTAAGTCTAAAGCTAACGTAGTATTGAAAACATAAAAGTTCTGGATCGTGATATTCATCCCCATCTCCACGACCAACAAATTCATTTGCTGGATTTTTAATACTAAGAGGAGATTCTAGATTTTCTACAGTGTTTAGCAACTCTTTATAACGACTTAGTAATTTTCTAGATTTGTTATTAAATAAGTTTATTTTATCTTTGAAATCTTTTTCATTAGACAAAATAATTTTATCATCAAACGAATCAAAATTACAAACGACAGGAACTCTGTTACTAAACTTAGCATTTAAGTCGATATCTTTGTAATCGTAGTTTTTGAACTCAGGAACACGGTATTCAAAAATTCTCTTGTCAGTATCGTAATAAGAAATATAATCCATCAAGTCTTCTGGAGAATATTTCTCGTCATCACCTTCTTGATATTTTTCAACTATTATTTTAAAGTTCTTAACCCATACTTTATAAAATTCCAAGTTAGACTTATATTGATTAATTACTTCTTCAATACTTTCTGGACTAGGTATTTTACTTAATTGATGGATAGCCACGTCTAAAGGATCTTTTCCTTTAATATACGGAACCATGGTCACTTTATATTCTGGAGATCTCTCTTCTCTAGCAATGACTTTTAAAATAGCACCGCCATTAGAAGATCCTACTTTAGAGAAAGTAATATTGCCACCACCTTTAAGTGATTTAGCTGGATCACCAAATACCTTATCGTAAAAATTCCCTAAGCTTTTAAATAATCCATTAGAAACCATTTCTGAAAATTTAGTAACTAAACTCTTATCGTCAAAGCTTTCTTTTGAAATTCTTACATTAGACAAATCGATTCCAAGACCAGTTAGATAACTGTAAGATTCTTTAGAGACTTCTTCTACTGTTTCTTCTTCATTTCCTTTGGATTCGTCTGATCCTTGGTCTTCTTCATTACCTGATTCTTCAGATTTTCCATCAGACTCTTCACCTTCAGTTTCAGTTTCAGAATCTGCATTGTCTTCTTCGGTATCATCTTCTTCTCCTTCGGTTTCTTCACGTTTCTCAACAATCTGTTCAGAACGTGTTTCTACCTTATCGGCTACGTCTTTTTCATCGGTAATGTTATCGACAGACATGACTTCTTTACCAGTCGTTTCTTCTTCTGATTTTTCTTCCTCTTCAGGTGTATCTTCATCTTCATCGATTTCACCTTCCAATTCAGTCAGAGAGTTTTCTTCTCCGTCTTTCACATAAGGATTACCAGAAGTAAAGAAACGATCCATAATGGGTTTAGTCTTCTCATCGTATTCTTCTTGAGTCAGTTTACCCAATTCAGGAGGTAAGATTAATTCTTCTACTTCTAAAGGCAGTTCAGGTACATTCTTGTCATTCAAGTCATCCACTTCAATCTCACAACGTGCCCATGGGTAGTAAGAACCATTACCATCAGGTACGACATCTACTTCCCATTTCTTATCATCGCCTTTAACCTTAAAGGTATAACGGTGTTTCATCATGGATAAAGAAGAGAGGACTTTAAACTGAATAAAGTTCTCTTTAGTGGTAGGGACAGTGACTTCAATACTGTCACCAATATCCATTTTGTTTTTCGTGGTGAGTTCGTAGCGTGAGCGACCATTACGTGCGGTAATCTTACGCACACGAATAGCGCCTTGTCCGGCATTTTCTTCCGTCTTTTCGATCGGAATAATGTATTGCTCTTGAATCTCAGCGCGATTGGCTTTTTTCAGTTGAGAGAAATTCAGAATACGAGCAAATACTGTAAACTCTTTTTCACGTATGGCTTTACCTCGATTTTCTAACTTGGATAAACCATCGTTCTTTGGTTTGGGTTGATCGGCTTCTTCTACAACAGGAGTCCCTGCCTCTAAAGACAGCTCTAATAGATTTTTAACCATAGTTAATCTATTCCTTTATTACTAAAATGCTATTCAATAGTCGGTTTAGAACCAATAGCCATATCGAGGATTCTTCGAACAATAGACATAAAAGAACTAATCACGCCATTAGAGTCAATATCATTCGTCATGATACCCATGGTCACGACACCACCAATGGTCATGACAAAAAGAATCAAACAAGCGAAACCAAACCACTTAAATAAAGACAGTTTTAGGTTATTGACTTTTCGACCGTATTCTTCTACATCATCAATGTTTCCAGTCGCTACCATGTAACGATAAACGACTTTCAATCGATCTCTAAATTCTAGTCTATTGACCAATTGTTTCAATTCAGCGCCAGAAATGTCTTCTTCCACATCTTCGTAATTCGAGCGCTTATCACTAATCTCTCGATAATCTTTAATTAAGCCATTGAGTCCTTCATCTGTTTCTTTACGGTTAGCCAACAACATATTGTCATCAATGCTTTTCAAACCTTCAATCACCAAAGGATCAAGTACATTGTCAGTAACTCTTGTTTTCTTCACCATTATCTTAAGGCTCTGGATTATCTAAATAATCATGCTGATCTGTACCTTTGATAATATTCTGTAATTTCGTATTGATCTCCATGTAAGATCGATTAGAATGATTCAGACGTTTTACATCGTTATTGAGTTTTAAAATTTCAAAGGTCAATACAGCAATGGTCACGGCTAGTAAGAAAGTCACAAAGACTAAAAAACCATTCATGATTCGCTTGGGTTGATTTTTGTATTTGATTAAAGTTCTTAATAACTTAATCTTTTTTACATCGAGTTGTCTATCTAATTCGTTTTTATTTTCTGCTGTATCCAGACTCATGTCTTTACCTATTTAAATTTAAGACATAATTCAAATACCCATAGTGACCAATAGCCAGAGCATCAATAGAATGCTCATCTAATTCTAGAGGATTGTTTCGTAATCGTAAACGATCTTGAATCTCTAAAATCGCTTGCGTCATTTCATCTTTCTTTGCATTCCCTTTAGCGCCCACTGCTCTTTTGGCAGTAGGTGGATCGACTTTAAAGAAAGGAATCTGATAATTGTATTCCCAAATGGTTTCTTGAATTAAGTTAACCACTTCTATTAAAATCGCGTAAGCATTCGGAGTGAAAGAATTAAAGAAGGGAGATTCGCACATGATGATCGACGGCGAATACTCTCGAAAGACATTCGCTAGTTCTGATTTCATGGCTTGTAATCTGGCAATCTTATCACCAAATTCATTACTGGTATTTCGACTGTAGAAATTCGTATCTTTAGCAGAAATCGTAAAAGCAAACGATTCCTTAATCGCTAAAGTATTAAAATCTAGTTTATAAATCGAAATACCCAGGTTACTGGAACCTGGGTCGATACCGAGTAATGTGAATTCCCACTGAGTAGTATTTGGAAATTTCATCTTACATTACTTTTAATAAATTAAGGAGCTTGTAAAGACACGGCACCTTGAGACAGATTATAGATAGGTTCATTCACACCTAAGTTGAAGATGGAATCAAAACCATCATTGACAGCAGCCAAGTACTGAATCGTCGCATTAATGTGGGCAATCTGTGCAGCAATCACTTCGTTAAACTGAGAACGACCTGAGGAGGTTACTACTTCTACGAGTTTATCTACACCAGAAACCAAACCAATTTCGGTAATCAATGCACGGTTAGGATCACCATGGCGAATGTTGAAAACGTTTTTCAATTCTTCTACATCTTCACGAGTGATGTTAACATTCACCTGTGCAATAGAACGACCATACTTCGCTTTCAAGATGTTCTCACGATCCGCAGAGAGTTCTTGAGCAACAGGATTCAAGTTAGTCGTCGTAGGCGCATAGTCTTCTTCAGTCAGGTTGCCATCATCACCTACAGTAATGATTTTGGTTTCTACACGGGTTTTAGAGAGATCCAAACGTTTTAAGTAGTAAGAGTAGTACTTCACGTTTTTATAGGTCTCTACCACACGCAATGCATAACGCGTGCGCTCTTGAGCAGTCAAGTCATTATTAAACTCACGCATCACGAAGGGTACGGGTTTAAAGAGACCAGTGTCTTCTGCTGTGTGTTGGAAGATTTTAGGAATCGGGAATGCGTCGCTGTCATTGGTACAGTTTTGCAAGGAAATACCACCGTAACCAATACAGAAGTAACCAATGGTAGGAATCGTAGTAGTCGGTGGTACTACAGATTGGTTAATACCCAAGAGTTGATTCAAAGTGGTATTTTGTTTGACCGTATAAGGCAAGCCTAATTCACGAATGACTTGGTTTTCATTACCAATCAGCGTACGTACCGATTCAAAGGCATTACGCTTATTAGGAATAACGGGTTTTGCCATAGTTAATATCCTTTTAATATATTTAAGAGAATTAGATTCAATGTATCGTCATAAAGATCGCAGTAGGGGTAATAAATACCCCTATGCTAGATTGATATCGTGAGAGGGGTAAATATTACCCCTCTACTAAACCTTATCTATTATAGTCAAAACCATCAATGGATTTCGTTTGGAAGTTCCAATCAATGTCTTCTTTCGGTGTTTCGGTATTGACTGGGAAAGGTTCCCAATCCAAAGAAGCACCAATAGAGTCGATGGCTTTTCTTCTTTCTTTTAACGGTAAAGAGAGGAAAGCTTTCATACCAGGGATTGGAGGCAGATTACCAGGATTTTCAATACCCGTTAAATCATCCGCAGGCATGGTACAATAGGTGCCAGTATTGACTTGATGGATTAAACGTACTCCACTGTTAGGCATGTCGATATTCTTCACGTCTACTGAAATATTCACACGAGCAGAACCTCGAGTTCTAGGTTCGATGTAAATCTTGTTATCGGTATAGTCGTGATCTAATGCACTTTGGTGTGCTTTAGTTTCAGTATCGACTACAGATATCGAAGTACCTTCATTTAAGTTACCAATGTAACGAGCATGTTTACGCCCTCCACCATCTAAACGCAATGCTCTCATGTTCGTAGACGTAATTGGAGATTCATTGATCTCACGAATGTAGTGTACAGAATAAGAAGAGAGTTTCGTTAAGAGCTGGATCATGGCTTTGTGCGTATTGTACAAAGAATTCACTTTGACGTTATTTAAACCAGTCGCTCGTTTATAGATATCGTTACCTAACTTCAAGAAGTCATTTCTGTTTCTGACGTCTTTTAGATTTAAAGAAATCGAATCTAAGAACTGAGTAAAGTTTTGAACTTGAGGCGTTCTGAAAGAAACCACTTTAGTCGCATAAAGTCGATAGAACATCATTTCTTTATAAGCACGACCATCTAAGTGTTCGTCTTCATTAACTGCATTAATCCCATCATTCAATCGTTTAAACAATTCATGAGCTTGTTCGTAGAAAGAGAAGGTATCAATAATCGGCTTAATCTTCAAGTACTGACTGTTGATAAAGTTCTTGAATAGTTTGTCTACTAAAGCAGGATCAGGTACAGATTTCTCCAATTCTTCTAAAGATGGTTTCTCTAAACGAGGAATAATCCCAATCGTATAATCAGGAATACAGTTATCCTTAATCCCGTAGTATTTATAAATACAATAGGTATAAAGAAGTAAAGCATCTTTTCCTGATAAAGGAATCAATTCACCTGTTAATGGATGATTGACCATGATGTAGGCTTTATACAAGCCACGAGAAGCCATTTCAATCCAAGTATCAATCAATGCTCGCTCTAACGTAAACTGTTCAGAGCCTGAGTAGTCAATCGCTTTAGATTGTAAGACTTTCGTTTTAGAGAAGGAATCTAAAGAACCTGAAGTATCTTTATAAGCAATCGATTCTAGATTATCTCTTTCTTTAACATTATAAGGTGCTAGAGGATCTTCTTTATCCAGCATGTCTTTTAAGGTTAACGTATCGAGTTCAGGAATAATGTATTCCAAACCATTCAAAGAGACTTTCTCAAATACAGGTTTCACTTTAGCCGTCTTCACGACATCACTATCCCATTGGAGCATGTTGTATTCGGACAAAGGTAAGTTACGCATAGTCAATACTTTTTCAATCAACCATTTTTGTGTGCGTTTCTGACCGACGTAGCGTTCTACCCAACGAATATTCTTATAGAAGATAATCGCTTGTTTAGGGGTTAGTTGGTCTAAGTAGAAGTCTAAGAAACCATGAGAGGCTAGGAATCGACGATAGTGATAAGAATGTGCTTCATTGGTTAAACACATCTCCATCCTGATTGTCATTAAGGCATCGACTAACTTAGGATAGAACGTACCCCAAAAAGCAATATTGAAATATTTGTTATTAATATTATACTGCTTTTGATACCAGCGATTGTACATGCCATAAATCCAATTTTGTAAACGCTCCATTAAGGAGTATTCATTGGACTCAACAAAGGATTTGTCGTAAGAGAGAATCGTCCCTTCTTTAGCTTCTATGGCAACGTTAATATCACAAGGATTCAATATCCCTTTAATCAATAATTCTTTATCCGGATAACGTTCTACTAACTCTTCGTATTTCTTCGTTCCGTAAGAATATTCCTGTCTAGTAGTGCGGTGAGTTTTTAGATTCTCTTTATTGAATATGATTGTTTCCGTAGTGTCCATAGACACTACTGTCATCGGTGTATCAGTCTCGTGATATTCACCTGCGATGTGTTTGTAATAGATCCATGTTTCTGGACGATATTCGTCTACAGCATTCATGTTTCTAGTCTTGACACGAACTGCGTCATTCATGTCCTGCGCTTGATATTCAGACTTGATAATCATCGTAGAAACCAAGCCTATATTCTTATCAATATAAACGCTATAGTGATAATCGAAATCAGATAACATAGCCTTTAAACCTTTTGCTTAAATTAACCACTGTTAAGGATCAATAACAATGGACAACCAATTACTTAAAAATATTGCACTGCAATTAAAAAATAAAAGCAGTGCTAAAGATTTAGATGAGTCAGACATCAAAGGGAATCCTGCCGTCTATGCTCTATTGTCTAAATTGAACTCTTCACGTCAGGAGGAATCCTTTAAGAACAATGGTGATTTATCCAATACCACTCCTGACTTAGATTACATGTTAGGCATCTCTTCTGAAAAAGCTCAGGAGATTGATGATAACGAAACCATTATGCAATTGCTTCCTGACATGGAAAGAGCGGCACAGATTCTCTGTAGTTATATCTTGTCACCGAAGTACTTGATGAAGCCTGAATTACAATTCAGACCACCTAAAAACTTATTTCCTCAAAATACCATTACCATCATTACCGATGAGATTAAGAAGTACTTTAAGAAACATCACGATATCGAAGGCAAACTCTATAAGATTCTCTACGATATTTTGTTCTTAAAAGGTGCCCACATTACTGCCGTAATACCAGAAGCATCTATAGATGAAATCATTAATTCTGATTTAGTAGACAACTCTCAAGAATCTTATTCCGTTCGTTTGTCTCAAGAATCTTTGTCTCATGTCGAACAACTCTTATTAAACAGTAATCGTCCTTCACGTGGATTCTTAGGACAACCTAATTATCAAGAAGGTTATCCGAAACAGTTTACCCGTAAACCCATGGTTTCTCATGAATCCGTAGAAGTCCACTTTGGGAATACGGATGAAGGTTTTGAACCTAAAGTTTCTCAATCTACAGAGCATTATAATACTTCTATTCGTGTACCTGAGAACATAGAATTTGAGTTACCGAAGGAGTATGCCAAAACTCATAAAGATGCGGCAGATAAAACGATTGAGATTTCTGAAGAAGGTGTCTGGAATATTAAGTTTGATTCTGCTAAACTCAATACTTTAGTAGAAGTGAGTGATGACTTGTCTATCTTGAGACAATCTTTTATTCGTAAAGAAATGCTCTCTCAAGAGTCTGCTCGTGCTGCTGGTATTCCGACTGGTTTTAAACCGACTTCTTTAGAGCGTGAGACTTTTTCAGATCGAAACATTATTGATAAGATCTTTAGAAAGATTGACGATATCAACAGTTACAATACTGATGTGTTGGAATTGAAGAAGTTAAAGAATGACAATCAAACTACTCGTGAAAACTTGGATGAACCTATCTTCATTAATTATCCTGTAGAAGCTGTGATTCCTATTTTCAAACCAGGTTCACCTTCTGAACACGTAGGTTACTTGGCATTGCATGATGAAGAGGGCAATCCCTTATCTAAAGCGAAACCTGTGAATTACTATCGTGAACTAGCGAATGGTTACAACAGTCGCATGACAGTGAATACCATGGCTTCTTCCTTGATTCAACAAGGTAAGACGATGTTTGAAGGTTTCTCTAATAAGTTAGATGAAGCTCGTCAATTGGAAATGCTCTCTCGTATTCACTCTAATGCCATTATTAAAGACATCTTAGATCGATTGAAAAATGGCTTGTATGGTAAGAACTTAGATGTGGGTGATTCTGCTGAAGTCTCACGCATTATGTTCTATCGTGCTTTAAGAGGTCAAAGAACCCGTGTCTTGTTTGTCCCTAAAGAAGTCATGTCTTACATGGCATTTGATTACGATAATCGTGGCTTTGGTATTTCTCTATTGGATAACATGAAAGTCTTGATTTCTCTTCGTATTCAATTCATGTTGGCACAATTGCGTGCAGGGATTATGAATTCGATTCCTGAAACCTTAGTAACACTACGAATTGATGAGAAAGATCCAGACCCTCGTAAGACGATTCAGATTGCGAATGTGATGGCATTACAATCTCGTTCTAATTCTGGTTTGATCATTGGTGCTTCGAATGTACAAACGATTGAAGATCGTGTGAATCAATCGAATATTAGAATGGCAATTGAATCAGACAATCCTAAGATTCCTCAGATTGGTCACGATGTTACGAAAACCACTTCAGATATTCCTGCACCAGATAATGAAGTCGCAGAAGGCATGAAACGTGATACCATCATGGGTACAGGCTTAACGCCAGATATGGTGGATAACTCAATGTCTACAGAATTTGCTGCTAATGTGTTACAAGGTAACTTTATTACGAGCTTGGTTACTTTCCAAAAACAAGATCGTTTTAATCCTTTGTTAACTGAGTTTGTACGTAAAGTGATTTCTGTTTCACCTTACTTACACAAACGAATGCGTGAGATTATTCGTGATAACTTAGAAGAGATCATTGAGAACATTAAAGAAGCATCTGGTGATAAGACTTTATCAGTTAAAGGATTAGCAGCTTCTGCTATTGAAGTCTTGATTGATGGTATTATTGATAAGTTTGTTTCTAGTTTTGAAGTGAACTTGCCTGCTCCGCCTAATGACAATCATGAATCTAAAGCAGAACAATTGCAACAATACGAAGAACGTGTGGACAAAGCGATTGAGTTTGTGATTTCTCAAGATGTCATTCCAGAGTCTTTGGTTTCTGAAGATGGTGAATCCATGGTTGAACAATACGCTAAGATCGTAAAAGGTGACTTGTTACGTGACTGGATGTTAGAGAACAACTATATGCCTGAAATCATGAACTACATTACGGTATCGGATGAAGGTGTTCAGACTTACGAGAAGAATAAAGCCATTCGTGAATTGACGATTAAAACGGTTAAAGCGATGACTGAATTCTTTAAAGAAGGTAAGAACATTGCGGATTCGACTTCTGCTGTATTGAAAGCCAATGATATGGTGATTGAAGACGATTACTCTTCTAGCAGTAGTGATTCAGATAGTGATTCTTCTGCTAGTGACATGGAAGGTCCATTTGGCGATATGGATAATATGGGTGGTGAAGATCCATTCGCTGAAGAGTCTTCTGAAGAATCTGGTGAAGAAAAAGGTTCTAATGAAGAAGGCGATGCCAACATGGGTGGGAATGAAGCCCAAGATGGTCCTGCTGACTAAAAAAGAAGTATTTTAAACCAAAAATAGCTTACACCCTAGGGAGACCGAAAGGCCTCCCTAGGGATTTATGTTCACTATTTTCTTAAACCCTAAATTGTGTATTTATCTATTTTACTTTATATTTTGTAAAATTGTTATAACAAATTAAATTGTTTTTCTTTACATAATAATCCTTATTGGAATATCAAACCATCGGTTTGCAATTTTGGTTTTATACGTTTTGGTAAACATAATCAATACTTGAGTTTTTGATCCTTCTTTTCGCATCTTTAAATCAGACACAAACCCTTTAGCTTGGCATCCTAGAATAGCAGTCAAAAGCGTAGTGTCGAATGACTCTTTTAGGATATCTACAACTGCTTGTAATTGTTCGTTGATCTTGTCTAACAAAGCATTGAATTGAGGATACTTTGTATACTTAGATAAGAATGGGGTATCGAATCGAACAGCTCGATTAGAGGGGTAAGGGGTAGTGTCATTACCAATTGCTTCTAACTTCACCAATTCATCCATGTAATACATCGCTTCTTTAAAGCGATGACATACTTGGTTAAAATCTAATACCACATCTTTATACTTCTTCTTACGATCTTCTGGCTTTTCACTTAACTGCTTGAAAAACTCAGTATCTTTAAACCGTAATTGATGATCACGAATCAATTGAGCAATTTCCGTTTGCTCTTTGAGGGTTATTGTACTATTAAAGTGCATGGTAATACTTTCATTGAGGTAAGGGGTAAAAAGGGTACGTAGGAGCAATACCTAGTATTACTCTAGATACTACTCCTATACATTTTATATTAGATCACAATACGGACATAGACCTTATCGGCTTTTGTAATCGCATTATATCCTTTAATGGCTTCAATCAATACCCCATCTTTAGTGACTAAGTAGAATTCTTTGGAATGGTGCTTATTGCGTTCCATGAGATTGATCAAGAATGTGTTCAATTCTACATGGTCGTTAATTGCCAGCTCATACCAGCTACTACGTTCACTTCTACCCGTGGGGCTTACCAACCCCTCAAACTCATTTAATTCTTTATCTACGACGACTACAGAGCCAGTAACGGGTATTACTGCCATGTACTTAGACTCTGGATCTTCAGATGACGTCAAAATGTCTTCACCCATGAATTCTTCAGACAAGAAATCTTGGAACATTTCTTGCAAAGCAATGCGATATTGTTCTTTGCGTAATGGATGATGTTTAAACTGCGTATTTTCTACCGCAGGATAAATATCAATCACACAAGTTACTTTCACATTCGGCAAACCACATTTCACCAACAAACGAGCATAGGCTTTATCCAATACATCACTTAAACGTTTGGCTAATACGGGTTCAGCTTTCTTCAGAGGGGTGTAGATGTTATCGTAGAACTCTTCCATTGTCGTGCAATGTTTGATTTCTTTTAACAATTCATCTTGATTGGTTTTCGAGAATGCTAAGTTACTGCTCACAATACGGAAGACTGCTGCTTTAGCATCTGGATTATTCAACTGATGATTCAATAAGCAAGTATTCACAATTTCTTGGTCATTGCTTACTTCACGGGTAATGCCGTCGTATTCTACATTGGCATATTCTTTTTCAGTTTCTGTCAGCTTCGCCAATTGTTCTTGCAACTCTTCTTCAGAGAGCAATAAGTTATCAGCCGCTTTCAGTAAAGAAGTATCGTTGTGTCCTTCGGAATAAGGATTGCCATTACTCATGAAACGAGTATCAGGTTTGGTATTCGGAATAATATGGCGTTCACGCTCCATCTTTTCTTCCTCGGATAATTTGTGGGTAATTTGAACAGGATAATCATATTCGTTTAAGTCAACACGATAACCAATCTCAGTATACTTAGTTAAGATCCAAGTCGTCCAAGCTGGATTACGGAAGGCTACGACTTCACGATAGTAACGATCTTCAGCTTTATAGTTCAGATAGCCTACATCTTCACCTTCTTCTTCTACCCATTCAATCTCATGGTCATACACCGGATACATCTCGCGCGGTGCATAATCATGGCGATGTTCATCGAGTTCTTCATTACCTTCAGTCCAAACATCTAATTCTTTTTCAGGAATAGCCATCCAACTGTTATTGATCACACGGCGTGGTTTGCGTTTAACGACGCGTACAGGCACATTCTCTGCTGGGGCTACCGTAGTACCTTGAGTACGGATGATACGGTCTTCTTCGCTCTCTACGGGTGCTTCCTGAATGGATTCGGATGCAACAGGTGGTGTTGTTACAGCCTGAGCGGGAGCAACATACGGTTTAGCCGAATGGATGTTGTCCATGACTAATGTTTGGTTATCCCAATCATTGGCGTATTGTTGCTCTTCTTCTTGTTCACGACGTTCTAATTCTACTAAAGCAGCTTTAGCATTATTGTCGTCTGCTAACTGGTGATAGAAGTACCGTTTCTCTTCAGGGGTTTTCACACCCATGTCTTCAATGAAGTCTTCAAACTCATCACCTGTATAAATCTCAGGTTGTTGAATGATGGTTTCTTGTCGTTGCTGTGCTTCGTATTCTTCGTACTCACGAGCAGCTTCTTCACGAAAACGTTTGCGTTTACTCTCAAGTTCAGCTTGCAATTGCTCACGTAACTCTTTGGTTTTTTGCTCTTTAACCTCTTCAATCTCTTCATCAGATAAACCAGTATTGGTGTAGTAGCTAAATGGAGAACCATTATTGCTACTGCCACTATTACTGTTACCACCACGATTACCAAAGTTAAAGTAAGAGCTTTGGATTTCTTGGTCAGAGGCTTGCTTAGCCGGAGTAGTTTGAGTAGAAGCATTACCCATCAGGTTCATGTTCATGTTAGCGGTATTGGTACTACCCGCATTAGAAGCCATTAGGGAGAAACCACCACCAAATTGATTTTGTGGCATTTGACCGAATTGGTTAAAGCCCATTTGGTTACCCATCTGAGGCATTTGTCCAAAACCTTGCATTGGCATGGTATTACCCATGAATTGGTTTTGCTGAGCAAATGGCTGTTGTACCGGTTGACGGGCTTGGCTTTGATAGTAGCTTACCAAGAAACGCATCACACCATCACGTGTATTCACGTAGTCAGCAGCAGACTGTTGAATAGCTTGACGGTTTTGGTAGTTAATCGCACCTGCTGGGAGATTTTGTTCGCCCAAGTTACTCGCCATGTACGCCACGTAGTTATTGAAGATGTTATACACTGCACCATTCAATGCATTACCATCTTGAGGATTCAAACGACCCTGGATGGCTTCTGCTTCTACGAAATGGATAATGGTGTTGTATACTTCTTGAAAGTACTGTGGTTGATTTTGAATCACTTGACGCACGACTTGACGCAATACAGTATCTGCGTTAGTGATGTGTTGGTTCAAAAGTTGTTGAATAGCAGAATGGGCAAACTGCGTATTTTGAGTGTAAGAGATTTGTTGTAACATGATTAGGGTTTCCTATAATAGTTAGTCTTGACCGAGTTTGTCTCGTAGTTCAGACATGATCGGCTCGAGTTTAGGGTTAGGGACAATCGTGAGATCATCCGAAAGGTTAACAAACAAGTTAATACGGTTACGACCTGCTGGGTCTGCTTTAGCCATGTCTAGCGCAGCACCGGCTTCAATCAAAGAAGCATTCAGTTTATTCTCTGGTGAATTGACATCAAAAGAAGTCTTGGCTGTACGCAGCTTATCTGATTTCTCTTGAGGTACGACGATCCTACCTAATTTCAATAATGGCAAATCGGTTGGGTCTTCTACAGGAATAATCTCTGCGTGTTCTTTAATCCGCATGATTTCTTCAGGACGGATATTGTTTAAGATTTTACGAATATCGTCATCCTTAATGTTTTTATTCGGATCTCGTTCTTGCTCAATGCGTAAACTATTCAATTCAAAATAGCAACGATTGATCGCTTTGACGATATTGAATAACAAGAATTGGAGGACTTGTAATTGTTTTCCATAGAATGAATTAGAAGTCGCAATCTTATTTACTTCGGATACCATCAAGTTAAAATTCTGTACAATGAAGATGAAGAGCTTGTATACAGAATCGATTTGAGCAAAACCAATGCGTTTAAAATCATCGTGTACCATTTCATCCACATATTCGTCTAATGAGATCATGTGTTTATCCATGGCATTTTTAATCACGGCATAATGCTCATCGGATGAACGAATGGATTCACCCAACATGAGTCGCCACGCATCGATGTTATTGATCGTATCTGGATTCATTCTTCGTGGAGAAGGAAAATGTTCCAAGATATAGATCAATGTACCCATAACGGATGGAGAAGTCGAAATGGCTTCGTATTCTTTACGCGGCACCAAGAAGAGATACTGCATCGAAGTATAGAGCATGTACGAATAAGTACGTGCTGGTTTCTTACCCGTGGATTCAATCACGACCCAATCTTCACGAGGATACTTATCTGGGTTTTGTTTGAATTCCTGAATATCGACCATTTGTACATTACTTAAACCAAAAAGATCTAAGGTTTTGGTTAAGCCGTATTTACAGCAAAGATAGTGCACCAGAGTCGGTTTCATTTTAATCATGCGACCACCGGCACTACCATCGGATTCTTTATGGTGAATCTTAGAGAAGTAAATCGGTACGTATTCCCGTACACCATCTACCACGATTTGAGTCACGAATCGTTCAAACCACAATTTTGTCTTAATGAGTTTCACGAATATGCTGTTAGGCTTAATGGTCATGATACCATCTGCGACGACAGGTGAAACCACGTACTTTACCCCATTCATGTGCATGAAACCATGACGAGAAATAAACGGTAAGTAAATGTACTTAGACATAGGAGTACCATTGAATTCGAAATCAAATACGTACATTCGGATATCATTACGATTGATGTCGTAACGACGAATATTATTCAATGGGCGAGTTTGGTATTTATAGCCTTCTAAAGGTGTGGCTTTACGCAATCCTTTATAGACCATGCCTTTTGGGAATGAAGCGGAATTGATTCGCAATACTCTGTCAATGAATGCAGGAATCTTTCCAGATTCACTATACGAAATGCCATCACCGATCCGAGGATCGATGACTGGCGTATTGTCTTTAATGAAATTGTTTAATGCAGGGTTCATTGCGTTTTCCTTTAACAGTTTGGGTTAGAAAGAGTCAATATAATATTGCACTACCAATATTTTATTTTACTTTTTAGCCAAACATACCTTTTACTTGGTTTAGGGTCTGGGGATTCACGGCTGCTAGTGCTTGTAGGATGGTGCCTGTTTTAGAGATGGCTTGATTGCCTGTAGCCGATCCGAATATCTTACAGAATGTACCGATAATCGAAGAAATACCCATAATACCGGTTACCCAGTTATTGCTGATTTGTTTGCTATGCTCTAATTGCTTTTGCTCCATTTTGGATTGTAGTTCCATCATCTTCATCTTCAGTGCTAATTCCGCATTCTGAATATCGTTCATTTTCAAATAGCGTTTATGCTCATTCTCTGCTTGTTTATCTTTCTGGGAGAATTCTCGATCTTGAATTCTTTCTTCTTGATCCATCACTCGTTCCCAAAGCTTATACCGCCTATCATCTAACTTCTCATTAAAGGCTTGATCTCGAGTTTCGATTTTCTCTCTGTGTTCCATTTCACGCATGACTCGCTTATGCACAGTCTCTTGAACAAACTCTTTAATCTTTAGTGATAATTCGACATTCTTGATTTTCGCTAATTCTTCTTTATGCTTAGCTTCTTGAAGGGTCATTTCTTTCTTCATTTCCATGGTTTCTAATTCATACTGGGTTTTGAGTTTAATCAATTCCACATCTGAATTAAAATTACGCGCTTCGTCGTAAGTACGGAAAATATAGAATTCAGCTAAACGATTTCTGTCATTAAGATCAATAGTTTCATTGATAGAATACTCTTCTCCATTTTCATCAACAGCAGGACTGATGAAATAGAGTCCTTCTTTCTCACCATTAACTGGAAGTTTGGAAACAATCTTCTGTATGTGTTTTCCAATCTTTCTGTACATGGTAATCGATTTAAATGAAACCAACCTAACTGTTTCTAATCGATCAGCATCATTTAAAGATTCCTTAATCACTTTATTGATTTCAGAAGGAATCGAATTAGAATCCAATACAGAAGGATGATAAATTCGTTTATGGGAAATATCATCGAAAGATAAAGAGATATCTAAAGCAGAATCGTAGAGTACTTTCTGATTACGAATATCTTCTTCGGTAATAAAGAATACTAAGTCATCAGTCACTTCACCATCTAATAGACTTTCGTATCCACGAGCAGGAATTCTTTCTGAAAAATAAGGAAGCCAACGATCTTGAATGCGATGATACAATTCCTTAAGAATAGGATTATTCTCAAAGAACTGTTCTTTTTCATCTTCTTCCATTTCATCAAATACCTTGCAGTATTCGAAGATATGTCTGGCATTCCAACCATTGGTATTGAATCTTAGTACGACATAAACCCCTTTACCATTGACTGGAGAGATTTTATATCGTTCTGCTACATACTCAGGTGTAGGATACAAAGGAACAACTAATCCTGTTCTATCCGATACCAATACTGTTTCAGTAGTGCAGTTTAAGTATTCTTTACTGATTCTAAATCGACCTAATAATCCATTTCGTTTATCCCTTACGTGAGTAGAAGAAATCGATAAGTCGTAACCGACTGCATTATCATACCCGCAATAGATACGTTTAGCGTAATGCCCTTTTGAAATATTGTTTAAAGATGTGTTCATTTATTTTCCTTAAAATAAACTTATAGCTATAAGCCTCTATTGGCTAGAGGACAGGGGATCCAATATAATAATATAGGTTTGTATTTCGTTTAAATTTAAAGAAAACATAAATAAAATATTCCTCCTACCCTTTTACAGGTAGGAGGAATAGATTATCTAATCAATGAAGATTAAGCTACGTAGCTGTCAACACCAGTACGGATCAAGGAACCCAATTGGCTCACTTCACCGACCATGTAAGAGCAGAAAGAAGCACCAGGTTCACGCAGGATACCCAGAGCACTACGTACCCATTTCAGTACAGCAGACAATACTTTTTGGATGGCGCTACCAGTGAATTTAGCTTTAACAGCCAAAGCATTTTTAGCGAGACCCAGTTTGCGTTGAACTTTTTTGTAGAAGCCAGCAGTACTGTCCAGATGTTTCTTCAGTTTAGCACAGTCATCACACAGTTCGATCAAACCTTCAGCAGCGGCAATCAGTTCGTTCATTTTAGGAACTTTGATTTCCATGTTGTTGTCGTGTTTGATGTCCAGTTTAACCATTTTGTATTCCAGACGAGGAATGCCGCCAACAGCGTCTTTTACTTGGTTTTGGAATGTACCCAAGAAACCTTTGACTTTGTTGTCAGACATCAGGGCACCAGCGATGGTACCGATGTTCAAGAATGGTACGGAACCAGCAGCTTTGCTGAATTCTTTCGGGTTAGGATAAACCAGAACGACAGCACGGTTACCTGGCAGAATTTTACTACCTTTAGCAGCTTCAGAAGGACGCAGTTCTACACCGTAGAGGCGCAGTTTTTCTTTGTCCAAATCACGGTCAACGAAAGGAGTAGAGCTAGTAGCGAAGTCAGAGATAGCAGTAACGGCATCTTTAACGAAGTTCAGGCTACCAGATTTAATACCTTCGGCAATCGCTTTGATGTCGATGTTTTTGTAATCAAAGTTTTTCACTTTATCTACAGCACCATTGATCGCATCTTTAGCTTTGTTGAAGCTGTTTTGAGCACCGTCTTTAATGGCACCAGCGGCATCTTTAGCAGATTGCACCACACCGTTACCAGCAACGTGAGCAGCACCATCACCAATTGCTTCAGCAGCTTTAACAATACCACCGTTCAAGTTAGCATTCAGACCATCGATCAGTTCTTCAACTTGAGCGTGGATTTTCATTGGCAACCAGTTGTTAACCATTTCTTTAGTGGTTTCTTTCAGAGTGCCGATAGCAGGCAAGATGCCTTCGTCTGCTTTTTCACCGTATACAGCTTTAACCGCAGGAGTAGTGATCTTGTCGTGACCTTCTTTCAAAGTAGTAGAACCAGATTTGCTGTTAGCATAGTCGAGCAATTTACGAGCAGTGTCACCCATTTTCTCGAAAGAGCTGAACAATTTGTTCCAAATGTTCACACCTTGTTGAATCACCCAGTTTACACCTTCGATGATAGATTGGATGATTTTGGTCAGCATGTTTTTAGCAGCTTGCAGAATAGATTCTTGAGTCAGAGACAAAGCACCAACGGTAGAGAAAGATTCCATAGAGTAGTCAAGCTGAGGAATGTCGCGTTTACCCCAACCCAATTGTTTACCGATGTATTGTACGTGTTCGTGTACGAGTTCAGCGTGAGCAGGAGTGATACCGCCATTGGCTTTGGTGTACATCAGGTTGTGGATCAAAGATTCAGTAGCGACAGCAGCTTCTTCAGCTTCGTCGATTTGTTCTTCGATGCTGTCTACTTTAGCTTGTTCTTCAGCAACTTCTTCAGCATCGCCAGAAGCTTCCAAGAGTTCAGTTTCCAGTTCAGAAGTTTCTACGACTTCTTCACCTTCAGGAGTTTCAACAGTTTCAACTTCTTCAGTTACTTCTTCAACAGGAGTTTCTACTTGAGTTTCTTCAGCAGGAGTTTCGTCAGCTACTGCAGCAACGTTATCTTCAGTAGCGTCCAAGTTAGTGATGGATACGCCAGCGCGCATCAGATCGTATAAAGACATTTTGTCATCCTTATTTTAAAAATTGTTTAATGAAAAGCTTTTGATTAAAAAATCTTAAAATATCCATATTAGCTATTTTAAGAGCATTTTACCATATAATAGAGAGGAGAATTCTCCTCTCTATTTAGATAAAAAGATTTAAAAACCGAATACATCTTTCGCTTTTTTGTACAGGTGTTCCAGTACTTTAGCGAAACGTTTGTATTGATCTTCTTTGGTGTGTACTTGGCTGTGGTTATTCGCAGCACCGACCATGAAGAACTTAGTCCAGAAACCAGACTTGTCTTTGTATTCGTCCATCAGGTCGTTGATTTCATCACAGAATTCACGCCATTGTTTACGGTCTGTCATCGGAATATCGATGCGTACCAAGTATCCATTGCCAGTAGAATTCTGATCCATTGGGGAATTCTTCCAAGAACGGAAACTCAATGGATAAACTTTCAACTCTTTACCATCGAGCATATTTTTCAAGTTGCCACGAAGTGTTTGGATTAGTGTATCTTCATCATCCACTTTAACAGCTTTGAAATAGCTTACATCACGAGCTTCAAACGGAAGATACACCATCTGCTTTTTTGTCAGATCGTTCCAAACAGATTCGCCTACACTGTCGGCAGCTTTATTGGAAATAGCGATTTGACCCAAAGTCATGATTTCTTCAGTAGAAACTTCAGGATGTAAAGCTTCTTGAGAAATAGAAGCCACACGTGCTTTGATACGAGCAACACGATTGTCTTGAATCATTTGTACGTTTTTCAAGAGTGCATTGATTTGTCCTTCTACAGACAATACCAATTCTTGAACCATTTTGGTACGAGTATCCAAAGACTGGTGAGATTCAATAGACAATACCAGAGGAGCAGGTTCTTTCAAACCTTGAGAGGCATAAGCTTTAGAGATGTCACGGTAAGCTGCTACCAAAGACTCATGGTCAATCGCAATACCTTGTTTCACGAATTGATTCAAAGTACGGTTTACGGCTTCCAAAGAAGAAACGACTTCCAGAGCTTTACCAATCAGTGCGTCTTCAGCACCTTCTACATCGGTACTGGTTTCATCTGATTTCTCTTCTTTACCATTTTGTACGCTACCATCGGCAGGTACATTCTCAGGTTGTTTTGGATCCAAGTCTTCAGGTTCGCCATAAGGAGTATTAGTAATGGTGTGTTCTTCATTACTAATCAAGTCCAGTAAACTAGCCATGTTAACTATTTCCTTTCGTTTACTATTAATTAAGAGTTTCCATCAGTTTCGTATTGATGGCAGTGATACGTTCAATAACTTCCTTGTATCCTTCATCTTGTCCAAAAATACTAGAGAAAGCTTCTTGAGACAAATGAATCGGCAAAGGTTCTTCTAGATTACCTTTTTTGAATGCCAATGCAATACGCTGATTGAACGTATTTAAAGTTTCATGAGTCAGTTTTACACCTTCTTCTTTCATGGTCAATACATGGTCTTTAAAGTTCTCTAAAGACTCAACCACGTCTAAAAGGGTTTTTACTGACTCTGCATTTTCTCGGTTCTCAGAAAGATCAGTATCGATCGTTTCTTTGACTTCAGTAGGGATATTCTCTACAGAAGGATGTAACTGAGGTGCTTCTTCATATTCACACGACTCAGTAGAGAGGCTAGAGAGGTCTAATAGACTATTCATTTCTTTTCTACCTTCTTAATAAAGAGTCTTGTTCCTAATAACATTACTTCTCCATCCATGATTACACCTCTTTACGAATGATCAAAGAACCATACATGGCATTTAAGTAAGTGATCAATAAACCGACTCCGCCTTTGACTAAACATTGGCGAATAAAGTTAATGGTGTTTTCGTCACCTGGTTGACCAAATACGTATTTAGAGAAATCTGTTGAAGAAATACCTTCATGGAAGAATTGTTCTTTCTTAGCAGATAAAGAACCATCACTATTTCGACGATTGAATTTATCCGTGATGTAATCTTTCATGACTTCTAGATGGTAAGCCAGAGGAAACATCGGTTTGTCATCCGCATTGGCTTTAATCCCAACATCTAACAAGATATCACGAATCATACCCCAAACATGTTTGTTGGTATAACCATCTTGATAAGCCTTCTTGAATAAAGAATAGTAATCTTTACCCATGTGATTCAAAGCTAAGTTAATCACTGCGTCGGTATTTTTAAAAGCTGCTTCAGAACTACCTTCAAACCATTCAGGATGATCCAGATACATGGCATAAACGTAATCGACGTCTTCAGAGCCTACGGCTAATCCTACAGTGTGTGTAGGAGCGTTAGAGACAGTATTGACTGTCTTAATACCATAGTTGTCGACTTGCCATACATCAGGTAAACCTAAACGTTTCAATGGAGAGTTGTAGACGAAACTAATGGGTTTAGAAGGAGTCGCCTTACAAATAGAATACTGAAGTTGAAATTCATTCAACTCATGATCAGATTCTTTTTTGTAAGGAATATCAAGAACTGCTTCTGAATAAGTATTCATCATCTTAATATTCCTTCCTTAATCAGTAACGAGAACCCAGGGCGCGTTCTTCGTATTTGTGGATTTCGTATTCCAGTTTAGACATACGCTCTACAGATTTCTCTTTTTGTTTCTCAAGGTAAGCATCACCTTGACCACTAGAGAGGACAGAATTCATGTAATCCAATTCAATACGAATGGATTCCAATTCCTCTTTAGAGAGTTTGTAACGATAGTTTTGGTAATCTACCCAAGCCATTTGGATGTAGTAGAGAATGTTACCCGTAGTCGTAAAGCGTTGCAAAGCACCTGTTGGGTCTAATTTAGACTGCTGGAACATTTTCTTCTCAGAACCATCTTCAGAAACCACGACTTCAGGAATATTTCGGATTTGACGTTCTAGATTCTTAATATCGGCTTTACCAATAGAATCAATAGAACGATAGAAATCCATCATGTTTTTCTTAATGTATTCTTCTTGAGGACGAGAAATACTTTTACTCATCGGAATATTGGCTACTTGTTGCAGATGATCGGCAATGAAGTAACGAATGTACTTAGGAACGAAGCCTACCAAGAAGTCTACGCTTTCACCTAAAGCCATAATTTGGGCTAAAGGATAGGTTACTGAGTTACGGTCTGTCTTTTCAGGGAAATACTTAGAAACCAATTTGATCAATTCGTTGATGATGGTTTCACAGTGCAACATGATGTTACCTAAAGCTTCAAACAAACCTTGTTTTTCAGTGTTGTTGCCATAGTGACGACGAATGTTCGCCAATACCATGCTGTAGGTTTTGTTGTTACTGTAATCGATTTTGTTTGCATCTTCAATAGCAATGGATACAGCAGGGATAGCTGAATCACGTAAACGATTACGAGTATCTTCCAGGATATCGGAAATATCACTAGATTTAAAAAAGTTAGTAATACCATCAAAGATGGCAGAGAAGCTGAAACCTTCTCTTGAGAGTTCTTGATTCATTGTTAACCTCTGATGGAATTAGATAATAGGTGCAGAACCTTGAGACATCAATTTAAAGACATCCATGTCAAAGTTAGGAGAATCGGATTTCTTCTTCAGGTATTGCATCGTGATTTCAGACACGTCATCCAAACCATGGTTGTACAAGAAGACACGTTGGTAATCTGGATTATAAACGATCAAAGTCATGCAACCAGATTCTGCCATGAATTTATCACGAGCACGTTTGTTAGACAAACGAGAACCAACCGTCGCTTCAATACGAGCAGCCGTCATGTCAGAAATAATCCAAGTATTGGCTACCGTACCAACAGAGAATTCACCAGTCAACAAAGAAGAAATTTGATTGTTCTTATTCTTCTTATAAGTTTGCTCGTAATAACCAGTCGTATCTTCTACCAAATGACGACGGTGGGCTTCTACTAAGTCACGGCAAGAAATCCAATCCCATGCGGATTGAATTTGGTCACGATCCCAGAAAGCAATCCAACGCTCACGGAAAGAAGTGGGTTTCTTAGAGATACCAGCAATCGCTGCAATTGAAGTAGAACGAAGACCTACCAGAGTCGGTTTCAACAACATGGTAATATCGGCTTTAACATTGTCACGAGACAAAGAAACATTCAAGAGTTTACCGACTGCCAAGTTTTGCATGTCATTAATGTCTTTAGCGTTAGACTGAGCATTGTTACCAACGAGTACTGATTCTGGTTTCTCTTCTTCAGTTTCACTCAATCCTAAAGCATCATCTACTTTCTTATCCAGGTATTGATGACCTTTATTGATCGCATAACCCAATGCAGCAGAACCAATGGTAGCAGCTACAGAAGCAGCTTCAGAAGAGACTTCTACTTCAGCTTGTTGATAGGCATTGTGTACAGCTTCTACACCGTATTTCAAAGCCAGAGTATCGTAATGCCCCAAAGAAGCAATCACGTCACCCAAAGATTCTTGAGATAAAGCGTAAACACTACTGAAACGTTTGGGTAGATCAGGGATAAAAGCTTCAACAGACAACTTACGAGAAGCCAAAGTATTCTTATTAATCTCTTTAGCAAGCTGCGGTAAGTATGACTGATGGGAAACAATTAAACCATCTGCTGCCGCACCTATGCCTTGACCCAATACGTTAGAGGCATTAGCGTAAGCAGAGCGATTCGGTGAATATTTACCGACCATACGACCTACAGAAATACCGTTAATTGTGTTGTCAATAGACAGTGCCAAAATGTAATAGGCAGCGTAGTTAGACATGGCAGTTTGTACCAGTGTCTGCATGTTCTGATCATTCAGAATCTCGCGCTCAATCGCAATGGTCGGGCGAAGTTGCAATTCTTGAGAATACTCGCTCAATGACTTAGCAGTCATGTTATTCGCATCTGCCATCAAAAGGCGAGCAGCATTGCTCTTCATCACATCACCAATGTGTCGGACTGCGGTTAAGCCGGAATCGACTACATTAATCATTTTGTTTTCCTTTTTAATTTAAACGATAAAACTAATTTTAAAGAAAGTCTAATCATGACCATCGATATTGCACAAATCGGAGATTCTACTTTCAGTATCAATGATATTTTAAAAGACAATTACTCAGGTCCCATTCGGGAGATGCTAGACAGTCTGACTAAAGTAAAGCATGGATTCACATTAAGCGAATCCATGACCAATACCTTTAGGGGACCGAACATCGTGACCAATACCCCGATGTTAAAACCCAATACCAATTTACCAGGCTATGTCTTTACAGTCAGACCTGATTTAAACTTTTCTCGGGCTAATTTAAAAATAGACCGGAAAATGTCGCCTTTATTGACTGATAATCCCAATTCCATCATGAGGGCAATTCGTTGTATTTTGTCACCTCAATGCATGATGCCGATGTATCAAGCAGGATTTCCTAATCGTACATCAGAAGGAAAGATGTCTTATATAGACTGCCCTCTGATTGATAAGAACTATCCCTTTATTGCCGTCTCTGATAACAATGTCAAAACACTGACAGGATGGCCTTCTGCTCGATTGGGTATTCGAAATTCTCCAGCAGGGATTCTAAAAGAAGTCCACATCATGGCAGATGGTCCATCGACTTACAAAGGTGACTTTTCTCTTAACATGAGTTTAAACTCAATGAAAGGGAATCCATTAATGTATTTGTATTATTACTGGATTCTTTATATTGGTATGGTTTATACACAGAGCTATGGTTTGATGCCATGGCCTGAATATTTGTCAAACGGACGCATGGATTATACCACGCGTATCTATCGACTCATAATGGATGAAACGAAGACTTACGTCACTGAAGCGGCTATGACCGGATATGCGATTCCAACCAGTATTGACATTGGTCCTTATTTCGATTATCAATCCGATAACTATCGTCCCTTTATAGAGAGAACCACTGAAGTAGAATTTGCTTGTTCAGGTGCGGAATACTTAGATGAAATCATCATTAAACAATTCAATCGTACTGTGGAAATCTTCCAACCTTTAATGGGTGATAAATACCGCAAGCAATACTTACAGAAAGTCGATAAGAAATATCAGAAGATCATGAACAATAAAGTCTATCCTTGGATCAATCCCATCTCTCGTGAATTAGAATGGTGGTGTAAACCGGCTGACTGGAAAGAATCTTCTAAACTCATCCAACTTGCTGATATTAGCACAGTATTTTAGGAATATTTAAAATGGCTGAAAACACAACTTCCTTAATCATTAAGAATATGGAAAAGTATGGCGGTAGTCCCGCCATGCTCATGCGTGACTCTTTACAAACCCTAAGAAATATATTGGGGAATAACCACGGGATTATTTCAGCAGAAAACCCTGTGGCTTTATTGTTAGAGATGTCAGCAACACAAACAGCCGGTTCGATTGGTAAGAACTGGTTGTTAAACAGACGACAGTATCCTGTTGCTGCTCGTACTCATGAAGACTTGTGGTATCACTTAAGTGATTTGGATTGGGTAGGGGCATTTGCATTACCAAGTGATGCGACATTTGTTTTGGCATTTGACTATAATGAATTAGAACAAATGATGCGTCCTTTAGCGAATGATGACGATGGTAAACTATTGCGTATTCCTAAAGGCATGAGAATCACAGTCGGTAATGTAGACTTCATGTTGGATTATCCGATTAACATTCGTCAGTTAAGACACGGTGGTTTCCGTGTGACTTACGATACGAGTGAGAAATCTCCCATTCAACAATTAGAAAGTAACATCATTGAACATTCTGTAGCGAGTATTGCTGATGTGAAACACTTCATGATTCGTGCTCGTTTCATTCAAGTTACAGAAACCGTAGTAGAAGATTCTGTTACGAATAATACCACGATTACGGTTAAGAAGAACTTCAATGATCAATACTACTACGCTCGTGTCTTTACCGGTAATGATGAATTGGGTTGGAAAGAATTAACGACCACTCATGCACCGGATATTTACGATGCGAATAAACCTACTGCCGTATTGAAAGTCATTGAGAATGCGAATGACAGTACACTGACTGTTACCATTCCTAAACTTTATAATGCGACGACTACTGCTACCAATGGTTTAATCAGTAATACCTTAGGTAGTCGTATTCGTGTTGAGATCTATTCGACTTTAGGTGAGATCTCCATGAAGTTAGATGAATATACACCGAATCAGTTTAGTTACGACTTCTTCCCACAAGGTGAAAGAAAACGTGATTACTCAGGTATTGGTGATTATTCTGCTGCTTTGAAATCTATTCGTAGTATGTCGATTTGGTCAGATACCTTTGTCTCTCAAGGTCGAGACGCATTGACGTTTGAAGAATTAAGAGACCGTGTAATTAACAATACAGTCGGTCCCAATGAAATCCCTGTATCGAATAATGCGATTGAAGATAAGATTCAAGACTATCGATTCAATATCACGAAAGCCGTAGACTATGTGACTTCTCGTGCTTATTGGGCTGTACGGGACATGCCAAATCCTGAATCGTCTAAATTGATTACGCCTGCGGCTTCTTCTGTAGAAACGTTAAGTACTTCGATTTCTGCTTTAGTCGGTACAGGTACCGTGATTGATAACGATGCTCGTGTGACGATCATGCCTGAGTCTGTGTATACCATGAAAAATGGTAAACTCTCGATGTTGGTAAAATCGGGCATTGAACGCATTAAGGAAATGAACTCTGAGAATAAGGCGAAAGCAGTCAATGAAAACGAGATGTTCTTCTCACCATTTCATTACGTGGTTGATACCAATCATGACACGATTAAGCTTCGTCCTTATTACTTAGACAAACCAATCGCTAAGACTAAGTCTTTTGTTACCGCAAACAATAAGATCGATATTGCTTTGGGTATCGATACTTACGCGATTGAACGTACACCTAAAGGTTATCGCTTGATTGTCACCATGCAAAGTAATGATGTCTATCGTAAGCTCTTAAACGATGATTACTGGGCACAGCTCTTAATCCATCCTTATAAAGACAAAGGCTATGTTTACTTAGCGGGTAAGTTCATTGGAAGAACCACTGAAGATGAACCTATGTTCCAATTTGATTTGGATACGAGATTTGACTTGGATGATAACCATAACCTGATTGTGAAGAATATGTCTTTACAAGGTTTTGGTGAATTGGATGTTCCAATCCCCTTAGAAGCAAAATGGGAATTGATTTTTGGTTTCTATGGTAAGATGGATAACTGGTCTCGTATTAAGTTAGACGATATTGTGGGTTTACACTTAGTGAATCCTGATGCGAAATCTTGTTTGATGGAATCTTTGGATGTACGATTAGGTTATCACTTGGAATACTTGTGGACTCGTGCTCGTACTCATGCTACTGAACTCTTCTATAAAAGATACGATAAAAATGTTCCTTTAACATATCAAGAAGATGTTTACGATCAAGATGAATCTACTGGTTCTATTGTCAATATTGTCAATGGTGAAGTCCAATATAATCTACGGCATCGTAAAGGTGACCAAGTCGTCGATAAAGATGGTCAACCAGTATGGCTACACCGTGAAGGGGATGTGATGTTGGATGAGAATGGTCGTCCAATCATTAAAGAACCTCGTAAGGTGAATCGTCGTTTGGAATTGATGTTAGTAGATGCGACTTATCTTTTCGCTACTGATGAGATTGCTAAGTCTTATCGTGAAGAGATTGTGGAAACCTTCTTAGACTGGATCGTTGATGATCTTAAACCCATTAACGATAAGACACTGGAACAAACCCGTATTCTTTACTATCCTTCTTCTACCATGGGTGAATTTAGAGTGATGTATAACGAAGGTATTGAAACGTATATCAATGCGGCTCAATCTTTACAGATCTCGTTCACTGTTAGTAAACAAGTCTATATTGATTACGACATCCAAGAGAAGATTAAGAATGCTTCTGTTAAAGTCATTTACGAAGAATTGAAAAAGAACACAGTCTCTATTTCTTCTATCGTAGCGGCTTTAGTGAAAGAACATGGTAAAGATGTATTGGGTATTAAAGTACGTAACTTAGGAAATAATGACGATATTGTTTCCTTTACGGTTTTGGATGAAGGTAAGCGTGCTACTCTGCGTAAAAAATTGATTGTACAAAGTGATGATACTTTAGCCGTATCTGAAGACATTACATTCAACTTCATTTTGCATGAATCTGAAACGACTTTAATCTAAACATAAAGAACTACTCTCCTCTCCCGATAAAGGAGAGGAGAGTAATTTCATTTATACTTTAATTGCCATTACAGGTTCACTAAAGATTTGTACTGCTTTGAAAGCTTTCTCTACAATCAGTTGTGCTTTCTCGTAGACAACATCTGGGAATTCTTCAGAATGTTTAATCCAAGAATCCACTACATCACCAAACGTATTGAAAGTCAATTGATAACCTGCCATCACGCCTAAGAAGTAATTGCGTTTAGCCACATACACAGTAACATCTTTAAAGAGCGTTAAAGTCAAACAATCAATTAGTTTTTGTACATTGTTGTAAAGACTTTCTAATACTGCTTCTTCTTTATTGTTCAAGATGTTTTTACGAGAGCGGATGTATTTATCCAAAGCAGGTAAAAGATCATCACAATAGAAGTTGATATAGTTACCAATACGGGTAAACTGACGATGCAAGAAGTGCGTATTGTTAATCAAGCATTCTGAAATATCGGAAGTGGAAGAATTCAAGACATCCATGAAAGGATTGTAGTCTTTCAATTCAGTATCTTGATAAGCTGAAGCAATATTGAAGGGTTCAATATCGTCATTCGTACCGATATAATCTTCTAAAGCAGTCGTGCCATTGTAAGTAGATTCTTGAGGAGCTTCTTCATCAGTCAATAGAGCATTAGCCGTATCGGTAATCCATTGATTGATTTCATCTAACTGATGACATACTCGATGTTGTGCTTTTTGTTCATGAGTTTCAGTAATATTGTAGACACGACGATCGGTTACGTAGTCAGCCAATACTTTACCAATATTGATGAATTCACCTAACTCTTCACCAAAGAGGCGTGTTTGCGTTGTAGGAGAGAGATAATCCTTAAACCAGGCTAGGAGTGCCTGATCATCTGTAACCGTCTTATAAACGCCTTCTAGGGTACCTAATTGCGATTCTATAGCTTGTTTCACATTCGCATCGGAAGATCCTACTAAAGAAAGATCAGATTTAGCTCGTTCGATACTTTCTTGAATGGTTTGTGCAAAGTCTACAACTGCTTCTTTAACTGAATGAATCGCTTGGTCACGTCGATAACCACCGTCACCGACTTGAGCGATCATTTCGTTAACGTAGTTCGCTACATCTTCCATAGTCGCATTGGATTTACCCGCAAATAAAGCTTGAGCGGCTACTAATCGACCACGACCACGACTTCCTGCTAACAGTACTTCATTGAAACTGATTTCATTGCGTACTGCAACTTCAGTTTCCACGACTTGTACAGTGGAAGGTACAGTAGTATAGAGACTCGCAGATTCCAAAGAAATCTTAGGAGCAATCTCTACTAAAGAGCGATGTGTTTCTGTAGAGACTTTACCAGTTTGCTGAATATGCTTGTAAATCTGTTTCAAAGACTCTTGAGCCGTTTCTAAGGTTTCTAAGTTGTCTTCTACTGCTTCGGTTTCTTTTAAGACTTTATAGTCTTTATTGATGGCTTCTTGAGGGACATTCAAGATGTCTTCAATTTCAATTGTAGGTGTCGCTCGTTCATCAACGATATTAGTGGGTGTTTCTACTGGTGCGCTATCAGTAGTTTCTTCATCCCATCCGTATTTAGACATGTCTAAATTCCTTTCTTAAATATTAAGACGTATAATGAAATATAGCTATGGATTTCACTCATAGTCTTATGAAATATTGGTATTGTTTATTTAACGATTAGAAAGTATCCTTTTATGCAGTTATCTGATTTACTCCATCAGAAAGACGATCCTTGTAGTTATATCAATGGTGAACACTTTATTCCCGTTCACATTGGTTTATCTCCTGAAGATCAAGAAAAGTTAGATCAGTTAAGATTGAATTACTTGTCTGACAAAACAGGTAAAGATCCTAAAGAAATCAACTTAACAGAATTAGGTTTAAAATAAAATACAACACTCTCCTCTCCTTTTGACGGGAGAGGAGAGTGTGGTATTTAATCTGCGTCTTGAGTATGGTGCTGCTCCTTAGCAGAGTCTTTAGGAGCGTTTTCACCTAAAGCTAGATTATAAGCAATACGAGCGATCTCTTTGACACCTTTACCCGTAGCTTTCGCTAAATCGACCATGCCATCCGCAATATCTTTTACGGCTTGGTTACGATTCTCGCGCTTGCGATCTGCTTCTGCTTCTTGTGCTGCCAATTTCTCGTCCATTTCACGATTCAGTTCTTCACGAGTCTTTTTATCTACAGTCATGGTAACCGATGAATTTCGAGCTTCTTTCTCAATCGCATCTTTTACATCATTCATGTAGCCTAGACCCCATTCCTGAGAAACTTCTTTCTTAGTAGAATCTAGATCCAATAAAGACATGATTTATACCTCAGTAGCGTCAGGTACTTCAACCGTATACTTCTCTTGAAGTGCTTCGCAGGTTTTCAAGATGGCGTCACGATGCTGAGCGAAGATGGCTTTCTCTTCATCAGTAAAGTGTTCAGACAAGTTAGTCAGAACATCCGATACTGAACCTTCTACATGACGAATAGAGAAAGGTTGAGTACGTAGAGTATACAAACCTAAGAAAGTGTGTTGGAATACAGAAACAGCAGTACGTACGTTAAATACAACCGTGCTGTTGATTTCTGAAATGTTCGCAGAGTAAAGGTCTTTGGCTTTTTGTTCGAAAGCATCTTGTGGATTCAAACCTGCCTCAATAGCAACATAGTTTGCTGCAATAACACCGTAGAACAAACCTACGGCAAAAGCAAAGCCTTGTGAACGACCTTCGCCAGGAAAATGTTCCTGAGCGAGATTACGATAAACAACCATATCTGACATATTTAATTTCCTTTTCTATAAATTACAAATTTCTCAAATCATAGGCCTGAATGAATAAGTCATTATTACCTAATGATTCCAATTGACGGTAGAATTCTGATTGTACGTTAATACGACGACGAGAAGGGATGATGAAATCCATGACGTAACCAAATACTGATTTATAATCATTATAGGTTTTCAGGATGTTATCAATCCGTTTAATGTCCAAACGAATACGATCCCCTATTGCTCGATCAATTTTCTTGTCTTTTAACATAGAAATCAAATCTTCACGAATCCGTTTATAACGATTGACTTCTGTATCGTACGTACCATCGGATACATTAGAAACTCCCATGGTATTCAGTAAAAAGATAAAACCCACACCTGCTAAGATAGAGCAAAGGATTTCTCCTGCGATAATAGAAGGCAATACGTATACAGCAGCAAAAGCCGCTAAGAGGATCTCAATAAAGATGAATCCTGTTAAAGTAGATTTAGAGCGAGCACCTACGTAAGTATAGACTTTATCCAACATACTGACGACATGGGCACCACCACCAAAACGGGCGGCAAACTTATCCGCTAAGTATTCAGAGTTAATGTAATCGTATTCATTGTGCTTAGCAATAGACTTAGAATCACGAACATGATTACTCACAATCGCAGTAACAATGGTTTCTTTTTTCTTATCTGCTAATTCTTTTACATCCACTTTCGTTAAGGTAGTGGGTTCGTTATTCCATTTCTCCAATACATACACCAATTCTTCAGTCGTATTGGTTTTCATGATTCGGTTTGCCATACCTAACATCGGCATCACTGTCGTGAAGGTATAGACAGAAGCGACGAAGAACGTAAACATGTGTCCGACTTCATGCAGTACTGCTGCGGCTAAGTTTTCATTCGTCATGCCTAAGTCACGATGGTAAATAAACATAGGTGAAATAAAAAGCTTCACGGGAATCTTAGAGAAGTCTCCAGATACCCGATAGTTCTTTAAATCCACCATGGCTTTCAATTTACCATTAGCAGTACGAAAGTCTCCATTGTCGTAATACTTTCTCACTTCTGGACGAGCGAGGATATTGTTTTTATTGATGTCAGGAGGAATCGTAGCAAACTGATCGTATTCATCGCTCAATATAGCATTGATGCCGGTATGTTTTCGAATGATCTTGTTAAACCCTTCAGCAACCCGTGGTTCACGATAGATGTCATTAGGTTTCACATATTCTCGAATCCATTCGAAATGAGCAATCAGTTCAGGAAAGAAGTCAGAATCAATCTTAGTCCAGTTTAATTCATTGCCCATGACTTCATGAGAGACTTCAGGCGTCCCTAATTGGTTTAATTCATGTAGTCTCATTTTCAATTATTCTTTATACAAATTGGCTTTAAAATAATTATGTCAAAGACAAAAGGATATGAAAATTTATCTTTAAACATAAAATGGCTTAATCTCATAGAGTAAGGATTGAACTCATGGCAGAACTAAAAGGAACACAATGTCGTAACGTTGTGTATTGTAAAAATCCCAAACATTTAGATTACGACTTACACTTGGTGAAAGTAACGGATTACTATCAAGATGGTACGAAAGAACCTAAAGTCAAATTAGTCAAAGACTTTAATAAAACCTTTTGGGTAGCAAACAGAAAGAATCGACATTACAAACAAAAAAAGGAAAGATTCCCTTTAACCGAATGCGACGAGATTAAAGCACCTCGTCGTAGAATGGCTGAAGAAGCAGCCAGAGCATTAGACATTAAGTTCTTACCACCTAATCCGAATGACATCTTAAAAGATCCTTATGTCTTTGGTACAGACTTGACTTCTTCTGCTGAATTGAAGTTTAAATACAATCAATCCAAGTATGCTCGTGAAACAGAAGAACTGGCAGATGTGGCTGCATTTGACGTAGAGACCAACATCCGAGATAAGAAAAGATGGCAATGGATTGAAATGGCTACCTTGTCTTTTAAAGACGTTGTGATTACTGTAGTCGATAAATACTTTATCCAAGAGAAGTATCCGAATAAGACGAAAGAGCAAATCTTAGAAGATCTTTATAAGTACGATAACATTTATCTTAAAGAGATCAATGAAGAAAGAAAGATTAAACAAGAGTTTTATGTAGTCGATTCTGAAATTGAGGTGTTAACCACAGTGTTTAAAAGAGCACATGAATTAAAACCTGATTTCATTTCTGCCTGGAACATGGACTTTGATATCTCTCGTTTGATTGAGGCTTGTTCTCGTGCGAATATGGATCCTGCTGATTTATTATCCGATCCGTCTGTACCTCGTGACTTTAGATTCTTTCGATATAATCCTGGTCGGGAATCCGGTATGTCTCAAAAAGGTGTTTGGAAGACTTTTGCAAACTACGAGAAATGGCCTCAAGTCTTTTGTCCGAGTTCTTTTGTTTTTGCAGACTCCATGTGTTTCTATTATGGTTCTCGTAAACACAAAGGTAAGTTACCTAAGTATTCTTTAGATTATATTTTGTCTCGTGAATTTCCTGATGAAATTAAACCAGGAATGAGTGAGAAAGAAATTGAGAAAAGAAAAAAGAACAGTCGGATTCGTAAGTTGAAGTTTGAAGAATCTAATCATCTAGCAGGTACTCCTGATTGGCATATCTTCATGCAATCTAAGTATCCTTACGAGTATGTGATTTATAACAAGTTCGACTGTGTGGCTTTAGAGTATCTGGATGAACAAACACTAGATCTTTGCCATACTTTGGTTTCTTCGTGCGAATACAGTGATTATAAAGACTTTGAATCTGAACCTAAGCGTTTGGCTAATCACATGCACTGGTTTAATCTAGGACATGGTTATGCTTACGGAACAGGTGGTCAGAACTGTGTAATTCCTTTGGATAGTAAACTGATTGGTCGTGACGATTGGATTATTACATTAAGAGCAGACTTATTAGTCGAATCTGGAATGAATAATTTAATTGATGCTCCTTTGTTACATACGAATGTTCATCAGGATAGTGGAGACATTGACGTCACCTCTTCTTATCCTTATTCAAATCTGACGATGAATACTTCTGTTGAAACCATGACCAAAGAATTGATCAGTATTGAAGAAGTCGACGAGATAGACAGAAGACAAGCAGGAATTAACTTCAGTGGTGGATTTGTGAATGCAGTGGAGAATGCTTGTAAACTCTTACATGCAAGTAGTATGGCTGATGTATTGAAAGCTTATCGAACACAAAGACAAAACTAAAAAAAAAATAGTCTAGGAGGGTTTTCCTCCTAGACTATTTATTCTGTCAATTGTTTATAACATTGGTAAGCATCTTCTAACCGTGGAAAGCTAAGGATATGTCCTTCAGCCAATACGTAGTGATGTTCCCAGTCAATCTTTAGTTCATTGTTACTGAAAATTGTCTTAACATAATTAGGGAAATCTAGATTTCTAAAAGAAGAATAATGCCGCATGGTTACTGGATAGAGTACTGAGAAAGTCATCTCATTACTTTTTGTAGAGACAGGTATCAGACAGAAGATTTCTCTAATTACGTCTTCCGTTTCTTTGGTACCGTAGTTATAACACGGGTTTTTATCGAATGTATAATTTTCTTTAAATCCTACCAAGAAAATTTCTTTTTCAGGATTTCGTTTATAGCAAAACATTATTAGTCTCCTGTATTGCTTTTAGAATAAAAAAAGAAAGAACGACTCCAGGGAGGAGAGTCGCTCTTTCAAAAAGGCAGGTACGAAAGGTAGAGAAAATCCCTGCCAGTCCTATCACGGAGGAATTGCGGTTCCTCCGAGACACCACACTTTACACTTACATCAGGATGTTACCCACTTTAGTAAGTGTATCAGATACAGGAGCTTTCGCTTCTGGATCTACGATGATTGGTTGCTCACCAGTCGCATCATCGATATGCGCCAAGATAACTTCGTCGTTATCGATGGTATTTCGCTCCATCTCTTCATGAGCTTTACGGCGCTCGATTGAAGAGGTTAAAGCATCGCCTACTTTTGCCGCAGCAGCCAGTACTACACCACCAACTACTAGAGTAGTCAAGAATCCGGCAGGGCTGTTTACGAAGTTACGAATTTGACGAGTTTTGATTGATTTAACTGCTTTGAAATTGAATTTCATTTTTGTATCCTTTACAAGGTTGGTTGAGAAATGATTAAATAGTTTAGATAAGGAACGATTTCCTCATCAGGTTCACGTAAATAGTATATATCTGAGATTTTCTAGAATATAAAAAATAAACCAACTATACTTACTATATGAAGAGTTTTCTGTAAAAGGAAGAGAGATCATGCTGTGAACATCGACTCTCTGTGACATACGTACTGAAGCTCTTGTAAACGATAATATTCCATTATCGTTACGCCTTTCTTCTAATATAATAAAGAAGACTACTCCCTACTCCCGTAAAAAGGAGCAGGGAGTTTTCTTTTCTGTTTACTACGATATGAGGAATTCTTACTAAAAAAGAAAGAGTGGTAATGCGGTAACATTACCACTCTATTAGTCTATTTAATAATTGTTGTCTAACCAATCATCAAATAGATCGTTAGTTTTGTTTGTTAACTCAATCAGAAGTAATTCTTCCTCTTTCGTCAAAACAAAACCGTTCATCTGCTTCCATTGAAGCATCTGTAGACGATATTGATCCATTTTATTGGAATACCTTTTTGTCTAATATAATAAACGAGCACTCTTATAGTGTTCTTTATAATGTTATATTTCTGAATTATATTAGATTTAAAGGTAAAAAAGAATAATACTCTCCTCTCCCGTAAGGGTAGAGGAGAGTACTCTTTTCTATGTTTATACTTCTAAAACGATATTGGAATCTAAATCTATTACAGGTAATAGTTTACCTTTAAAGATTCGATTCTTCTTATCCTGATGGTATTTCGTGTGTGCAGTAATATCATCACAAACAAAATACACAAAGTCATGTAAAGCACCTTCAGTAGGGAGCTTACGTAAACGACCTTGTACTTGGATATTGGTTTGTTCTGATCCTATTGCTACAGTCATGAATACAGCGGCTAATTTAGGAATGTCTAATCCAGTACCTGATGATTGGTGTGTAGATACACAAATCGTAGAATTAAAGGCATTAGAATCAGGATCATCTTCTACGAAAGAATTGACTTCTAGATCAGGATAACATCCTTTTAAGTAAGCTGCTAATTCACGAGCCATTTTAATAGAGGATACTACGATTAAACACTTGTATTCTGGATCAATTGGTAAGCGAGTTAAGAATCGATTGAATACTAAGTTATCAATCATGCCAAAGTATTGCTTCGTTAAACCTTTTCTCTTTAAGATGGATTTCTCAAAGTTAATGTGGTTATATCCCCTAAACCCTTCTGAACGAATCATGTAAGGTTTATCGAACTTAAAGTGAAAAGCGGTAGGTTGTACATGGGGAGTAACGTTCTTTTGCTGATAACGATTGATCATCGGATAAGCATAAGCTGCCATTTTATTCACAAAAGCATCAGAAGACTTAATCGTACCTGTAGCTCCTACCATCTTGTTTACACCTAAGTAAGAGATTAGCTTACATTGGAAATGAGAGTCTTGGTGTACTTCATCAACGAATACCGTGTCTACGCCTAATATCTTACCTAATTCCATAGGTGTCGCATTAAAACCCATGTCTTTAAATTCTTCTTCAGAATACTGCTCGTAATACTTAAAGTAGAATTGTAAAGTCTTATTGGAAATCAAGATGACTTTATAACGTAGTTCGTCATTCAAAGCCAAATTGATAATGGACTTTAATTCTTTGTTACCAGAGACTGTACAGATTTCATGGGGTTCTACTTTTGTAGATTTAGCAAACTCTTTAATCCATCCTGAGATAGAATCTTCAGTTTGCTCGCCATGATAACCTGGTCTCATGATACAAACCATTCTCTGCTTGAGTTTTTGACAGATAAGAATGGAGCTGACCGTCTTCCCAAGTCCAACGGAGAGGGTCATTAGGTAACATCCATTATGGGTTTTTGTGATAAAATCAATCAAATCTTGTTGTTCTCCACGAGGCTTAATGAAATCTTTCACCTCTGGATACATGTTCTCTACTAACTGAATGTCTAAAGACTTTTCTTCTACTATAAAGTCTTTTCCTTCTACTTTTCTTGCTAGATTCAAATAAGCAATGAAATCCGGTAACATGGTTCTCATTGCTCTGATTTGACTTCTATCTTGGTTAAAGAAGACATAAGCTGCTACAGGGGTAGTCACTTTAGTCTTTCTTCGCTTATCCCAATACTGATTCACTCTAATGAAGTTTTTACACCAAGGACGAATCAGTTCTAGATCTTGTTGGTTTCTAGGATAAATAATAAACTGTAAGGGATAAGCTTCTATTCTCATGGGTTCCATTAATTATCCTTTCTGAATGAAACTTAATATTTTTCTGGATGTAAATAACGATCTTTAAGAAAGTAATAACGAGATCCTACAAACCTATACATACCTTCTTCAAAATCATCTTCCAAAAGATCTAAAATTTTCTTTTGGTGTACTGGTGTAAATCCGTTTTCTACTTCACCATTCTTAATGTGGATCAGTTCTGGTTCTAGCATTAACATGTCGTTTGAATCGTCTAGAATAAAGAAACGTGTATCCACATCATCAGGTTGATCGACTAACCATTTTAAAATCTGCCAACCACGATAGTGTAATTTAGAATCTGATTCTAGTTTTTCAAACGCTTTTAAATAAAAACCGTCATCATCATCACCTTTAGGTCGATACAGTTTATCTATAAACGTTTCAGTATATTTATAATACTTTAAGTAGTCTTTATAGGTAGGATACGCGTGATTAGTTGTTTTCCAATCATCGTGAATCTTAATCTCATAACCAGATTGTCTAAATAAATGTTCAAACTCTGATTTAATTTTATTGATTCTCCAACTACTGGAGATCACCACTTGTACTTCGGGATGTTGTTCCTGAATCTCTTTTAGTAAAAGCAGACAAGTAGGATCTACTCTCCAATTATAATTCCAATCTTTTCGTAAGCAATAGCGACGATAAGCATCATGCTGTAATACACCATCAATATCGAGGAATATTACGGTTTGTTGTTTTCTTTCCATAATAGTAAATTCCTTTAAAATAGTAATAATAAAAAATAAAGAGACTCCTAGTTAAGGAGTCTCTCTACTTTATTTAGATATCATACCTTGCGGTATTGTAGATCCATAAGATCTGGTACAAACAATTCATCCATAGGAGAATCCGTTCTATTGGTATAATAAAACGCATCTGTAGATGAAAGGATTTGTGCTTGTTTTTCATACAGCAATGCAGCAGATAAAGATCGACCAATTAACAAGTGATCCATGGTACCTACAGCATGATTCGTATGGGGCTTGGGTAATGAATAATCTTTACGTGATGGATCGGTACACATCATCGTGTATGCGACAATCTGTAAGATAGAGAGGTTAATCTCTAGCTTCGTATTGATTACATCGACTAATTCCATTAAGAAGGATTCTGGGGTTACTTCTGTATTACGACGTTTGATGTCTTTTACAGAGGATTTCAAAATCTTCTCAATACCGCGTGAATACGCAAACATGTCAAATTGTTTTGGTGTGATTTCAATCATGGATTTTTCTGGATCGTATTGAGTGATGTCAATCTCAATATTCCCAACATTGTCTACAGACCAACCTAATGTTTTCATGTGTTTCAACATATCGGCTGATAAGTATCCTTCATCTCGTATTGAAACCACATCCAATACTTCTTCAATGACATTGTCTTTCTTATCAACAATCCTCAACATAATCCGATTAACATGAGAAGTACGACGAGGCGATAAGATATTGGTATCTTCTACTTCACGAATATCAGATAAACCTTCGAATACCACTTCAGGCAATACCAAGTGAATGGATTTGAATTTACCTAAGACTTCTGGTTTAATCCCAATACCCAATCCATCTTGAATTGCTCTTAAGTAATTCAATGCATTGTCATGCAATTGTACTACTGATGCTGTAGCAGATGAGATGTGGTGCTTAGTAGACAATACCATTTGGGTAATGATCTGGGTAAAGGCAATCACGCAATAATGACCTAAATTACGATAGCGGGCAATGTTACGAGAAGCCTCACCAAAGCAAGTCGAACATACTCCATTCGGATCTTTATGCTGGCAGCCTAATACCGTACGTACTTTAATACGCTTACCAATCAGATGGGTATCGTTTCTACGTACAGGGCGATACTTTCCTGTTTCTTCATCTAGGTAGTTCATGCCTTCTAACAAACGTAGGTCAGACATGACCGATCCTTGTCGCTCACCCCGTACTTGGATTTCTAAATGATGTTTAGATCCACAATCGCCATGGTGTAATCGGGATAACTCCATACCGACTAATTGTACACGGCGTGATAAGTACTCAGTAAACTTCAGAGGACCAGATTGGTTATTCAATGCTAAAGCGGCTGTACGAGATTCAATCAATACGTGATAAATGTCTTTCAATCCATGCAAGAATCCTATATCAATTGGATGTTTGAAAATGGATGAGTCCATATCGGTCAAAGAACCCCGTGGACCCATACACTGATATAACTGCTGAGCTTTAATCGAACCTGAACGCAATAGAATAGAAATATTGTTCTGACGGAATCGGTCTTGATCCAATACTTTCTTCTTACGCGAATAAATACCAGGTACATAACCTGGATCGATTACGGTTTCATGGTTCACTGGATATTTCTCTTCAATATCGAGTATCTCTTTATCTAACATGATATCGAGAATGTCTTCAATATTTAGTGTTGCATGATTGGTTGCTCCACACGTCATGACATCGTTAAAGATGGCATTGTTAATATCCATGAAAGTTTGCCACAAAACATCTTGCATGTGATTAATGGTTTGTGAATCATTATTGCGATAATACACATCCCATATATCCGTCATGATGCTACTGTTCAGGTTTAAGATGGTACTGGGTTTAAAATCCGTATCCTCTTTCATGAATGTAGAAATGTGGTGACGAGCATACAAACCTACATTAGGAAACTTCTTATTTAATTCCCAAGCATATCGAGACATGGCTAACTGCATACCAGTAGACTGGATCACCATGCCATCATCAAAGACTAATTCGAATTTACCACGAAAGTTCTTCAATACTTCTACTGGAGAAGCATTAAGTACTGCGCGAGCTGAATATCTTTCCATGACGTTTTCACTTCCTTCTTTTAGTCTTCATCTGTGTTAATAATACCCAAGCCAGATTCAGACTCATCTTCATCATTCGATTCCGAATCATTGTCTTCATCTTCCTCACTCTCTTGAGCATCTATCCCTTCTAAGATCATTTCACTTCTGGTCTTACGTTTCTCTTTTGGTTCATCATCGTCTTCCTCATTCTCAATTGTCATAACCGGTTTACCCGTGATGGGGTCTAATTGAGAAGGTGTTTGTTGAGATGGATCAAATTCACGATAAGCCAGTTGATATCCATTACATTGGAAAATGTGTTTCACAATGCTTAATGATCGGTTATTACCCAATGGGAATTTATCTCGATCAATTACGGATTCAATATTAGTAGGCTGATCTGCTGTATAAATGTTTTCCAATATCGCTTCAATCGCAGGAGGATTATTCGAGCGGTCATGGATTTCTGCTACTACGCCAGAGGGCGCCCCTGCTACCAAACAACGAATCTCAGATTCAGCAGGGAATCGGGTAGCTTGGCTACGAGCACCATGGGACTTCGCTTTGTCTTTAGATGTAATTGGCGCAATAATACCATTAGGTTGTGTCGCTGCAGTAGAGACTGCTGCTGCTTCATCACCAATCTTCTCTAGGAAGATATAGTAATTTGGACCAATGCGATGCTCTAACGTAGTTTCTTCTTCTTTACCGGTATGTGGATTGAAAAATCTTAACTTACGTGGAGGTGATAAGAAACCTTCTTTGATTAAGGTATCGAACATATCCATGTAAGGGACTGGATTCTCTGTAGGTCGATACAGATAGAATTTCTCTTTCAGAATGTGGTAGAGATCTAGTATCTTCGCTCTTTCGTCTAAACCACAATACCATTTGTATTGCTTCTCTACCGTAATCTCTAAGAATCTTTGGATCCGATTAAAGCAGTTTTGCAATACTTCTTTTGGTAAGTTAATCACAGAATCTTTTAAGTTAGGGGAATGCTCATTCAAACCAGTAACATTCGCTAACCAATCTCGCAATTCCACCATAGCTGTTTTCAACGATTGCTCGTATAGACGACCATAGTTCATGCGGTTAGTAGTCGTTTCAGGAGAGATCACGACTTGTGCTCTTCGACCTGTTACTGGATCGTATGGCATTTCTTCAGGAGCGACGAGTTTTGCTACGACGCCTTTGCCGCCATGTCAAATATCTTCAATACGAGTCGTTAATTCGTACCCTGTTAATTTAATAACAGCTTTACCTTTCGGTAAACGTTGAGACTATATCTTCACCTTCAGCATTACCTGGTCAGTACCTACTACCATTGTAGTCGATATCCCGTATGTCTACGAGCGTGTCTCCTTTTTCCATTTAAGGCAGTTAAGCCACTCACTTGAGCCGTACGCTATACCTAGCTAGTCGTTGAACATTCATCCCAGTGGGACGCTTCGCTGCTGGTTTCCCAATCCTTTATATTTTCACTATACTACGTCTATTACTAGCGCAGGGAGTAATAAAGGCTCTCAGGGACTTCCAGCAATTAAGGAGATTATTTGTTCTGAGTATTTCTACTTCAGTGATCCTCTTTTAATCTCTTGTCATTAGGTTTTAGAAAAAACCTAATAGAATCAAGGACTTCCAAAAAATCAGTAAGCTTGTATCCTACACCTAACTCTTTTTCGTATTCTGTTTTAACGATGACTACGATATCGTCTAACTTACGATTGAAATTACCTACTTTCTGAATAGGCACATTCTTGCCTTTTGCATCTGGAAAAGGTTCATTACAGATTGCCATGCAATGACGAATTAACTGATCAAACTCATCTGTGAATTCCGCATTACCATGGTTATCCGATTGAATCTTTTTATACTGAAACAAGATTCTTTCGCACCATTCTTTATACGCATCTGCGTACTTATTCAATTGTGCTAGTACCTTATCGGATACAGCAGATGTGGTTTTGTTCTGCTTATAGACAATAATATCGATTACACGAGCACCTACACCATTACCATCTAATCCGGTATCAGTGATGGGATTAAACTTACGAGTGGTTTTCTTCGTAAAGGAAATAGGAATCAGATCAGGACGATATTCTCGTTTCGCCATGATGATCCCTTCGTAAGCTTCACCTGTAGGTCGGCAATATTCACCAATGTCTGGAATGACTTTATAATTGTCATCATCTCCGTATAGATTTAGTGGAAATTCCTTTTCTCCTAATTCCATGGTACGGGTAACATAGACTTTGGTTTTGACTTGACTGACTACATCTTTAGAAACCAAGATAGAGTCTTCAATAGTGCCTTCTAAAGAAGAATACAAAGTATTCAATTCTCGTCCAGGACAATAGTTACCATCTTCTCGTTTTGCTGGAGAATCGTAAAGAATCGTCCCTTTAGGAATAGAAGCCCCTACACGGATATTTGCTGTAGCAGAAGTCGGTTTATAAGGAAATCCAAACTTCGTGTGATTACTACATACTCTTTCGATATTAATGATACCATAAAGAGGCTTAGTGGAATCTTCGTCAAAGGTTTGATAAATGACAATCCTTTGTGGAGAGAATTGAATTCCATTAAAAGACGATGGAGTATAACGATCCACAATGGCTATAATATTGTGAATGTTGTGCTCGGTTTTAATAGAGTAAGTATATTTGCCGATTTCCTGTGCAAATCCCGTCTGTATGGAATCGGGTTCACAGCCATTTATGACGTAATGTTGTGAGAATGCTGATGCTTGCATTTGCGCTCGAGAAGCAGATACCGTATCAGCAAATGAATTGAACGCAGTCATCCCTCGTAATTCCATTACGTTCTGGTTTAATTCATAGCTCATTTTCCGAAAGTTCCTTTTTAATTAGATTGGAATAAAATGTGTAAATTTACTTAATTGCTATATAGCAATATAATGATATATGTTTGAAAGGTTTTTCAAGATGTCCTTGCTGAATGATACTTTCGATGACTCTGGATATGGTCACGAAGATTTTAAAACAGTGATTGAAGATCACTTGCCTATTCTTTCCCGCGCTGATAACATTGATGAAATCATCAATGTCGCTCCTATCGATGCTGCTCGTTGGGAGTATGACTTCTCAGGTTTGTTACGTTTCCTAGGCGTTCAACCACAATATCATTGGGCGACTATGCGTGTCAATGGACTGCATAGTGCCGACGAATATCGATCAGATCTCATCCAAATCAAAATCCCTTCCAAAGAAGTGATCGATCGACTCTATAACTACTATAATACGGTAATACGTAAAAGCGCTGGCTAATCGTATTCCTATTATAATCGATTACTAAAAATAATAAATAGTCAGAACAAAACGTTAGATTACTCTCCTCTACCTTTTTACGGGTAGAGGAGAGTAGTCGTTTCTGTTTTACGCTCGTTTTGCTACGCCAAAGAACTGACCTACGTTCTGTTGAGCTTGCTGAGCGAATTGATTATTTGCATACATCATTGGGTTTTGTCCATCAAATGGTACTAAGGGTGCTTGTTGGAACCCCATGGGGTTTGCAAACTGGCTTACTTGAGCAAACTGCGATACTTGATTTGGGTATTGCATGAATTGCATACGGGCATCGTATTGAGACAGTTGTGGCTGCAAGTGAGAAGGGACTGCTTGTTGGG